GAGCCCCTACTAAAGGTAAATATAATGGCTGTATCAATTCTTTCTAAAACCGAAAAAGCAAAAATCGTGAAGACCTTTAAGTCAGGTCTGAAAAATAAATCTGAATTGGCTCGTGATTATGGTGTATCGCCTGACACTATTCGTCGTGTTATTAAAGAAGTTGAACCTACTCTGACTAAAGTAGAAATCAAATCGGGTAAAACTTTGATTAAAGAAGCCTTGACTAAAGCGGCTTCAACCACAGTTTATTTGAATGGTTCTGTTGACATAACTAAACTTAAAAATCATCTAGCTACTCGTGCTCCTGAATTCATCTGGAATGCTAACTCTAAGTTCATCTCTATCTCTCAGGGTCGTGAAACTTGGAACGCAGATAAAGATCATCCTAATTTCAAACAAGCTCTACAGAAACTGGTTGATGGTGATATTCAAGCTGCACTTGACCTGATTAACGTTGAACGCGCTGTAAAGGCCTTCGTTAAAGGTAACGTTAAAATTGAAGATGGTGAACTGACTTATAAAGATCTAGCTATCGATTCTGGTCTGACTAAGCGTATTCTGACTCTGATGGAAGAAGGCAAAGAATTCACCTTCTTGTTGCCATTCCTTGAAAACTTGATGTTGAACCCAAGCCGTAAAGCTGTTTATCGTCTGTACGATTTCCTAGAAGCTAATGATATTCAAATCACTGCTGATGGTTACTTCATCGCTTGGAAGAAAGTAGCTGAAGACTATAAAGATATCTACACCGGTAAGATGGACAATAGCCCAGGTAAAACTCTGAGCGTTCCACGTAACCAAGTTGATGAAGACGATAACCGTACTTGTTCTCATGGTCTGCATGTTTGTTCTAAATCTTACCTTGGTAGTTATGGTGGCTGTGCGAATAACAAAGTCGTGTCTGTTAAAGTCCACCCACGTGATGTTGTAAGTATCCCCATTGATTACCACAATGCTAAAATGCGTACCACGGGTTATCTGGTTCTTGAAGATAAAACAGAAGCTTTCAAAGCTGGTTCATTATAATTCATAAGGAGACTTCGGTCTCCTTCTTCATTTAGAGGTGTTTATGTTTGCTCCATATCAACAGCGTGTAGTAGAAGAACGTGATGAACTTAATATTAAAGTTCGTGCACTGATGACCTTTGTAGCTTCAGCTGCATTTGATAATGTTAATCCACAAGAACGAATTCGTATGCAGCTACAGCTTGATGCAATGCAAGCTTACGAAAATTGTCTTGATGATCGTATTGCAAATTTCTAAATAAAGGGCTTCGGCCCTTATTGAGGTCAAATGATTAATTATATGAATGAAGGCGATAAGAAAATCAATAAGATTTTCCTTCATGGTAATCATAAAGCAGATATCGTATATTGTAAAGATGTGATTTTTGATGAGAAGTATGATGGTATTCTTGTAGTTAAAGATTTATTTGTTGGTTTAACTGATGAAGAAATCGATGCATTAGATCGTAACAAACTAAATCATGACGACCGAATCTATTACGGCGTTATCTATGTTAAATGTGTTAAACTTGATACAGGTGAAGTAACTTATGGAACTGACGAATCCGGGCTGGGTCCGATTGAGCGAATTGAAGACACAGACTTTCACGGTCAAGGATTTGAGTCCTGAAGATAAAGTAAAGATTAAAGACACTGTTCGTTATTCGATGTCTCAAGACCCTGAACAAGACCTCGAAGAAGTTACTGATCGTTGTATCCCAGCTATCATTGCCGAACGTTATGTAGCTGACCATCTTGATGGCTACATTAATCATGGTGGCGAAAATCTCAAAGACCCTTACACGTATGCATACGATGTGCTGGCTCATCCTAAGTATTCTGGATTGCGAGTTGAAGTTAAGACAAGTATGTTGAACCCTGAACGTATAGGTCAGAAACAGTGGGTAGGATGTACAACTGGTCAGTTCGGACGATATCCAGGTGGTTATGGGATTAACCTGGGGCCGTTCATTGAATTCTCTGTATCAGACGTTATAATTATATTCCGTGTTGAGAAGATGGGTCCTGGCGCGTACAGGCTTATCCCTTACGTACTTGCAGACAAGATGGCATTCAAAAAGGAAGCCGGATTAGTTGCAAAGAGTAATTTCACTGGTTGGTATATCTCAGGACGTGTTGATTGGGGCTGGGAAGACTCATGTGCATGTAAGGTGTTTACAACGTCTGATTAACATGGTATAGTACTCCTACACAAACATGGGAGTACTTATGAAAACTTTAAAGATTTGGCTTCGAAACATCTTAGTTTGCTTAGCACTATCTTTAACTGCTGTTACAGTGTTGTGTTGGGATTTATTCTGGATAACTTTTAATTACTATTTCTGAGGAAAATATGCGTAAACTTAATCGTCAAGGTTCATGGATTTCTAAAGTGTTCCCGTGGTTCTTTGGTTTTGTACTTGTAGCGATTTTGGCTTCATGGGCTTTCCAAGGTTGGGTTGCATACAATCTTGTTGATGCTGTTCAAAAAGAAGGTTTAAAATCAGTCGTAGAAGTTATCTGGAATGGGGCTAACAAATGAATTATGACCGTATTTTAATGATGATTGGTTTCTTTTTAATTGGACTAATGGCTCCACAGTACTTTGGATGGTGGTAAGCTTTAAACCGGACATGTTAAAATGTCCGTGGAGTATAAAACTTAAACTTATTGAGGAAATTAATATGACCCGTACAAATATGACCCGTACAAATATGACCCGTGATATTCTGAAAGATGTTGGCGCTACTACTGTTTGTTTTATCCGTAATGGCGAAACAGTTGGTTATGTAGATAATGAAGTGCTAGCTCAGCCTGGTTTTTATTTTGTTGTTAAAGGCGCTATGGGTTATCGTCAAGTTGCTGCTCGTTTTGCAATTGGTCGTCAACGTTCTGGTCATGGCTTCCGTGGTGTACTTAGTAACATTCGTTCTGACCGTAGCCAAGCAAACCGTACCATGCACTACAATGGTGTTCTGTATGAAGTGCTTTATCTACCAATCGAAAAAATGAAACCATTGACTACTGGTTTTGGCAAAGGTCAATTGGCTTTAGCTTTCACTCGTCGCCATAATGAAGAATATCAGAACATCACAGAAATGAACTTGATGTTAGGCGATAATTTTAACTTTATTCTGCAGAGTTAATATGCGAGATATAATGCTATTAGGCTATCTTTTTATGACAGCCGTTATGACTTGTATGGGAACCTTCTTATGGGCAGGTCTCCCAGTTACTTCTACCGTTGTTGCCGTTATTTGTTTTAGTGTTGCATTTATCGGCTTCGAACGTCTAGCTATTCTCTGTGGGGTGATTAAATGGTAAAAGGTATTTGTGCTTGCATTTGGGCTGGTCTATGTTTCTGGACTCTTCATACTGGTGAAGCTACTGTAATTTCGCAAAGTGTAGCTCAAGGTTCTTTGGCATTGATTCTCTTACTAAGTATCAAGGATTAATCATGGTCTTAATTTATTTTCTTGAATTTATTTTAGCTATCATTATGACAACAATGTATTTCGCTGGTGCATGGGTTCCTTCGGCCTTTGCAATTGGTGGATTCTTAATCGTTTGGGTTATTTCTTCTTTCTGTGGTTGGATTAGACACGCTAATTCATGAAACTAACAACTATTATGGACACCCTTGTGGTGCTCTTTTTGGCAATATGTATAGGGATATCTTATGGAGTTATTTCTATTATGCTATTCTTATTTGATGTTATACTAAACATCGGTTCATTACTAGGATTTTAAAATGGCAGATATTTTAGATATTGTTTTTAAGCAAACAACAGATACTTTAGATTCATTGAATATTCGTGGTCTAAAAAGTATTATCGATAACGAAGCCTTAGCTTATGCAATGTATACGGTTGAAAACCGGGCCATTCCTAATATGATTGATGGCTTTAAACCAGTCCAACGATTTGTGGTCCATCGTGCATTAGATTTAGCTCGTGGTAATAAAACTAAGTTCCATAAACTTGCTTCTATTGCAGGTGGCGTAGCCGACTTGGGTTATCACCATGGCGAAGGTTCAGCCCAAGATGCAGGCGCATTAATGGCGAACGATTGGAACAATAATCTTCCAATGCTAGATGGCGAAGGTAACTTTGGTTCTCGATTAGTTCAAGAAGCGGCAGCATCACGTTATATTTTCGGGCGAGTTTCAGAGAACTTCTATCACATTTATAAAGACTCTGAATATGCTCCTGAACACGAAGATAAAGAACATATCCCACCACGTTTTTATTTGCCTGTGATTCCAACTGTTCTTTTGAATGGTGTGTCTGGTATCGCTACAGGGTATGCTACTAACATCATGCCGCATGGTTTAGCATCTGTTGTTGAGTGTACTAAACTAGCTCTTAAAGGTAAGTTGAATAAAGAACCTGATGTGGTTTTCCCACGATTCGAAGGTGAAGTTATTACAACTGAGCCAGGTAAATATGAAATTCGTGGTAAGTATAAATTCACTTCACGAACTCAGCTTTATATCAGTGAAGTTCCATATAAGTGGGACCGTGAAAAATATGTAACCAAGATTCTTGACCCACTTGAAGATGCTGGTTTCATTACATATGATGATGATTGTTCTAAAACCGGTTTTGGCTTCAAGGTTAAACTTCGTAAAGAATATATTCTTAGTGAAGATGAAGAACAACGACATGAAAAAATCATGAAAGACTTTGGGCTTGTTGAACGACGTACCCAGAACATTACAGTAATTAATGAGAAGGGTAAATTAGAAGAATTCACATGTGCTTCTGATTTGATTCGTCGATTCGTCGATGTTCGTAAAGTTTATATTCAAAAACGTATTGACCTTAAAATCTGTGAAACTGAAGAAGCCTTTAAATTAGCTTTGGCTAAGGCTCAATTCATTAAAACAGTTATTGATGGTAAGATCGTATTACAAGGCAAGACTCGTAAAGAGTTGTTAGAAGAAGTCTCTCAGACTTGGCCTGATTATGCTGATAAACTTGTTGCAATGAACATCTATCATATTACTTCTGATGAAGCCAAGAAGCTTGCACTTGAAGCTAAAGCTAAAAAAGAAGAACATGAGTATTGGAAGACGACTGATGTCGTTACTGAATACACCAAAGACCTTAAAGAAATCAAATAAGGTTAGCCAGATACGCGCAGGGACTCCGAAAGGGGCCCCTTTTATGTTTCTACATCCTCTCAAATTAAATCTCCCTGGCGTTGTCCTACGCATCCAAAAATATTTTTATTGGCTGTTTACTTTTGCTCTAGACATGATAAGATAGCAATCCTACCAACATGGAGAAACAAAATGAATCTTATCGAACGTATCGCTTCCAAAGCTTTTTATCACAATGGAGTTTTATTCCACTCAGTGGATTCAGCTAAAGGTTTCTTTGAAGCCAAGTGTAAGCAACACGGTTTAGATGGATGGGACTTCAAAATAGTTTCTTCTACTCGTAAACATGAAATTGCTCATTGCAGCTATCGCAAAAAGCTAATTGCTTTTCAAGCGCATTGGTTCTTTGCTATCCCAGCTGAATGTGTTGAAGAAATTATTCTTCATGAACTAGCTCATGCATTAACTGAAGGTCATGGACACGATAAAGTATGGCGTGCTAAAGCTCTTGAGCTTGGTGACAAACATGCTCGTGCTAAACTGCCAATAAAAGGTCGTTTTGGGTTCAATGAATCTTGGATGATTAATGCTGGCCATACTCGTCAAGAATCAGAATTCGATGTAGCTGCTTTCACTAACCAAGAACTACCACGTTCTCAAAAGCCTTCTTCACCTAACTTTGGCGGTGAAGTGAAACGTGTTGCTAAGCCTACTAAATTGGCTGTAGGACTTTATACATTGAATCGTGATAACAAGTCTTACTTCATCAGTGAAATGATGGATTTAGGCTACAAATATGCTTATGCAGAAATTCAGTGGAAACTTTGCAAATCTTTTTCACTTTAGTATGTACAACGGTGTAGGAACATGGTATTATGCTTCTACACCAACAAAATGAAACAAACTGGAGATACAAAATGAATACTTTTAACGATAACGTAAACGAAATCACTGTTACTTTACTGGTTCTTTGCAAAAAAATTAATTCAGACACTGCTGAAAACTTCACACTTACATTTGGTGAAAGCAAATCAGTTTCAAAAGATATGATTTCTCTTGAAGTAACCGGTCTTCGTTCTAACATTTCATCACTTGCAGGTTTTGCAGTTAATACAGCTGAACAATTCAGAGTAAACCATAAAGCGATTCAAAACGAAGTAACAAAACAGTATAACGCATAAGCATTTTACCAGAGCTCTTGAAAAAGAGCTCAAAATAAAGTGTTTACAACAGCATCAAAACATGGTATAGTACTCCTACACCAACAAATTGATTAAAACATAATGGAGTTTCAAATGTCTAAAATTACTTATATCATCAAAGCTTCCGAAGATTCTCTGAACGAAAAAACTGCTGCAATCTTGACTCAAGTTGTTAAGCAGAACTTCATCACTTCAGCTGAAATCCGTGAAAACCTGGCTGAAACAATTAATGCTTCTTCAGTGAACTCTAACATTGGTGTTCTGATTAAAAAAGGTTTCATCGAAAAATCGGCTGATGGTTTGATGGTAACTGAAGATGGTATGGATATCATCAACAAAGCTGCTGACATCTATGCAGCCGAAGAAAAACCTGAGTTAACTAAAGTACGTAAAACACGTAGTGCTCGTGGTGTGACTTCAGAAATGACTAAAATGGCTGATGAAGTTAAAGTTGCAATGGAAGCCGCTGAATTTGAAGTTAAAGAAATCGCTGAAAACCGTAGTAACTTAGAAGTTCGCTTGGTCAAACGTACTAAAGGTATTCGTCAGATCGAAGTTCGTCGTGATGGTAAGGTTCGTATCTTTGGTTACAATATGGATGAAGCTCTGGTTAAAGCTTTCTCTGATGCAGGTTTTGCAACTAAAATTGGTGGCAAAAACGTTTACATCGACACAACTTCTACTGCTTCATTGGTTGAAGTTCAAACTATGCTTAAAGTTCTGGCTTAATTGAGGAAAATATCATGAATAAACTTGAAATCATTAACGAACTTCGTCGCTGTGCTGAAACTCGTATCGATAAATGGGGTGATAAAGTCTGGGATATTTGGTATAAAGGTGAATATCTTGGTGAAATTACTCGTATGAAGAACTTAGACAATTCTTATGCTTGTATTCGTAGTACTAAATGCGATTCATTAATTGGGCGACGTGATAACTTCATGGCTGCTATTTCTTCATTCGTTTCAGGTGCTATAAAAATTCATAATGAGAAACTTACTATTGTGATGCGTGAAGCATTGAACAATACTCCTGACATTAAGCAGATTGGTATTCGCGAACCTAAGTCTATGTGGCAGAAAATTAAAGGTTGGTTTAAATGAGTATCCCTGAAATCTGTTGGCAAGTAGCTCATTGGAACAATGATGAGAAATATCAACGTCGTATTGTAAGCGCTGCAAACCGTTATGAACTTCAAAATGGTGAGCCTTTAGTTATACCATGTGTCAGACATTACTCTAAAGAACATCATCCTATTTTGACTGCTTTGAAAGGTATTATCAAGACACGTCATGTTGTTGAACCTAATCAAGGTTTCATTGACCAATATTCAAACTATTGGACTCGTGAAGAAGCTATGGTTATTGCTACACACGCAGGTCAGGTTAAAATTGATCGATGCGGACCTGAAACAATGTTATTCAGCGAGGACCTTTACTAATGAACATTAAACTTCTTCAAATCGATGCTCTGAACAATCAAATCAATGCTCTGAAACGAGCTATTGAAATGATGAAAGAAGGTTGGGGTGAATATGCTAATCAAGCTGGGTTCCAATTCTGTGATTCGAGCTTAGCTAAACAATTATTAGAAACTGATTATGTTTGTCCATTTACTCCACCTATTAACGGTCAGTTAAAGCCTTTGCTTATGGAACTTTATATCCAAATGACTGCTGATATGATTAAACGCCTTGAACAAAAACTTGAGAAAATTGAAAATGAATGAAAGAAACTGGGTTGCTAAAAATGATTTTAATCGTGCTTCTGTTCATAAAAATAAAAAGAAAACACAAGAAGAATCTAAACGTAAACAGAAGCACAAAGGTAAATTAAATGAAATTTAATCCTGAAGAAGTTAAAGTAGAATATGTCTACAATTTTACATCTAAAGAAGTTATTGCTGGCTATGCTCGCTCTAGCATCTTCCATAACACAAGTGTTGTTGCTAATGCTCGCAAAAAGGTCTGGGATGACCATCATGTCTTTATTGAAGAACTAGAGTTTACAGCAGGTGGTTTTCGTTTCATTTCTCGTGATTCATCTTCACTTGAAGTAGCGTTTAACGAATTTAACCAATACTTGAAGGATAACTTGAAATGATTAAACAACGATATCAAGCACAAGCATTCATTTATGAATGTGAACTTATAAAGAAAGTCATTGAGAAAAACGACATTAATAGTTATACTATGTCTGGTTTAATGGATGAACTCGATGCGCGTTTAAAAGATTCTGCTGGACCTGATTGGTTAGTCTACTTGTGGGATAATGGCACAATTACTGTCGTGATAACCACATCAACAATAAGTGAAGCTGAAGTTGTTGCTATGATTGAACATGAAATTCAAGTCTGCGATTTTGAGGATTATCTATGAGTCATAATCTTGAGAATGTCCTCGAGTCTAAACTCGAATTAGAACGTAATGTCTACGAGCACTATTGCCGCACCTTTGAAGCTATTAAGACGACATATAGTATTGTATTCAGTCTAAAGAAAACTGTCGCAGCCAACGTTCCTGCGTACGTAGCAGCTAATGATGTCATCAATCGGTTTAATTGTATGAAGTCTATTGGTGAATACAAAAATGTTCTTCTAGGCAAGATTAACACTGACTTTGAAATTAAATCAGAAACAGCATCGGAACTTCTGAACGCGATGCGATTCATTGAAGCGGTAGTTCAAGATAACGGGTTTACAATCCAATTATAACATGATAGAATAGTTCTATTGAAATACTCCATTTAAGTCGTAGGAAAAATAATGTTGAAAATTGAAATCGTTCGTGAAATTATTACTGTTGCTTCTATTCTGATTAAAACTTCTTGTGAAGACATTCTCGAGAAACGTGAAACATTTATTGCATTTTTGAATGAACTTGGGTTGCGTAATGAGCATGGACGTGAATTGAATCTTGCTAACTTTAAGAAGATGATTGATGGACTCACTGATGAAGAACGTTTGAGTCTAGTTGAAGAGTTTAATGAAGGTTTCGAAGACATTTATCGCCATCTAGCGATGCATAATGCAAACTAAAATGGGAGACCGAAGTCTCCCAAATATTATCTAGCTCTGCCTAAAGTACGAGCAGCCTGTTGACAGATAGCGTTTAATCTTGAATCAACGATGTGTGGTTTACCAGAATACCAGTACATTGAAACAGTTCCTGAATAAACGTTATCTAAATTAAAATATGGGCAAGAAAACATATATTTTAATTCTTCATTTTTCTTCTTCGTTGGCAAGAAAACATACTCTATTGATGATGTAAAATACGCACCATTCAAATGAGCTGAATACTCCCCTGAAGTCTTATCTACTGGATATCCACCTAAGTTTTTTTCATTAACTGTAGATGGAAGTCTCCCTTCGTACGCTATTAAATCCACAAAGTAATTTAAATTTTTAGGTCTAAATGAATATATCGCTGAAAAATCAGCACCGCTTGATACATGCACTATTTGAAGTTGTTCTAGAGCAGAAGTCTCAAATTTAACATCACGATCCTTTTGAAGTACTTCAGAATACGTATCATAACGAGACTCTTTATAAGTCTGCATGAACGCATCGCCTCTGTACCAAATTAGGCATAAAATGAATAAGATAATCACAGTTAGAACTCTAGAAGCTAGAACTCGTCCTGTGGCGTTGTCTTTGAAGAGTCTGTCCAGAACACCAAATAGAATATCTGCTATTGGGATTGGTGTTCTTGGAGTGGCCATATAAATTCCTCTTTTTACTGAGGTATTTATGCTTATCGTCTAGTAACTAATCCTTGTCGGGTTTGTCCTACACGAGCATTTAGATAATTATATAATGCAGCCCTGTCAGTACAATCATATTGTCGATAACCACTATCAAAACGCTCTGTGTTATTAAAATAAAACACAGCGCCGTCATCTGTAGTAAGGGTTAAATTAGTTACAGGCCCATTTTGGATAGATAATACGTTACCACCCCTGTTATCAGCTAGTGATGAGCCTATTGCAACAAGTGTCCCAAATGCATTACCTTCAAAACTACCCCCGACATTACCATACCCAGAAGGTTTAGAAAAAGGATAACTCCAACCAACGCCCCATTGACCTCTATAACGCACATTATTATACATACGTTCATAGACACCAAATGATATATTATAAACACTTCTACCACCTAAATTAGATGCCCAGAATGGAGCCGGCATTCTTACTGCAGCACCAATTTCTTGCATCCATCTTTTACCAGTCTCTGCGACACCAGAGCTTCCTATCCACGGACCTGCAATTGCCATTGATTTAGCCTCTTTTAAAAGGCCACGGTAGCGGCGATGTGTGAGCATCGTTGCGCGCGGCGTAATAAATAAAAAATTGTCCCATTTTGATGAAACCCAAAATGTGGTATAGGTTTATTTATTAAAAGGATAAATTAATAACTTAGTTTTGAGGAATACATTCTAATCGCCAACCAATTCTTGCTCCTAAAAAATCATATAATCCATTAGGGTCTGTACATTCCCAATACCCATTTGTATAATTGAATTGAAAATTAGTTCCGCCTATATTTAAAATGAGATTTCTTTGTTCAAGATTACCAATGATTTGTCCAAACGTTGAAACTCTACTTCTTACTACTTCTATTCGAGTCGCACCACCCCATATACCATTTGCATCAAGAGCACCAAAAGGGCTATTTTGTAGGCTAGTGTTTTTGTTATTATACATGACACCACCGGCACCTCTATAATCAGGTTCACCAGCTAATATAGCATAAGCTGTATATTGACCTACTGTTATAAAGAATGATCGTGATCTTCCAGATAATGAAGAAGCCCAAAACGGAGTTCCTAATCTTAATGCTGTTGCTGCATTAATTAACCATCTTTGGCCTGTTTCAGCTACGGCTGAACTACCTATCCAAGGACCTGTTACTGCCATATTAATCCTTAAGGGGCCGAAGCCCCTTCTCTTATTTTTCCAATTTTTCTAAACGAGCTGTTAGTTTTTCAACTAATGCTGTCAGAGTAGCTATTGTTTCAGTATGTTCATTAATGGTTGCTGTATTTAAAGCAATGATACCATTATAGTTCAAACGAAGAAGAGCTTCATCTGTATCATCTACTGAAATTAATTCAGGTAATACGTCTTGAACTTCCTGAGCAATTAAACCAGCTGACTGGATATATTTATCAGAACCATCTTCATTTTGTCCTTTCTTCTGGAGATACAAGTATCCACCAAGTTTAGATAAGGTTTCAGAAGGTTTGATAAAACGTTTCAGGTCTTTTTTAACTCTTATATCAGAACGTACATAAAGGTCACGACAATATAATGAGAACGAATCTGAAGCCTGGTTCAAGTCACCATTTACGTTTACATTACCTTGGAATGTTTCTGCCTGGTTTTTACGAGCAAAGTTACTAGAAATCCAATTATCTATCTGCCCACCCCATACAGGACCAGCAATCATGCCATCATTACGAAGATAAGATGATGTGTTGCCTGCGTAAACATGATCAGCTGCATAAAGGCTGCCTGTTGAAGTAACATTAGGTGCTGATATAGTTCCTGGGGCTGTAAATGAAGGTCCACCAAAAGTGAATACATGATTACCATTTATTAAACGAGTAGTAACACCATTCATGTCACCATTAGCTGCATGAACATCCATTGCGGCTAAATGGTTTGCACCCCATTTAGTAGCTTTCCAAACGTTATATGCTGATGTATCTGAATTAGGGCAATCTAATTGAAGTCCTGAAGAGCGGTTTCTCCAATCTACATGACCACCACCATCAACAGTACCACGAATCAAAGCACGTTCAGAACCGGTAACAGTATCTTGCATCAGAATCATGCCAGCACCAATTTTCCATGTGGTCTGGCTTACATTGTTAGCTCTAAGATTCATCATGCCATCAGGGGATCCCCAAAGAACACCGCGTTCAGTACCATCTGAATTTTGGAACCAAACATGACAATTACTAGCAGTATTAGCTCCTTTAGTAATTAAAGAACCATTCATAGAAATAAATGAAGGAGAAGCTAAGTCCCCGATCATTATAGCGCCAGATTTAGGCACAAAGGTATCAATATGAACTTTCAGATTTCCATTGGTCCAAGTAGGACCTAAGATATTACCATCAGCACGATATTGAGAAAAGCTACTTTCTCCACCCACATAAAGAGTACCGCCATTAGCACCATTAAATGAAAATATTTTATTTTCAGGTCCATTACCATGCCACCAAGATATTTCATTACCAGCAGCAATTTCATGGAAAATAGTTGCTGCACTATGTCCACGCATTTTACGTAAATGGTTTACACCATTAGCTGTTTCAGGAGTAGCAGCCCACTGGGCTAAACTTGTAGAATCGTAAACTCCATAAGCTTTATATGAAGTTTCGCTACCTTGATTAAGTCTAAATTGTTGGTGAGCTGTAATAACATTATACTGGAATTGCATTGTATTCACACTATTGGCTCTTAAATTCAAGATACCATCGCCACCTGAAGTGAATCCAGTATCATTATCACCAATGTTTAAATTTGCATTTCCTGCAACACCAATATTAGTTATGCCTGAAACATTTAATGCACCTGCTAATGTAGTTAATTTCTGGACATAAAGACCACCATCAGAACTAACATATGTTGTACCAGTTCCTCTGAAAAAATGACTAAACTTTTTGTCTACATCAAGATATCCGATATGAGTCATACCATCACCTTGATTAGCATTACCATCAAGAGAAGTATCAACAGTTAAAATAGAATTATTTGTAGGGATATTATCTAAAGGAACGACTAAACGGAATTGGCGTAATGATGTTATTCTATTACTGAAACCAATATTTAAAAATTCATTACCAGCAGACATTAATGCCATATTACCGGTGCCATTATATGTGATACCTGTACCGCCGTCACCTATTGAAATACCAGTTCCTATGGCAGTTGTATCAATGGTCCCAACTGTTATTCTAGTCCCTGTTTTATTAATAGAGAAATTAGTTCCACTTGAAACTAAACCAGTCGCATAATCGTAAACAAATGGGCGGTCTGCACCGAAGGCATCACCTTCGCCAGCCAACATATAATATTTACCGTCGGCAATTCGGTTAATGATTGATTTATTATTTGGTCCCACAAAAATTAATGGGTTAAAATCTTGGGTACCATTACCATTGATGTATGTTTGACCATTGATTTGTGTTCTCAAGGCACCAGTTGTTTTAACTTCACGCATTGTAAGAATAACATTCTTAGAGGCACCTGCAGAAGTTCCTGTAGAAAATGAATAATTCACATTATCAGCAACTGTACCACGAGCATCAATAAACATCGATCTAGATGTCATGTCGCCCCAGTTGGTATGAACTACATGTTGTGTTGGACCTTCTAATTTAAGGTCCCATTTACCTGTTATAGTACTTGCAACATTAAGTTTACCATTTATAGCAGCATCTACATCACCTGTAGGAGACTTCTGAACATACATACCATATGTGGAATCAGCGAAGCCAAATTCATGGACAGAACCACGGGTAGCTGAACCCCAATAACGATATACACCATTTAAAACAGGTTCACTTTCTGTTCCAATAGTAAGATATTTTGTTTTTGTCGAATTATTAAATTTAGCAGTATCTGTGATATCAAAGTTTTTACCTTCAACATTACCTGCTGTTTTAAAGTTACCAGAAACTTGGTTAATATTGCCATCAACATTGCCGCCTTTAGCAAAGCCTAAATCGACAATCATATTCTGGTCATCTTTTGTAAAGATCATACGATCTTTTAAGTTAATCGCTAATTCGCCTTCAGCGATATCGGCAGGTAATGGACGTTTACCTGCGACAGAAGAGCGTTTAAATTTAATTCTTGATAAATCGGCCATAGTTTTTCCTTATTCGATATCTTTATTTATGATCAATAAGTGCCAAAATCTATTTCAGTGTTTTTAGCAATTACTTGTCCATATTGAGGCACATGATCAGAACGAGATGCAATATTTGATGAAATAAAATTGGGTGCAGTTAAAAGACCTGTCATTGTATCACCAGCTTTTTTAACTTGAGCATCATTAGTTACATTGCCTAATCCAACATCAACTGGTTTTGGCGGGTTTATAGGTGAGTATACACGTGTATTAGTATCCCACAATTGCCCAGCAATTACTTTACCCATTACAGTTAAACGAGGTGTAGTCGGTTCAGTTGTTGGGTCAAATATAATGAATGGCTGCCCAGCCGCGGTTTCTAACCCAAATGGAGATTGGATTTGAAGTGAAGCTGTATAGATTATATTTGGGTCTGTAGAAATAGGCTTGCCAAATTTAACTTTATACCCAGCAGAATCATTTAATGTTAAACCTTCAGTGTAGTTAACACTTTTAAGATAATCGCCTCCGTTTGCTTTTGAAACAAAGTCATTATCTACTGCTTGCGGCTTATCCTTTTCAGAATAAACTTTATATGTTTTGTAGAGAAGAGAGTCACCAGTTGGGAACAACGGGAAGTTTCCTTGGTGCCAAATAACGGCTCCTCCAACTGTAGAACTAGCTTTTAAATCGGCCATATTGGGTCCCCTTATTAATAAGCGTATTTATACTAAAATGGGAGACCGAAGTCTCCCAATATTATACATCTTTCTTAAGTTCTCTGAACTCAACTGATTCAACTTGTCCTGACGGATCATCGCTAGTATCAGCAAGAATCAACAATTCAGACACAGTTCCATCTATAGCTTTGTTCATTCTTATACCATTGACACCAAATTCAGCAGGACGAGTTAATGCTTCATCTTGTCTTGAGACTTCTGTCATAATTAAATTCTTGATAGCTCCAAGCCCAGGTTCAGGTTGTCGAGGATATCTAGAAACAATGATTGTGAAGCCGTCAGCGGTGGCAGGGACATCTAGAACCCGTTCGTACTTTATCCATCTATCGGCTTGTCCGAGTGCCACCTCATTCGTCTGAGACGTAAGAATAGCGGTATCTTTAAACCAACGAAAACTAATACGGACTGTTTGACCTGTAGCTAATAAATCGGCTGAAGCATATAATTCAAACGATACCTTTACCTTTGAACCAGCTCTCAATGAATAGTCAGCCATTGGTGCGATAATAGGCGCACCGATAGGATATCGTACAAAGTCAAACTCAGTGCTACTTGAATATTCAGTAGGGTCTTCTATAGAACGTTTAGAAAATCCAGTAGCGCCTATATCATTGAACTTATCATAAACAATTTCTAATTGAGCTCTGACATCTTCCTGTCTTAAAATATCATCGCTATAAGTAGCATGTTCTTGAACTATCTTTTTATAAAGTGGAGAATAAAAAGCAACGTAAGAGCATGGGAATTTAGAACACCTCCATGTGCCTGGCCAACTTGTTGCTGATGCATTTAAAAACCATGTATCAATTGCCGCATTAGAATATAATCTATCACCTGATGTAAGAATAACAATTACATTAGGTTTAGAAGATAAGGCCGTAATATAATCCACAAATGCTTGAGAAGCTCCGCCTGCTTCACCATTTTTAAATTCAAATAATTTAGATGATGCAATTGTATTTGTTGCAACATTAAATTCTCTAACGGTTAATCCAGGAGGACTCTCTTGCGGGCCTAACGGTTTATCTTGCAATAAAACATAACCTATAGCAGGCACGGACTTTTTAAGTCCGGCCGCTATTGACAGTTTATATCTTACAGCATTATTTTCTGATATGATTTGGGTTTCGACAAATCCATTACCGAAACCAGCCATAATATTAGACATAATACCTCTTATGGAGTATCAATCCAAGTGAATTTAACTGTACGAGTAACATCATCTGGCTCAATACGAACATTGCCAATCTGAAGCCACTTATGTATTGTCAGGTTATCGAATGCAGAACCAGCAGTAGAAACAGCACCAATGTCAGCAGCCGTTGGAGGCGCTTCAGAGGTGAACATACGAGACCATTGACCCCATACGTTACGAGCTGAATCCCAAATCTGAGTATACATTGAAACTGGACTATGGTTAGCTTGAACCGTTTGAGGACGAGGAGTCCAAATACGATACGTGTAAGCTGACGATACACCAAATTGAGACATTGTACCGATTGACTTAACTTCGGTATAACTTTCTACAATAGGAGTGCTTTGTCCTTGGTCATCTTTAACAAATACTGGAACGACATAACCAGGCAAAGTGTTATACAATGCTTGTTTAGTTATTTCGGTTGACCAAGTACCTATTGTTTCGGCAGTCAATGCACCCATAGCTTTGTCTTGGTCCATGATAACAGACATCGCGGCATTAATAGTTAAACGTCCAGACATTGTATCGCCAATCTTCTTAACGAAGTTTTGACCTACAATATCCACAGCATTTTTAGATGTTAATATCTTATACGGCGCAGATGGTGAGTCTTTATCGTATACATCGATATTAGCAGCATCAACACTTTTAACAGCCATCTTTTGGGTAGTCGAACCAATTGCAACTACTGGAGTTGAACCAATTGTTTCAGCAGCAATGATGTTAACACCATTCATTTTATATGCTGAAGTTATATTGATATTCGGTGCAGTAATTTGTCCAGCAATTGTTGTATCACCATTCTTATTCAATACTAAAGCATTAGCTGAAGTACCAGACTTGAATTCAATAGTATCTTTAGATGATAATGCAGAAATAGCCCATGGGTTCGTGGTCCCAGCCATATTGAAAATAGCATTACCTGTATTATTACCAATTGTCACTGTTTTGATACTTAATACTGAATCAAATGTTGCAGCGGCAGTTGAAGTAATAGCAGCAGAAGTCACTAACTCTTTGGTCAGAGTTAATTTGCCATTCACAGTTTGGTCGATATCACGACGGATGAATTGAAGTGAATCAAGTCCATCTAAATTACGTGAATCTTCAGCTTGAGCCATTAATGGCAAATAATTAGCCAGAGTTTTATTCAACTCATATGGAGAAATAGCATACCCAGATTTCACATATTGGTCTAATGGTTTAGTAGACCCAGCTGTATTATTACCTACCCAAGTAATAGCATTTTCAGAAATCTTAACAAAACCACGAGTGGTTGGACTTGCTTCCCAAGTCGTTTCTTGTTGAACAACATATTTGAAGTTCTTAGGCGATATTGCTTTAGTTGGAGATGTGCCTGTAACTGTTTCAGCCTGAGTTGCTACTTGGATAATACCTTCAGAAGATTCAGTAGCTTTTTTGCTATGAAGTTTTAAAGGAGTAACAATTGTTTTATCATCTGTACCAGTATTTACTTCAAGTTGAGTCGCTAAACGAGCTGTACCACGTTGTGTTTCAGATGCTTCTCGAATATCCAGTGTATAATGGTTCCAGAGAGTTCCTGATTCAGTTAAACCACTGGCTGGGATAACAGAAGTACGAGCGGTATCATTAAATCTAGTTTTAATTTTCAACGGAGTTGAAATAACATTATCTAAAGTACCAGCATCAAATTCCACTTGTGTCGCGACACGCGATATACCTGTCAAAGTTTCGGTAGCATTACGGTTATTTAATTTCTTAGGCGTAATGAATCTGAAGTCATCAGTCCCAGCATCAGTTTCCGGTTGTGTAGCAATTTCGGTAAAACCAATACGAGTTTCAGTAGCAGTCTTTTTATGTAGTTGTTCAGGAGACACAGCTAGAGGCATCGCAGGAGTATCAACTACCCCAGCAATAGTTTCATTGCCAGTTGCCATCCAAACACCACCTTGCGCCGTCTGAGTAGCCTTATTTTCAAACAAGGTCTTAGGCGTTACTTGACGAGTATGTTCAGTACGTTCGTAAATGCCAGTTCCTACAGTATCACGGTCAATACCTGGAATACCACCTGAAACAACTAAAGGCGCAATACCAGCCATAGTTTCAGTTGCACGACGTGCTTCTAGTTTTTTCGGCGTTATAATGACTGTATCATCTGTTCCGGCATTAGTTTCAGGCTGAGTTGCAATTTCAGCAAGTCCACGACGAGTTTCAGTAGCTGAACGTTCATTTAACTTTCTAGGTGTAATAATAGTATCATCAGCATAAGTGTCAGTCGTTAATTTATTAACTTCAGCTGTTGTTGCTACACGTGCTATACCACGACGAGTTTCAGTAGCTGTTCTGTTAGCTAAAGTCTCTGGAGTAATAGCTAATTCTTTTTCAGGAGTCTGTTCATGGTTCGCATTAGCTTGCGCCTGGCTTGCCAGAGCAATAACACCTAAACGTTGTCTATTAGCATCACTAGTTGCATCAACACGTTCTACTGTCGGATCATTAGTAGAAACAACCCAATACTTTTCAGCACCATCTTCCACATAAGATAATTCCATAATAGGAACATAATCAATGGTACCATCAAATTCTAATGAATCGACTTTAACCCATTCAACATCAGGTGGATACTGAGAACGTTTAGGGAACTGAAGCAAAGTTTTAGAAGTAGCAATTTTATCGCCAGTTGCAGCGGTAATAATTACTTTCTGACCTTTACGCATATAGTTCATTGCGATACGTTCTTTATCACCGATCGCAACGCCAGCAGGTAATTTAATGTTAATTGTTTTTTGAACTGAGTTATTAACACCAAAAACCATGACACTTTCATTGGCTAACAGATTTACGTCATCACGAATAATACGAAGACGTTGTCTGATATCGCCGTCCCAAATCTTCCATACTTTAGTAGATGCATCGTAGATAACTAAGCCATCGGCCGAAGTACGTGATTCAATCTGATATTGTCCAGCTTTACCAATACTTGAAGTGTTATCAAATGTCTTAACAATTAAATGTTGTAACGGAGCTAACCCATCAAGGTCAGTGAAATAAATGATATCACCATTGTTTGCGTATTTAGGCAGAACAACAATGATTGCACCTGGCGCTGAGTGAGTACGGAAGATACGTTCACTAGCCGATGCACGATATTCGTTATTTGCTACAGTGATTTGAGTTGCATGAATACTTTCTTCAGCAGCATAAAAATACCATAAACGATTACTAAAAATAAACACGTTTTCTGAACGTGGTTTGGTAATCAGAAGTTCATTTACTTTGTTACCTAAATTAACGATCTGTTGGTTTGATACTTTTACTTTAAGTGAATTGTAACCAACCTTCGCACCGACATCTTTAATTACAATGGTGTCGCCATCTTGTGGATCATTTGGTAAAATGAATCCAACATCGCCTAATTCAGTAGTAACAGAAATGGTATCGCCTGAATTAAGAGCATTGTTCGCCCCTGAAGTAACATATTTCCATTTTGGGTCAGTACGTAATGCAGTCCAACGTGCTTCTTGGAATGGCCCTGAAGGTGAAGCAATATCAGCTTTAGCAGTCCAGATACGTCCATCAAACATAACAGCAAAGTTTTGACGGTATGCACGTGTTTCAATATATTCTTGGATGGTGTTTTCTTCAATGAAGAAATCAACGTTAACACCATCACTTAAAACGTCGAAATCAGCTTTCGCAACGTTGATAACTTTATCGCCACCTGCATCAAGGCCGGATGTGGCACGGAAAGCAGGTTTTAAAATATCGGCCATATTAATTTTCCTTAGGTCTAGAGTATAGAGTTATTTATAAACGCTGTCCATATGACATGTTAGAATAACTGAGTTGACTAATTGAACAGGGTTCATTGAAATGAGTTTAGATTTTTTACTTCCTGAAGAAGATCGTCCTAAAGAAGGTTTTGTCCTTATGGACTTCAGTCAGATTATTATGGCTGCTGCATTCACTGAATTTGGTGAAGCTAATAAATTTCCAAAAGTAACTGTTCCTATGTTACGTCATTTAGTTCTGCAATCTATGCGTAAGAATAAAATGATGTTCCGTAAACAAGGCTATGAACATCTTATTGTGTGTGTTGATAACTCTAAATCAGGGTATTGGCGCCGTCAAGAAGCTCACTACTATAAGAAAAACCGCGCATTGGACCGTGAAGAGTCCATGTTTGATTGGGCTGGTTTATTTGAAGCTCTACATATAGTAGTTGATGAACTTGAAAAATATATGCCTTATATTGTCATGAATATTGACACAATAGAGGCTGATGATCATATTGCTATCTTGTCTCAATATTTGACTTTCCTTGGCCATCCAGTTGTAGTTTGTTCATCAGATGGTGACTTCACTCAGTTACATAAATTGCCTAATCTGAAGCAATGGGCACCAATGTTCAAGAAATGGGTAAAATCTAAAACTGGTTCTCCATTACTCGATTGTGTAACTAAAGTAGTTAAAGGCGATAAGAAAGATAACGTCGCAAGTATCAAAGTTCGTGGTGATTTCTGGTTGACTAAAGTGGAAGGTGAACGTACTCCTCCTACTAAGCAAAAAGAACTTGAAGATATCGCTGAACATTATTATGACTTAGAAAAAATTGAATCTCTATTGACTCCTGTTCAGTTCGAACGATTTAAAGAAAACCGTATTCTTATCGATATGGATTTCATTCGTCCTGACATTAAAGCTTTAATTATGGAACGTTATAATAGCTACAAGGTCCCACCACGTTCACGAATTTATTCTTACTTCGTGAAATCTGGTCTATCTAAATTAATGAATAATCTGAATGATTTTTGAGGTGAATAATGTCTAAAGAAGTTAAAGAAAAGAAAGAATTTAAAGTTGAATTTGACGAAGCTGTCCATGGTGCTGACTTGGCTAAAATGGTTAAAGAAGCTTCTGATATTAAATTGAAAATGGAAGCTTATGGCGACCAAATTAAAGAAATCAAAACTCGAGCTAAGAAAGAACTTGGTGTAGACGGTAAAATGTTTGGCCAAGTGTTCTCTCTGCATCACAAAGGTACACGTGATCGTTTTGAATCTGAGAAAGAAGAGGTTGTTGAACTGTATGACTCAATTTTCCCTGCTAAATGATGATGGGGCTGGCGCCCCTATTACTAAAGATGATATCAATACTTCTTTAGATAAACAACAAAATGGCTTCGATATTGAAAAACTGGTTGCTAAAACCGGTTCTTCTTATCTTGAAGTAACGACTGCCTGGCTTGAAGAAAACTCTGTTCCAGAAGGTCAATTTGCTCGATTCATTCCGACTGGTATAATTGATAAAATTATGAGCGAAGCCATTGACGATAATCTTCTTCGTCCATCTATGGCTCGTACTCAACGAACAAATACCCTGGATTTCTTGCTATGATTCAAATTCGCATGCCTCCTAATAATACACGACATATAAATGGTAAATCAGTTTATATGTTGTATTTGATGCTCAAACAGCACTTTAATGGTCGTTACGACGTTATAAAGTATAATTGGACCATGCGAATTTCTGACGCAGCCTATAACAAACGTCGTGACAAGTATTTCTTTGAAAAACTAGCTGACAAATACACTCTTAAAGAACTAACATTAATATTCATGAGTAACTTGGTTGCTAACCAAGATGCATGGATTGGCGACATCAGTGATGCTGACGCGTTAGTATTTTATCGTGAATATATTGGTAAACTGAAACGAGTTAAAACCGTGTTCGAAGATGATATTAAGAACATGTATTACTTCGCTCAGAAAGTTGAAACCAATTCGCTTAACGAATTATTTGTGTATAATAAGAACGTCAGCTCGAGTTATATCTTCAAGCTTCTCCAATCAAACGTTATCAGTTTTGAAACGTTTATTTTGCTTGATTCTTTTTTGGATATAATAGATAAACATGACGAACTGTCTACTGATTTAGTTTGGTCGAATTATTCGATTAAATTGAAAGCTTACAAGAAGATTTTGAATATTAATCCCTTGGAAGCTAAAACGCTCTTTATACAAACTATCAAGAGTTGCAAAATCTGATTATAAATATCAGTATGCCAGATGTGAGGCATTATGTCACATCAACTAATAAAATAAACTGTTAATTTAAATAAGGTAATAAAATATGTTCAAGCGTAAAGATCCTGCAGCTCTTCAAGCACAACTGGCTTCTCTGAAAGGTGGTCAAGGTTTCTCTTCTGACGATAAGAATGAATGGAAATTGAAAGACGACAACGGTAATGGCATGGCTGTTATTCGTTTCCTTCCAGGTAAAGGTGATGAAGGTCTTCCGTTTGCTAAGCTGGTGAATCACGGTTTCAAGAAAAATGGTAAATGGTACATCGAAAACTGTACTTCTACTCATGGTGACTTTGATAACTGTCCAGTTTGCCAATATCTGTCTAAAAATGATTCGTACAATACGAATAAGCCTGAATACCAACTCCTGAAGCGTAAGACTTCATACTGGGCTAACATCTTGGTTGTTCAAGATAAAGCTAACCCAGAAACAGAAGGTAAAGTATTCAAGTTCCGTTTTGGTCAGAAAGTATACGACAAAATCACAGCAATGGTTGAAGTTGATACCTCTATCGGTGAAACTCCAGTCGATGTGACATGTCCTTTCGATGGTGCGAACTTCGTACTGAAAACTAAGAAAGTCGGTGATTTCAAGAACTATGATGACTCTAAATTCTTAGGTCAATCTGAAATCCCTAATATCAACGACGAAACGTTCCAGACATTCCTCAATGACAATATGTCTGATTTGAGCGAACTGACTTCTAAAGATAAGTTCAAAACTCTGGATGTAAACCAGAAGAAATTTGAACAAGTATTTGGTATCGCTGCACTTGGTGGTGCTGCCGCTAAAGCTTCTGCTCAGGCTGATGCAATCGGTGATTCACTTGATGCCTTCGACCAAGATATGAAAGACTTTACTGATACAGCTCGTACTAATGTCCAATCTCGTGATACCACACCAAGTGGTGCTGATGAAGACGACTTAGATGCTCTGTTAGCAGGTATGTAATAATGATGGGAGACTTCGGTCTCCCATTTTTGTATCTGTTTACAACCTCATTTAGATGTGGTAAGATGTTTTCCTACAAACAAGTGAGGAAAACAAAATGGCTAAAGTAACTATTGATATCTACGATTATGCTTATTTCAAAGAGACTTGTCTTGATAAGTACAATCTTAAAGAAGTTGAATGTGTTACTAATGGTTACAGTATGGAAATCACTATTGAAGGTGACCGTCGTACTATCAATCTTTATCTAAACCGTGAGTACTGTGTTGGCATGTACCCAGAAATGATTGAAGAACTTTTTGATACAATTGTTGAATCAGGTGAATAAAAATGCAAGTTGATAAAAAATATCGCTTGAAAGAAGAGTGCACCTCAGCTTTCATGGAAAATGCTCATTGTAACAATGAAATGGTTCGTTTGATCGATAAGAATGGTGGTTGGTTCACTGTTCGAAATGTTAGTAAATGTGATTATGACCTTTATGTAGATGAAATCGAGTTTGCCAATGGGCAAGTTGCAGGTTCAGGTGGTTTTGTCCCTTACTTTGAACTAGCACAAGGTGAATTCAAATACTTTGAAAAAATAAAAGATGAGTCGATAACTTTGACTGTCTACGAAGGCAATGCAGAAGAAATGATTGCATTGATCAAAAAGACTTTCAATAAGTAGTGTACAACGGTGTAGAGGTATGGTATTATGCTTCTACACCAACAAGGAGAATAAAATGAAACTTAAACGTAACTCAATCAACTTAGGTAATGAATATCGTGGAAAATGGTACTTCACTATTGAAGGTAACGACCCTGAAGCTATTGAAGCTGCTGAAATTCGTCTGCGTGCAATGGAAACTGGTTCTTCTCTTGGCGGTCGTGATCTTACTTGGGAAGACTATTGCGACGGCTGTCCTTGTTATGACGATGGCTTTGGTTCTGGTTTTTGGATTGAAATTGAAGAAGTCGAAGCTTTCAAAGCTGCCTGGAAAATTGCTAAGAAAACAAAATGAGAATTCTGACTGATTGGGAATGTAAGTATTGTGGGTGTGGACTTATGTTCGCTGGTGGCAAGTGTATTCAATGTGGAATGAGGCAAGGCTATGGAAATTAGTAAAGAAGAACTTGATAAACTGCTTAAAGATGCTCGTGCTGAAGGAGTCTTATTGGTACGCGATGCAATGCGTCAGGCTCATAAAGAAATGACTTCAGGCTTCTTTTCTCGTATAGGCCGCGGCCCTAATATTGAATTCTCCCGCAAACTAATCCCTGCTCTCGAAGAAATGGCTGAAGAGGTACGTCGATGATTACAACAATTTCATACAAAGGCGAAGACCATAATTATCTTCTCCATTGTGCATTCACATCATCAGATTTATCTATTTTTGAGATGCATGCAGAACAAGCTATGCATGAATCAGATTGTCATTTACGCCTTAGTTTCATTGAAGTGTGCCTATACGATGAATTCGGTGGTTGCATTAATTCTGATTATTTTTGTGATGTTAAAAAAGCTATTGAATGGTGGGAAAATCAATGATTCAATTAATTTATGCTTATGCTGGGACTAAAACTGTTTCAGGCGAAAATGAATTTGCATTTGGAATAAATGGTGGGTTACCATGGGGCCATATTCCTCAAGACCTTAAAAACTTTAAAGCTCGTACTGAAGGCACTACTTTAATTATGGGAGCTAAGACGTTTTCTAGTTTCCCTAAGCCACTAGTAGGACGCCCTCATGTAGTTGTTTGCGATTTGTCTCGTGACTATCCTACAACTCAAGATGGCTCATTGGCTCACTTTTATATAAGTGACTATCAATTCGATAAATTCCTGAACGGTCATGAACTTCAAGTTTCTAGCCCTAATGCTGATTTCAATGCTATCTTTAGTCGTGAAGAAGGTGTATATTCAGTGATAGGTGGTGCAGGACTACTTCAGCAAGCTTATCCATTCTCAGATAAGGTAATACAAACCTCTATCCGTAAACGTCACAGGGTGAACTCTGACACTCAATTGCCAATGAGCTTTATTGTTGCTCCAGCGCGCGAAGACTCTGGTTTCTTGTTTAAAGAATCTCACTATTATCATATTGATGCAGTAACAAATATCAGCGAGGATGTATATGTCAAAACTGGGGTATAACTTAACTCTTCTTGAAGCAGACAAGAAACAAAAAGTCTGGAAGAATTGGCGTCACGAGCATGGAATCTATCGTGTAGAAATTCCAGTCAATGAATTGTACCAATGGTCTAAAGACTGCTGCATGTATAACAATAAAGGCAATGAGCCTGTTTATATCGGCACTTCTACTAAAACATGGTTCTTAGGTCATGCTGCAGGTAATGTGACTTATAATGATTCAGAGAATGGTCCTGTGATGGTTATCACTGGTCGATTCTACAAAATTGGCTCAGAAGTTTATATCAATCCACTGGAAGAACATTATGCTCCTAACATTACTTAAACGTGAAGAACAAAAGAACTGGCCATTATGTCCTTTGATTTCAGCACCAACAATTGCTGAATATAAAAAAGACCCACAACGATATGCCGCTGATATTTTTGAACATGGAATCTACAAAATAGAAGTAGCCGTAGAAGCTATTCGTGGTGGTTCTGACTATTTCTATTGTTATGCAGGTGGTCCAGGTGTATTCGACCAAGGACGTATGAAAGTTTGTCCTCATTACGGACAACTTGTAAAGGCCTCTGCTTTAGGAAATATAGAGTATACTTCTGATTCTGTTATCATGATTGGTCGATTCGAAAAGAATGGACGTGAAATCCTCTTTTATCCTTTACAAGAGAATTATTAATGAAGCAATATCAACATCTGATTCAACACATTTTGACTAATGGTTATGAAACTGATGATCGTACTGGAACTGGTACGATAGCATTGTTCGGTACTAAACTACGCTGGGACCTGACTAAAGGTTTTCCAGCTGTAACGACTAAGAAATTAGCATGGAAAGCCTGTATCTCTGAGCTTCTGTGGTTCTTGTCTGGTTCTACAAATGTCAATGACCTTCGATTCCGTACACATGGTTCTTATCTTGACGGTAACACTATTTGGGACGATAACTATGAAAACCAAGCAAAAGACCTTGGCTATTCTGGTGGCGAACTTGGTCCTGTTTATGGGAAGCAATGGCGAGATTTCGGTGGCGTCGACCAGGTAATTAAAACAATTGAGCGTATCAAGGCTATGCCTAATGATCGTCGTCAAATTGTTTCAGCATGGAACCCAGCTGAAATTGATAAGATGGCTCTTCCACCTTGTCATATGTTCTATCAGTTCAACGTGCGTGAAGGCCACCTAGACTTGCAATGGTATCAACGAAGTGTTGACGTGTTCTTAGGATTGCCATTTAATATTGCGTCATACGCCGCTCTTGTGCATATCGTAGCGAAGATGTGTAATCTTATTCCAGGTGACTTAGTGTTCTCAGGCGGCAATACACACATCTATTTGAACCATGTAGAACAGTGTAAAGAAATTCTACGACGTGAACCTAAAGAGCTGTGTCAGTTAGAAATCAAAGGTCTACCTTCTAACTTTGACGTGTCTACAACTCATGCTCAATTGACTTGGGTAACTGAAATGACAATGCATGAAGACTTTGTTTTGAAAAATTATGAAAGTCACCCTCCAATTAAAGGTAAAATGGCTATATGAAGTCTAAACCAATCTATGAATAATTCAGAGCCACAACGTCTTTCTATAACTTTACGAGAAAGATTTGTGGCTTTCATTGCTTCTGCCACTGATTGATAAATAGTTCCTTCTATACTTAATTTAACATGAGGTTTCTTACGTCCTTTCTGTGTGGCAGAAATTCTCTTTCTAACTTCGTCACTATGTGTCTTACCAAAGAATGGATTATTAGTTCCAGACATTTGTCTATTATAATTGCTTTCTGAAAGTTTAAGACCTATTTCTTGAGCCTTTTTAGCTCCGTAAAATTCTTCGTAGCTTTTACCTTTCTTACAACTTTTACTTCCAAATTTATTTTTCCTTTCTTCTTCAGAAAGTTTTTCATTGTTTTCTCTAAGAGAAATGCTTATTTTCTTAAATATTTCTTCTTTGTTAGGGTGGTGCGATAAAGTGTCGCCAAATGCTGCGTTAGCAATATTATATCCGTTTTGTTTTGAATCAAAATAGATGATATAATAATCTTCTAATGAAATTATAGATTCATCATATGGAGTCTGCTCAACTATTTCACAAACGAATGAATCTTTACCATGTTTATCGTATGAACGTTGGAGTTTGATTGAAGAATGACACCCGTTCTTCAAATCCGAAAAATGTCGTTTCCATCTTGCTTGGAAGTCTATAGTGCTGCCAACGTAAGATTTGTTATTATTAATGTTAATTATTCTATAAATGCCTGATTTCATGTGGGGTAACTCCTCTATATTTTGGTATTTATATTCACAATATGGGACAAAAATGCAAGTAATAAAAAGTTCAGGCGTTAGTCAAGATTTTACACCAAGTAAAATCATCCAAGTCCTTGAATGGTCGTGCGCAAGTACATCTATAGCCGTTAACCCTTATGACCTTTATGAAGAAGTTAAAAGTCATCTGCGTGATGGAATGACCACTAAAGAAATTCATAAAGCAGTTATTAAAGTTGCTGCTAACCGTATTACAGTTGACGAACCAGATTATCAATATGTAGCAAGTAATCTAGCTATGTTTGGTCTTCGTAAAGATGTTTTCAATCAATTCGAACCACCTCGGTTTATCGACCACATCTCTTCAGTAGTTAACGCAGGTCTTTATGACACCGAAATCCTAAGCAAATGGTCTGCAGAAGAAATCCAGTTGTTTGAATCTCAAATCAAACACGACCGTGACTTTGAATTCACTTATGCTGGTACGATGCAGTTAATCGAAAAATACCTAGTCAAAGATCGTTCAACTGGCAAGATTTATGAAACGCCTCAATTTGCATTCATGCTTATCGGTATGTGTTTGCACCAAGATGATGGTGAACATCGTATTAAGAACGTAGTTCGTTTTTATGATGCTGTTTCAACTCGTAAGGTTTCGTTGCCTACTCCTATTATGGCAGGTGTTCGTACTCCAACTCGTCAGTTTAGTTCTTGTGTTGTTATTGAAAGTGGTGATTCACTGACATCAATTAACAAAGGTGCAGAAGCTATTATTCGTTATATCAGTAAACGTGCTGGTATTGGTATTAATGGTGGTATGATTCGTGCTGAAGGTTCTAAGATTGGTCATGGTGAAGTCAAACATACTGGGGTGATTCCATTCTGGAAACATTTCCAAACCGCAGTGAAGAGTTGTTCACAAGGTGGCGTACGTGGTGGTGCAGCAACGTTGTATTATCCGATATGGCATCTTGAAGTGGAAAACCTGTTAGTTCTGAAGAACAACAAAGGTGTAGATGAAAACCGTATTCGTCATCTAGACTATGGTGTTCAGATTAATGACCTGATGTTTGAACGTTTGGTTAAAAATGATTACATCACGTTGTTCAGTCCTGACATCATGAAAGGCGAACTTTACGAAGCGTATTTTGCTGACCCTCTGAAGTTCCGTAATTTCTATGAAGCTTTAGAAAAAGATCCTACGGTTCGTAAGAAACGAATTAAAGCTCGCGAGCTCTTCGAATTGTTCTTTACTGAACGTTCAGGTACGGCTCGTATTTACCCTTACTTTGTAGATAACGTCGGTGAGTATGGTCCTTTTATTCGTGATGTGGCTACGGTTAAGCAATCAAACTTGTGCTGTGAAATCGCGCTTCCTACTAAAGACGTTGGTGGTGAAGACCCAGAAATCGCACTTTGCACTTTATCTGCTTATGTACTCGGTAACTTCGATTGGCAGAACCAAGACGAAATTAACGAATTAGCCGAAGTACAAGTTCGTGCTTTAGATAATTTATTAGACTATCAAGGTTATCCTGTCCCGGAAGCTTTGAAAGCTAAAAAACGTCGTGCACTCGGTGTTGGTATCACGAACTATGCTGCTTGGTTAGCTGATAACTTTGCATCATATAATGATGCAAACGATTTAACTCACGAAATGATGGAAAGACTTCAATATGCACTCATCAGAGCATCAGTCAAATTAGCGAAAGAAAAAGGCCATTGCGAGTATTATTCAGACACTCGTTGGTCTAGAGGCGAGTTACCTATCGACTGGTACAATAAAAAGATTGACCAACTCGCAGCCCCATCGTACGTTTGTGACTGGGAACAGTTGCGGGAAGACCTCAGAAGTTACGGTATCCGTAACAGTACCTTATCCGCGCTCATGCCTTGTGAATCTTCGAGCCAGGTATCAAATAGCACTAATGGTATCGAGCCGCCACGTGGGCCTGTAAGTGTTAAAGAATCGAAAGAAGGTTCCTTTAACCAAGTTGTGCCTAATGTTGATACTAATGTTGATCTTTATGATTATGCTTGGAAGTTAGCGAAATCTGGTAATAAAGGTTACTTGAATCAAGTAGCAATTATGCAGAAATTCGTATGTCAGTCTATTTCTACTAACATGTACTATGACCCACAGAACTACCCTAAAGGTAAGGTTCCGATGTCAGTCATGATGGATGATATGCTTCATCTGTGGTACTTCGGTGGTAAGACAGCTTACTATCATAATACTCGTGATGGTTCTGGTACTGATGATTATGAAATCGAAGTTCCAAAAGAAGAAGATTGCTCTTCTTGTAAACTTTGATATAATGAGGACACGGATGTCCTTCTGAGAAAAACAAAATGAAAGAATACAAAATCTATATCAAATTTTCACGACAAAATGAGCGTTTATTTACCATAGCAAAATTAAAATCTGTACCAATCAAACGTAACGAACATTCTGCATTATACAATATGCTAGAAGGTATCAGGATTGGTACAGCCTTTGCACCTAAAGAATACACTAGCGTAGATTTCAGATATGAGGAAGTTAAAAATGATTGACTATGATATTGAAGCATATCATCTTCTTTTAAAAGACCCTGAATTTAAAGCTGAATATACTAAACGATTAAAACGCTCGTTTGCTAAATTGTCTGAAAAGATGGAACAAGAACGCAAAGCCCAAATAATGACACCTGAAATGCTAAACAGGACTTACACCTTATGAGTACAGTTTTTAATAAAGAACAAGTAGATGTCTTGAATGAACCAATGTTCTTGGGTTCAGGACTAAGTATTGCCCGTTATGACATCCAGCATCATAAAACATTTGAAGACCTAATTGAAAAGCAGTTATCGTTTTTTTGGCGGCCTGAAGAAGTTAACCTGATGATGGACCGTGCTCAATATGAAAAGCTCCCAGAACACCAAAAAGAAATATTCATCAACAACCTGAAGTATCAATCATTGCTTGATACCATCCAAGGTCGTGCACCAGCAGCAGTATTATCTGCTCTGATTTCTGACCCAAGTCTTGATACTTGGAACCAGACCTGGACGTTCAGTGAAACAATTCACTCTCGTTCATATACACACATAATGCGTAACCTGTTTAATGATCCAACTAAGATTTTTGATGAAATCGTTCTTGATGAAGCCATCATGAAACGTGCAGAATCTATTGGTGTTTATTATGATGATGTTCTGACTAAAACCCGCTTGTGGGAAAATGCTAAAGAAGAAACAAAGTGGTATAAAGTCCAAGGTAACGATTATGATTCATACTGTGTTGCTGAACAATCTGAAGAAATTGCTAAACACAACTTGATGAAAGCGCTCTATTTGTGCATGCATGTTATCAATGCCCTTGAAGCAATACGTTTTTATGTATCTTTCGCTTGTACTTTCAACTTCCATAAGAATATGGAAATCATGGAAGGCAACAGTAAGATTATGAAGTTCATTGCCCGTGATGAACAGCTTCACCTTAAAGGGACCCAATTCATTATTCGTCAATGGCAGATGGGTACTGACGGTGATGAATGGGTAGAAATTGCTAAAGAGTGTGAACAAGAAGCAGTAGATATTTTCATGGAAGTCAACCGCCAGGAAAAAGAGTGGGCCGTCCACTTGTTCCGTAATGGTGGTATGCCTGGGTTAAACGTTAAAATCCTGAGCGACTTTATTGACTACCTCACAGTATCACGTATGAATTCTTGTGGACTCCCTTGTCCAATTAAGGATGCTCCTGTACGTCATCCATTATCTTGGATTCGCGAATACTTAAATAGTGATATGGTTCAGTCTGCTCCACAAGAAGTCGATTTGTCTTCTTATCTTGTAGCACAGATTGATAACGACGTAGACGAGAGCGTTCTAACCGACTTCCGTAAATATCTCTAAAGGATGGGGCTTCGGCCCCTTTATCGTAATGAAACCATTCGCAGATGAATTTTCTTTTATAAAATATGCTTCACTCGAAATGAATAATAATGGAGAAATTGAACTACTTTCAGTTCCAAATAAATCAAACGTAATCTATGCAATTGCTGTAGATGATGAATTAGTGTATATTGGTAAGACAAAAAACTTACGTAAACGAATCAATTATTATCGTACAGCTATAAATCGAAGCAATCCAACTAGTGATTCTACTAAATCAGTGTTTATTCATGAAGCTTTGATGGATAACAAGAAAGTAGACTTCTACGCACGTCAATGTTTTAATTTGAGCATGACAAACGAATTAGGCACAATGTCCGTTGCCACTATGGACCTTGAAGAACCGATGTTCATTAAACTATTCAATCCACCCTGGAATGTCCAGCACAAGGTTAAGAAATGATTACTAAACAAGAACATGATTTGTACAAAAACCTGATGAAATTGACTGACCCAAAAGACCAGTCTAAATTCTATTTCCGTGACTACCAGACGCCGTTTGGTGGTGAGTATCGTATCTTCAGTTATAACTATGCATCTTACTCTGATTGGCTTCTGCCTGACGCTCTAGAGTGCCGCGGCATTATGTTTGAAATGGTCGATGGTAAGCCTACTCGTATTGCAGCTCGTCCGATGGAAAAATTCTTTAACTTAGATGAAACTCCATTTACCATGAACTTGGACCTTACTAAAATCAAATTGATGATGGATAAGGCTGATGGTTCTCTAATCTCTAGCTTTGTAGATAACGACCAACTGTTCTTGAAGTCTAAGGCTTCTATTTCTTCTGAACAAGCTTATGCAGCACTACAAGTTATCAATGGTCCACGTTATGAAAAATTCTTGAAACGTGTGACTCAACTTACTAAAGATGGCTTCACTTGTAACATGGAATACGTTGCACCAGATAACCGTATCGTTCTGGCTTATAGTAAACGTGACCTGATTCTTCTGAATGTTCGTGAAAATAAGACTGGTGAATATGTTCCATATGAAGAATTGTTTAAAGATGCAATGCTTCGTCCTCATTTGGTAGAAGCATTTAATGTTCCTGCCGATGAACGATTTGTGCCTGGCATTCGCGCCAAAGAAGGTGTAGAAGGTTATGTTTTTGTAATGGAAAACGGTTTGAACTTTAAGCTCAAAACTGATTGGTATGTTGCTTTGCATCGTACTAAAGATTCCATCACTAAAAACGAAGCTCTCTTCGAATCTGTCGTGTCTGGTGGTTCTGATGACCTTCGTTCTATGTTCGCAGGCGATGAATGGGCTATCACTAAGATTGATAAGTTTGAAACTATTCATTTAGAGTTCTTGCGTCATGCATTAGACTTAGTTCAAACAACTTATAAGCAACTAGCTGGTCGTGACCGTAAAGACTTCGCTATCTCTGCTCAAACAATCTTTAAAGATGCAGACCGTTCTTATCTGTTCCCAATTCTGATGAAAGCGTTCACAGGTGGTTTAGACCTAGATAAGTTAATTCCACAGCTTAACGAAGCTTTTAACAAGAATCACAAGTTCTTCGTTCCAGACGAATATAAGAAAGAAATTGTAATCGAACAAGAGTAGTTTACATCCTCATTTTGTTGTGATAAGATTCTCCTACCAACAAAATGAGGATATTAAAATGAATATGCAACTTATTACAAATGAAATGGTTATGGCTCAATACGGTGATCGTCATGATGGAATCAGTATCTTTAAAGGTTCTAAGACTATTGGTTACATCACCGATCTTCGTATTGCCATGGCACGTAATCTTTCTAAACGTAAAAAGCAAAAAGAATACAACAACAAAGTCACTGAAGCTCGTCGTGATGCTATGCCTGACGCAGTAGAAGAAATGAAGAGCTTCCTTGAAAACCAGTTGGGTAAATATGGCGCTGAAGTGTTCATTAACATCAGCCAGCCTAATGTCCATCTGAGTGGCAACAAATGTTACATTATTGTTGACCCAATCTATGGTAATCATCGTCTTGGAATCCAGCATTCTCGTTTAACTGCTGACGAAATGGCTTCAATGGTTGAAACTTGCTTTAAGATTTCAGCTTCTGATTCACCCCATCATATTCTTATCAACAATATGACTCAAGACGATATCTTTGAGACAATCGTTAAATTATGCCTACTATAAATGGTGGATACATGTTGTTGATACTAGGTGTTCTTAGTGTCTTTGCTTTTGTAAAGATTCAAGAAGCCCGTATCGATAACTTAAAAGAATCTTTAACTCATGTTGAACAAACTGTTAAAGAACAAGATAAGCAGATAACAGATTTGAAAGATGGATTCACTCGTCTTAGTGCTTTAGATGATGAACGTAAGGCAAATCGTCTAGCAAGAGATACGTCTGATGCTAAGATGTTTACAGACGCAAAAAGAAGTGATACAGTAGCTAAGAAGCCTAAATTGGTTGAGAAACAAATCAATGACAGCTTCAATAAGTTCGCTCAGGATATGCAGGAGGCGACCAGATGAAACTTAAATCTCTAGCCATATGTTTATCTATCTTTTTGGTTGGATGCTCCCAGAGTGTCCCTGAGCTACAACCTGTGCAACGTGTTGACCCAAGTTGGCCTGACCCGATTAAACCTTGGACAGGTCAATGGCAAGTTAAAGTGATTGATGGTGTTGCTTTCGTAGGAATGCCATATAATGAATCACAGGAATTTAGAGTATGGTTGAATGACGTTAATCGTTATGTAAAAGATGCTAACGGTGTCATTTGTTATTATCGAGCTCCTTTGAAGGAAGTGAAGTGTGAAAAGTAAAATGACTTTAGGCGCTACATTGTTTTGTGCAGGATTGGTTGTTGCTCTGCTTGCATGCGTTGCAGCGTTGGTTGTGCTAGTGGTATGACTGGCTTAATAGCATTTGGTATGATATTAATCTTTGCATATAAAGCTATTAAACTGATTTTAAAATCTTAGAGCCTTCGGGCTCTATGGGATAATTAAATTTGAGGATATTATTATGGCTGCTCCACGTTATAACAGTTTTGTCTCTTCACCTGAACGTCTTACCAAAATCAAAAATGCTGAGCTTCGTAAGCTTATGCAGCTTGGTTCTTGTATTCGTACACCTCTTGAAAAGAAAGCAACATTTTGTTATATCTGGCATCTCACAGACGGTGGCGATATGGTCCATCGTGTAGAATACTATTCGCCTAATAGTGATACAGTAGATCGTACATTTGAACTGAACGAAGAAACTCAGATTCCTTTACGCGATTGGTACTCCATTATGTCTTCTGTTAATGACTATCCTATCTTCGAAGAAGAAGTCCTTGAACGAGACCGTAAGCGTAGTATTGTTCATGCCTTTGAACAAGCTGCTTTACGTCATGGTCGTCATTTATCATTAGTTAATTCTGGACGCGTTACTGGTGAAAAAGTAGAACCATTCTTACGCGAAACAGGTAAAATTCTGAAAGAAGCTCGTGAAGACTTGTATAAGGAACTTGACGTATGAATGATAAATTGAAAGATTTGTTTGCAGCTTATGAACTCAAAGCCAAACTACATGGTCAACGTCAGACACAAGTTGCAATGTCATTAATCGACGATAAATGTGCATATGAATCAGCCAAAGAACTTAAGGCTGCTCGCGAAGCTTTGTATAAGGAATTAAGTTATGACTGGTCTTGATTTTGTACATATGATTAATTCGCCGGACCTAAAAACTCAATTAAAAGCAAAGATGTACTCTTTATGTGAAAGTGCAAAATGCACAGGCGGGGTTAATCAGATAACCACTAATCGTATTCGGTCTGGGTCTATTAGCCGTAAAGACGGAATTGAAGAAATCGATTTAAGTGAATACGAACTTAACAAAACTTTGCTTAATATATTCAATGAGATTGACAAACTATGACTCTTGAACAATATAACGTATGGAAAGGGCTGTTTGAAGCTTATGAACAGGCACAACGCGCTTTGAATTTAGGTTTGCATATGCGTAGCTCACGTGTTCAAGAGCTATACGGCATGGCAAGCTCGGCTAGAACCGCCTTAATGACTTTTGTAGAGCTACAGGTGACTAATGACTCTTGAACATCTAGAGCAACTTCGTGGGCTGATTTATGAATCAGAAGTCAGAGCAACAATTTATGGCCGGCACCTAGAACGACAGCAATCATGTGATTCTCATAAAATGGCTTCTATTTTAGAAGCGCATACTTTAAGATATCATGAAAACTGGGGTCGTGCTTCTAAAGAACTCCAAGACTTTATTAAATCATTGGTGAAAGAATGAAAAAGATTATTTTGACTCAAGGTGCTCCAGGTTCAGGTAAAACTACTTGGGCTAATGAATATGTTGCTAAGAACCCTGGCTTCTATATCCTGTCACGTGATGACTTCCGTGAAAAGTTGTTTGGGCTCGAATATCGTAACCAATACAAATATACAAAGCAAAAAGAGAAAGCTGTCTCTAAAGTACAATTCTCTTCAGCTCAAACATTGTTAGCTCTTGATGGATGTAAAGGCGTAATCATTGCCGATACGAACTTGAACCCTACTACTCTGAAAGTGTGGCAAGAATTCTCTGTTAAACATGAAACTAAGCTTGAAATCGAACGTTTTGATATTCCATGGACCGAGCTTCTGAAACGTAACCAGTATCGTGGTGAAAAGGCTGTTCCAATTGATGTCTTACGTTCTATGTACGCTAAGATGTCTGTTCCAATGAAATATGTATCCGCTGATTATCCTGAAGGGCGCCCTCAAGCGGTTATCTTTGACCTTGATGGAACATTAGCCGATAACGAACACCGCTCTCCTTACGACCTTGATAAGCTCTGTGACGATACTCCTCGTGAGATGGTTGTACTGCTTCTTAAATTGCTGCAACAACAAGGGTTTAAAATCCTTACCGTCTCTGGACGTGAATCAGGTAACAAAGATGAGCCTCTGAAACATCGTGTGGCTACTATCAATTGGCTAAACGAAAACATGATTCAGACTGAAAAGCATTTCCAGCGCAAGCAAGGCGACCCACGTAAAGATGACGTTGTGAAAGAAGAAATCTTCTGGAACGATATTGTCCAAGATTATGATGTAGTTCTGGCTGTCGATGACCGTGCACAGGTAGTAGAAATGTGGCGTCGTATCGGTGTTGAATGTTGGCAAGTGGCTCATGGTGACTTTTAATGTGTGACTATTTAGAAGATATTAGTGAGCTCTACGATTTGATTGAAGAAATCGAAGAACGTAAATGTTTCATCTTTGTTGTCCATCATAATGAAGACGGTGTTGCTTTAGATATTCGTGATTACGATACTGAAGAGACTGTTGATGGTGGACACTTTACACACAAAAGCGTATTCAAATACGTAGAGGAAAATTACCTATGATTACCTTTGAAACCTTATATGGTGCTAAATCACTTGTAGAAAAGCAAAATAAATTTGCTTTTAATATTGATGAAACAGCATCAGTTGATAAAGCTTATATTGTAGCTATTAACCGTACAACACGTGAACGCTTTTATTCAGGTCATGTGAATTTAAACCAAGCTCTGGAATTCATTAATAGCTTTATGGATGAAGATAAGTCTTCTCAGTTCCCACGTTACACTGAAGTCTTAGAACTGGTTGTTAAACAGGTTATTTCTAATCATCTCTATGAAAACATTAATGAGCCTGGAACTCAGGCACAAATTCATGGTGAAGTTGCAGGTGTACTGAATATTCTGCTTAAAGATACTAACTTTAAATTAGATGTTACTTATTCCTCCTTTAAAGTAGACTTTGATCTTGAACTTGATTTAAGTGAAAAGCTCTTTGTACGCTATTCGTTCTACTGGGGTTAAAATGATTTCAGATACTCCTATTACTCGTGAAGAGTTCATGACTAAAGTTCAGAACTTTGCTCAAGAAATTGCGAATCGTATCCCTGGTGCAGAAGTAGTTCTTCGCCAGGACCCATTAGTGCCTAGTGCTGTAATTATTTCTGTTCAGCAAGGTCATAAGTCTAAACACACACAATTATTACATGCTCGTGACGGGCTTGTAGAAATGCATAATATCTTTGGGGAAATTTAATGAATTTGGTTGTAGAACAGTTGTATTCGCCTAATGAACTTGCTCGTGAACTTCCATTTCATGCAGGACATAAAGAACAAGTAGAAAAACATCGCGAAGAAGTTAATCGCATTATGTGTGGCGAAAACCATCGTAAGCTTGTTGTAGTGGGTCCATGTTCTATTCATGACCCTAAAGCTGCTTTAGAATATGGCCAACGTCTGGCTGAATTGCAAAAACAATTGCCTGACGTATTGTTAGTTATGCGTGTTTATTTTGAAAAGCCTCGTACGACTGTAGGTTGGAAAGGTTATGTAAATGACCCACATTTGAACGACACATTTGACTTGAACTATGGTCTTCATTGTGCTCGTCGTTTATGTTTAGACCTTTTAGATATTGGCCTTCCATTAGCGACTGAAGTGCTTGACCCATTCACGATTAAGTATCTTAGTGGTATTTTCTCATGGGTTGCTATCGGCGCTCGTACGACTGAATCACAGACACACCGTGAAATCGCTTCAGGTCTGCCTATGTGTGTTGGCTTCAAGAATGGAACAAATGGTTCTGCTCAAGTAGCTATTGATGCTATGAAATCTGCTGCGTTCCCACACCGTTACTTAGGTATGGATAACAACGGAAACGTAGGTATCGTTCATGCCGTAGGCAATAAGAACACTCACATCGTTCTACGTGGCGGTGATAAGGGTCCTAACTATCATGAAGACGATATTGTTGATGTCTTAGACGACCTGTATCACGCAGGTGTGAACCAATCAGTTATGGTTGACTGCTCACACTCGAACAGTGAAAAAGACTTCACGCGTCAACCAGGCGTAGCTAAAGAAGTATTGAAAGCAGGTTTCCAATTAGTTAAAGGTTTTATGATAGAATCTCATCTGAACGAAGGTTCTCAGAAAATTTCTCGTGACATGAAGTATGGTGTTTCAGTGACTGATGCTTGCATCGGCTGGGAACAAACAGTTAAAACTCTAACAGAGATTGATCAATATGCTAAAAGAAAAGATTGATAAAATTCTTCGTGCGAACTTGATTGGTATACGTGGTGAAGTATCTCAAAAAGGCATCGATGAAGTGTTAACCGAACTGCGTATGGACCACGCAGTCTCAATGGTCCCTGATGAAGAATATGATGCAGTATTGATTGCTGTAAACAATCATGGCGTAGAATTAGGTTACCAATACATGGGTACAGTCTTTAACGATAAAAAGAATCGTTTTAAAGATGCAGAATTCATCACAATTGGTACTGTAAAGAATATTGTCGAACCAATTGAAGGACTAAAATTGGTTTCTACTAAACGCTCAACTTACTTGGTGATTTAATGAAATCTAGCACTTATCTTCAGATTGCATATCTGATTTCTCAAGAATCTAAATGTTGTTCTTGGAAGGTAGGTGCGGTCATTGAAAAGAATGGTCGCATCATTTCTACTGGCTATAATGGCACTCCATCTGGTGGTGTAAACTGTTGTGACCATGCTGCAGAACAAGGTTGGTTAGGTAAAGGTAAACTTATTCCAGGTGAACGCCATCATCGAGTAGGTCTTAAAGCAGAACATCGAGTAGCCCATAGTTCTTGGTCTGCTCGTAATGAAATCCATGCTGAATTGAATGCTATTTTGTTTGCTGCTCGTAATGGCTCGTCTATTGATGGCGCCACGATGTACGTAACAGCTTCTCCTTGTCCTGATTGTTCTAAAGCTATTGCTCAGTCAGGTATTAAGAAAGTTGTTTATGCTGAAAAATATGATCGTTCTCCTGATAATTGGGATGACATCTTACGTGATTCAGGTCTTGAAGTCATCGAATATTCTCGTACTAATTTGAAGTCTCTTGACTGGAATCGAATTGAAAACTTTTGTGGAATCGAATAAATGAAATTAACTGAAGATCAAAAAGTAGCTCTGCGTGAAGTCTTGAAAACTAAACTGGCAATGGGTACTTCTGAAGTAGTCTTTGAAAAAGCTGATGGCACCATGCGTGTAATGAAAGCTTCTCGTGATAAAGATGTAATTGGTAAACTGGTTGACCCTGCAATCTATGAAAGCTATGTGAATCCTAGTAAGCCTCGTAAAGAAGCTGTAGATATGGTTCCAGCATTTGATACTGAAATCAAACAATGGCGTGGCTTTAGCATCGACAAACTGGTTTCCTTTAATGGAATGAAGATGGAACATCTGGTTAAGTTTGTTGGTTAAATGCTTTAGACCATGAGTGATATTATTTACTCATGGTCTACCAAACAGGTAATAAAATGGAACTCCCAATTAAAGCTCTAGGTGAGCACATTATTTTTGTCTCTGAACCGTCCCAAGCAGGTGATGATAAAACATCTGAATCTGGAATCTTTTTAGGCAAAGAAACACAAGGTCAATTACCAGAAGTAATGGAAGTTCATTCCATTGGCGATGAAGTTCCAACTGGTTTCATTGAAGTAGGTGATTTGGTTCCTTATCTTGCAAGTAACCCAACGTTTAAAAACGTGATTCATCCACTTGTTGCTTTAGGTATTAAACAACCTAAAGAAGTAAAACAAAAATTTGTAGCTGCGCATTATAAGTCGTTAGGCGTAGTGTATAAATAAATTTATGAAGTGGTGACCATTAACAGGATCACTTCTATGTGGAGATAATGGCAGTCGGACCTTAGTTAACCGATGATTGTCTCCTAATTTTTACCTCATATTGAGGCTCTATAATGCAAGAACTAATCAAATCTATTCTCGACATCCAACGTAAATCCTGGAATGCAGGCCATGATAACTATGGTGCTTCCATTGATGTTAAAGCTGAAGCTCTCGACATCCTGGAATATTTCAAACATCTGAATCCTTCTCAGAAAGCTTTGGCTACTGAACTGGCTATTCAAGATGAACTGAAATATGCTAAGCCATTGTGTTCTGCAGCTCGTAAAGCAGTCCGTCACTTCATCGTGACTTTGAAATAAGTACCCCTTGAGGACTTGTTCATATTACGGCAAGGGCATGTTACCGGATGGACAATGATTCACAATCCGAGTGACCTCATGGCCTATACAGTCATTGATGTATATTCTATCCCAGAGAAATCTGACCCGGACCCAGCCTATGGCCAGCTAACGGTGTGCAACAGATAGAAGTAGTATGATGTCGTAGTTGTAGGTTATCTAGACGTAAAATAAACGAAACCTTCTGGTAGGTCTGCCATGAAATGACCAAACAGAAAACGGCTCTATGCAGGGAAACCGTAAGTCATAGAGCTAACTTTACTCCAAGATTGGAAGAATAAAATGGCTAAGCAAGCTAAGAAACAAGCAGTTAAAGAAGTAGTTGGTACCTCTAAACGCGCGAAATATAAGCGTGGGTCGAACAAGCGTATTAATCAGACAGTTGAGAAGATTATGCGTCGTGCACGAGCCGTGTTACGCGACGATGCTTCTCGTTTTGGAAAGCCGCGAGCTGTAGCATAAGTTATGGGAGACTTCGGTCTCCCATTTTTGTATCTGTATGAGGTGAATATGTTCAAGAAAACTTTGGTTTATAAAATTATAGAAATGCATCCTGAGAGTCCTTTGCAAGGAACATGCTGGTTATACGAGCACGAAGTTTGCTGTTGGCCTTGGACTGATGTCAAAAAGTTAGCCTTTAAAGAAGAACCTAATCTTCCGCCTTTCGGCATCTGGTCTGATGTAGAATTCAGTCATGTAAAATAAGGTGTTTACTTCTCCTAGGATTGTGTTAAGATGTACACTCAATCAACAAATGGAGAATAAAATGAAAACTATTAATCTGAACGCTTTCATCAAATGCAAAGATCATGATGGCTACAAAGCTCAATCAGTTAAAGAACTTCAGTGGGGATTATCTATGGAGCAATTTGAACTGGTTTATTGCATGACTCCTGATGGTCAGTCAGATGATTTCTCTTGGAAAATTCGTTTGACTAACTGGTTTACTGGTGAAGAATATGTTCTGAAAACTGTCATCTTAGGTCGCATTCGTTCTGAGACTTATGATGATGAAGATTGCACATGGTATGAAAATGGTCGTACTCGTGCTGAAGCATTGATTCAACAAATGAAAGATAAAGGTGTTATCAATTTAGATAACTGGACCACAATCGCTTAATAACTAGGCCTTCGGGCCCTACTTTGAGGAAATTATGGAATTAAACCACTGGTACAAACTAGCTGACGCGGCTGAATTTGTTGAAGAAGCGCCTACTATCAATACTGCAGTTGCAAACTATCTCAGCAATAAACCGTTTATGATTACTGAACTAGTTAATAACACTGATGTTCTAAAAATCAGCTTTGATGGTAAGAAAGAGCTTTATCGTTTAGATGAACTTGGACAGTTCTCAAGACAAGGGTATGGTGATTGCTGGATTTATGGAAACGAATACCAGTACTTCACAGAAGTTAAAGACTACGAGCCAGAAAAAGAAGTTGAACCAGTTCTAGAAGATTTAGACTATGGTTGTCTTGTTGCTAGAGAAGAAGATACCGATTTCTTGATTCGTGCGAAAAACTTGAGCGAAAAACAAGCAGAAGAGTGGGCTGCAGCATGGCTTCATGAAAATACTTATGATGAAGTTATTGTTTTTAAAGGCATTTCTCGTTTCAAACTCGTTAAAGAACCACAAGTAGTAAAAAGTTCGTTCTAAGTGTTTACAACGCTGATTGAGTGTGGTATTATGTACACTCAATCAGCAAACTTGGATAACAAAATGAACTACTTAAACTTCGAACGTAAATATGTTAAAGCTAATGCATGGGATGTTTCTACTGTATGTTTATGGAAACATGAAAACGGTACAGTGTGTGATATCAACATGTATTGGGAAGATAACTATGTTCATGTTGCTTTCGAAAACGGGATTACGCTGGATGTTTCTTTGAAAGGTTCAGTAATTAAAGTTGGTTTTCATGATGATGTTCGTACTCGAGATTTAGGTACTCATCCATCTTGGAACGGTTCTAATCGCAAAATGTTAGTTAAGTTATGGTTGCGTCATGTGTTAAGTATGAAAACTACTGATGAGCAGCGTGAAGCATTATGGGATATCGTTTCATCTGAATTCACTATCTAATCTAAAATGGGCCTTCGGGCCCTACTCTGAGGAAATTGTTATGTTGACGTCTGAAAAAATCGTTTACAAATGGACTGAAGCTGGTAAACAATTCATGGAAGACCGTAGTGCAGGCTTTGCTTCTGCATGGAAACGTTTAATAGGTTTCGGTGAGTTTGAAGTTGCTGAACTAGATAAGGATGGAAACATCATTGCAGTTCGTACTGATAAAGGCACCTTCAAAGCAAATGAAGGCGAGTTCGACAACGTTTGGTGTATGTTCTTACAGAATGAAATATCTAAGAAGTTTATTCGTGTTGATACTGAACAAGATTTCTGGACTATCACTATTCCTACAAGCAAAAGCAATCTGCCTCTACCAAATGGTCCTTTTACTGAACAAGAAGCTAAAGACTTTGCGGTAAGTCAACTCAGAAATGCTTCTGATGGTGTACGAGTTATTGTGGTCAAAAAGACTGGCGAAGCTTTCGTTTCTTATGGGGTGAAATAATGATTCTTTTCGTGCAAGTTTCTGATGCAAAACGCTTATCACAAAGCCTTCAATCAAATCCTATGATTGAAGTAGGTAATATTACTGTGAATGCAGGTATGATGATTTGTGAAATTGACGCTCCTGATTTCATCGAATTCCCAGAATGGGTCAAGGTTATAAAGTGAAATTTGAACTAGGAACCCCAGTTCAGCATATTTCAGGATTTATCCCGGGTGTGGTTATAATGTATACACCTGGAATCCTGAAATACAAGGTTGAACCAGCATATGAAGTTTCATGGTCAGATGGTACTGAATCTGTTCACATGGAATCAGAATTAACCCTTTTAAAGGCTGCAAATGATGATTGCTACGAACCTGCTTGCTAAACGTGTGTTCCCTCCATATGATGAACTTTTCACTGAAGGGAAGCTTTATCAAATTGAGAAGGTTTCACCGAATGGTGCTATGGCTTTAGTTCTTACTGATGAAGGTGAGTATTGTCATGTCAATGTTGCCATTTCAAATTATGGTGTATTTGAGGTGCAATATGATGCCTAATCCTTGGCCATCATTAGTGTGGCCAAAAGTAACTATGCCTATTAAAGGTGGATTTGCTCTTGGTGAGATATCATTGATTGCGGCTCCTAACAATCCTTTCCCTAAAACAAATTTCGCTATTTATTTTTTAGAGGCTCAAAAACGTGCTGACTCAGAAAAAAGAACGTAAAGTAATTGCTACAGATGTTGATGGCATCTTAGTTAAATGGCAATCTGGTCTGCCTTATTTCGCTCAGAAGTATCAATTGCCTATTGAAGGTATTTTAGACTTTTTAGTGGATGATAAGTTTGTTCCGCCTGGTGAAATCTTCGGATGTGATGAAGAGTTTGCCGTTAAACTTCTTTTGAAATATAACAACTCAGATTTCATTCGTTATTTGGCGCCATATGATGATGCTGTGAAATGGGTTAATGAACTTAAGAAAGAATACGACTTTGTGGCCGTGACTGCATTAGGCAATAGTGTTGACGCTCATTTGAATAGACAATTCAATTTGAACGCATTGTTCCCAGGTGCATTTAAAGACATCATGGTTTGCGACTTCAACGAATCAAAAGATGTTCTGCTTGAAAAAGTAAAAGAAAAATATGGTGATCGTGTTGTTTGCTATGTAGACGATCTTGGTTCACATATCGAATCTGCAGTTAAAGTATTTGAAGGAACTGATGTTGTTTCGTATCACATGCCACGTGGTCAACGTACTGCTCCTAATCTTAAATCTTATGACGCTGTTAATGATTGGGAACATCTAGCTAAAGAACTTAATTCTAAATCCGTAAAGGATATCATGAGTTCTATGGAAGATGCCATGTTGAGAATGGGTATCATGGAAGAAGCAAGAAAGTCTTATGTTGGTAAAGGTGATTCTATACTCCGAGCTGAATGGATGAATAATCATCCTAAAATAGTTGATCATGACTTTGCTCAACCATTAATTGGACCCTTTAAATGTCATTATACTTTTGATAAGGACCGTTGGTAATGTTTAACGTTCATAATTATTGTCTACAAAAAGATACTCTTGAAACTGAATATTATCAAACGCCTATTAAGTTTTTAAGAGCAACAGGTAGCCATGTATTCTCGAATTCGGCGAATCCAATATTCAAAGACTGTGTAGCTCAGAATGAATTATGGCTTTGCAGTATCGATGGTATGGTAAGATATCACAAAACCTTCAACGAACTGATGGACGAATTTAATGAGTATTTTAGCAATCCTCAATAAAGTTAAAGCAACTGATTCAACTAAAGAAAAACAAGCTATCATTGAAGCAAATAAAGATAATGACCTCTTGCGTCGTGTATTCTTGATGGCTTATTCTAAACGATTCAACTATGGTATCAAAAAGTGGCCTGACGTTATTGAATGTCGTGGCTCGCGTAGTTTAGCAGACGCATTAGATTTCATTGAAACTAAATTAGCTACTCGAGTATTCAGTGGTCATGAAGCTATCCGTCAATTGGGTATGCTTATTAGTGATATTCAATTTAAAGAACCAGGCGAAGAAGAAGTATTGCGGCGCGTAATGATGCGTGACCTTGAATGTGGTGCTGGTCCTACTATTGCGAATAAAGTCTGGAAGAATTTAATTCCAGAACAGCCGCAAATGTTGGCTTCAGCTTATGATGAAAAGCTCATTAAAAAGCATATCAAGTTCCCTGCTTATGCTCAATTAAAAGCTGATGGTGCGCGTTGTTTCGCTGAAGTTCGTGATGAAGGTGTCACTTTCTTTAGTCGTGCAGGTAATGAATATCAAGGTCTTAATAAGCTTGCTCGTGAGCTGATGATTATGACTAAAGACGAACGCCTGAAACATCCTAATGGCGTAATGGTAGATGGTGAGTTAGTTTATCATGCTCCGGCTAAAAAATCTTCTGACACATCTCTTGACTTCTTATTTGGTGATGAAGAAACAGATGAAGCCGTTGTCGACCGTAGTACTTCTAATGGGCTAGCAAATAAATCTCTAAAGGGTTCTATTACTTCTGATGAAGCTGCTGGCATGAAGTTCCAGGTTTGGGACCTTGTTCCACTTGATGAAGTTTATTCTGAAGGTCAGATTAAAGGCTTCAAATACGACGTACGTTTCAAAGCTCTTGAGTTAATGATTAATGAAGCTCTAGTATTACATGGCTTTGATTCTGTTATTCTGATTGAGAACCATTGGGTTAATAATCTTGACGAAGCAGCTAAAATCTACAAACGTTATGTAGATATGAAGCTTGAAGGTATTATCCTGAAGAACATGGGTTCTTATTGGGAAAACAAGCGCTCTAAGAACTTAGTTAAGTTCAAAGAAGTAATTGATATTGCTCTTGAAATAGTAGATTACTATGAGCACTCTAAAGAGCCTAACAAATTAGGTGGTGTTCGTCTTCGTTCTGCGTGTGGACGTATTACATCTGATTGTGGTTCTGGTTTTACTGACACAACAAGAGTTCGTGATAAGAAGACAAAAGACTGGGTAGATATTCCAATCGAAGCTCGTAACGAGATGGACCGTGAATATCTAATGAAACTGGCTCGTGAAGGTAAATTAGTAGGACGTATTGCTGACTGCGAATGTAATGGTTGGGTAACGTCTGAAGGTCGTAAAGATGGTACTGTTGGTATCTTCTTACCGATTATTAAAGGCTTCCGTTTTGATAAAACTAAAGCTGATACCTTTGACGAAGTGTTTGGTAATTTCACTGAAACAACAGGTATAAAATGAAAGCTTACTTAGAAACAGTTGTTATCGCTCGTAAAGAAGGTGGAGATGTTTCCACCTCTTGTTCTCAAATTATTCTTGATTTTTTTGATATGACTGCTTATCGTGAATTCAGAGATAACACTTTAGACTCATATGAAAAAGCACCGTATTTTGAAGTCTATCGTACGTTATTGCCAATATCTGCAGCTTAAGGAGCCTTCGGGCTCCTTTTGGGCATAAATACTAGAATATAATAAACTGCTAAAGGTAACACTATGACTGATAATTTATTGGTTGAAGTTTTTGACAGCGAATCCGAAAATGGATATCCAGTCATTGATTTGAACCCAAAAGCAAAAGTTCCACAACTCTGGTCTATTAAAGTTCCAGGTAATGATAAGCTAGTTGCTCGTATGGTTTCATATTTGTCTCAAGGTGATGCGACTAAACAGATTAAACAAGGCGACAAATACGCACACGTTATTCTGATGTCACTAAGTGATAAAGGAACACCTGCTGAACTTAAAGGTGGATTAGGTTCCGATCCTGTAGGTGCATTGAATACTATCTTCGACACTGTGTATTCAGTAGTTAAAAAGAACCGTATGGATGCTGTGATGTTCCGTTTCCCGGCCAAGAAAATGAAAGGCCAAGAACGAACTGTTCAACGCATCATGCAACGTCTGGTAATGGCTCGTACAGGTGGTCAATTTAAAGTCCTGGATGCGCTCTATACATTTACTTCAAAGCACGCATATATTCTTATCTATCGTAAGTCTCGTGGTCTAGAGGATATCTCTGGCATCCCTGAAATCAATTCTGAGCTATACACTAAGGTTGAATCTAAGGTCGGCGATGTGTATGTTTCTAAGAAAACAGGCGAAAATGTAACTAAAGATGAAGCTTTTGCTGGTTCTATTGCTGAAATTGAAAAAGATCGTTCAGATCGTTCAGTAATTAATCGTACTAAGGTTTCGCGCCGACAAGTAGCTGCATCCCAATCAATGGCTACGGATTCATTTAGTGACCCTAAATGGGATGAAATTGAAGCCAGAGCTTCTAAGTTTAATAAGCCGGCAACTGCTAATTTAGTCCCAGAAGCACGCGAATTAGAATTGGTGCTAACTTCTAAGGCTGCTAGAACAAGATCAGCAGAAAGAGCCGTCAACGGTATTGGTTATAGATTAAAAAATTTAAGATTTATTGATGAAGATACTATTGCTAGAATGTCAGATCGAATGACTGAAGTTTTAATTAAAAATATAGGTCAAGCTCCTTTAACTTCTGTTAAAAGTATGCAAGAATATGCTAAATTATGCATGGATATGACTGAAGATTTTAAAGAAGATTTTATAGATAAACAATTGGATGATAATTATGGCATGTCAAAAGAACGTGCTCAAGCTGAATGGACTATGTTAAGAACTAAGTTCATCAAAGAATCACTTCAAAACTATGCCAAAAACGTATCAGATAATATTAATGGTATAGCTGGCTCTCGTACTCCTTTACAATATCCAGTAAAAGAGCAACGTGGTATCAGAGAATATGTTGGTTCTGGTTATCATGATATTAATGATTATTTGCTTGGCCGTTGGTCTGAGCAAAGTAGCAATATAATGAATCGCTATGAAGTCTTAGAAGCTATTGATGGAATTGATGCTGCTTTTGAACGTGGTGACCGCATCCCAGAAAATATTACGTTATGGCGTTCTCAAACTATACGTAAGCCTATTTGGGAATCATTGATTAAAAACCGTGTATTCTATTTCCGTAATTATGTTTCTACTTCATTAGCTCCTATCATCTTTGGTGGTTGGAAAGGAAATTCGGCTATTGGTTTAGCTCCTGAAGAAGTTCGTAGTGAACTTAACATTGATGCAGGTTCCGAAGAAGCAAAAGATATGCCAGGCCAATTTGAAAATGATATCAGAGTTACAGTTGGTTGGGCTATTGATGGTGGTCATAAAATTAACGTCATCTTCCCTGGTGATTTGAGTAATATGCCTTCTGAAATGGAAATCATTTTACCTCGTGGAACAATGGTATCCATTAATTCTATAACTGATGCTTCTTATAATGACGGTATTCAATATAGTAACCAAAAGTTCATTCAAGCTGAAATCATGACTTCAGAACAAATTGAAGAATCTACTATAGTGTATGATGGTGATGCATTGTTTGAGAATGGTGAACTTGTTGCTATGGACACTTCTGAACCATTGAACTTTACCTCATTTGTGAAGGCTTCAAAGCCTAATCCTAACAAAGAAGGACTAGCTCTTTTAGCTTCTTTAATAGACATCCAAGAAATCCCAGAACGTTTTATTCAAGGGTAGTTTACAACACCACAAGGATGTGGTACTATAGAACCTCAATCACATGAGGAACTTATTATGAAATCTATCTTACGTATTAACCAAACTGAAATCGTTGTTGAAAATGTTACTCCTATTTCTGATGAGTTTGCATTAAAAGCCTCATCTCAGATTTTTAAATCACCTGAGCAATATGATGTTCTAATGATTCCTCAAGAAATCTTTGGTAAAGAAGAACAATCTGAAACAATTGTTGACGGTATCCTTCATGGCAAAATTGAAGGTGAATTCCCAGTATCAGTGAAGTTCTTCCATAAATCTCTTGAAGGTAAAGAGCAATTCACAAGTTTGTTCCTTGAAATTCCAGCTTTCATTGGTTTCCGTAACTAAACCCTGAAGGGAGAGCTTAGCTCTCCCTTTTTTTATATCCCGCCTAAAATCCTCGACTGAGTATTCCATGCTCCTGTAGCTCGTCCTGCGCCAGTAACTATCTGACTTATACCACCTCCTGCTCCGCCTAAGCGACTTAATCTTGGAAGTAATGAATTCATACTCATATCGCCATTGATACCAGTTATAACGTTTATGGCTTTATCTTCTAACCAATCGTATGCGGCTTGACGTCCTACAGCACCAACAGACATCACTCTGTATGCGAAGGTCACATCGAAAATAGCTATCTGATTATCACCATCATAAGTTAATTCAGGGGCTCCTACGCCCACAGGCACACACCCTTGCATCATTACTACGGTATGTGGTAAACCATTACGTGCGTGTAAGTTAACTTGAATATCAGCTTCAACATCTTCAGGTAAAGCTCGTAAACCTGTTACTGGGTCTTGGACTGCATTCACCCAATCATGCATTGCACGAAAGTTACTTGCTTCAGGGTCCATACGGAATGTAAGAATCAAAGGAGTATAATCACGACCAGTGATTCTAATGTTTGGCGCATTATGATTCAAATCCATTTCATGTTGTAATTGGTTCTCAGGCAATTTGACTGCTGATACCATTAAACCTGAAGTAGGGAATGCCATATTGAAGAAGTCCAAAAGATAAGTTCCTACTTGGAACTCACCTAGTAAGCTCTGCACAACCCTGTTGGACATCGCACCAATCAGATATTTACTTATACCTGACTTACGAATCAATTGCTGACCGCCAGCGACGGCTATAGACGTTACTGCCTGAGTAATATCTCCAGGCTTTAACCCTAACCAATCAGAATCTAATGCAATGTTGTTGAATATCATGCCGCCAAATTGATCGAGCAGTTGTTGTGATTTACTTGATGGTGTAGTCGCGAAGACTACACTAAAAAGGTTGGTACGCTGAAAATCTATATTCCCAGCTTGGTTTTTAAATTCTTCTAATGTAAACATTATAGAGCTCCATTATAAAGAGTTCCACGGTTCAATGTCAAGATTTCACGGAAAGTGATTTCCAATACGAATGAACTTGGTAAGTTAGGAGCAATAGCCAATCCATTAAAATTACCATTTGGTGACTTATCAAATCTTATACTTTGTATTTGACAAGGCCCAAACACATCTGGGCGACCGTCAAACGATGATGTTTTACCAAAGTTACGAATAAACCAAACTGTTGGATTACTCACAACAATGACATTACTCAAGAACGAAGTAACTTGTTCCATCATCGTATTTGAAGTGTCAGCTCCTGTTGGTGTCAGATTATTAATGAATGTGGTTTTGTACCATGAGTCAATCTGTTCTTTCAAATCAGCAGCAAAATTACTATTGCCTGTTTCACCATATGAGAAATAGTTAAAGGTCTCATAGATGTTAATGATTTGAATTAAGTCTTGAACATTTCGTGGGGTTAAGTCCCACGTGAATACTTTGCTTCTATTATCAGGGCCAGCATACATTGAACGTGCTGTGTTATAAATCTGTTCACCATGGTCTGACATCCAACCTTGAGTAATTGATTCAATGGCACCAAATACTGTGGTAGAAGCGACATTACTTAAAACACCAGTGGCCGTCCCTGCACCACGAGTAATAAGTGATTCACCCACATCATTGAACTTATGCGAAATAGAATCGGTGTCAGATTTAGAACGTGGTAACAATATATTAGCAATAGGATTCTTATCGAATTGAGTTCCGGCACCAACAGTGGTGCCTTTCACAGGGTCAAAACTATTACGAACACTTTCAATAACAGATGAACGCATTGAACGTAAATCAGGAGTTGTTCTTGATTTATAATCATAGGCTGTAAATAACAGCCCATTTTTATAAAGATCGTTAATGCGTAAATCGTCTATACCATCATTGCCTGAGGCGCGCTCAGCCGGATATTGAGCGCTAATGGTTTTTCTCATTGGTTGAACTTTACTTTGTCCGGCAGATGTTTTTTCGCCAATAAGTGAATCAAACTTATCTTTGAAATCATCTAAAATTTTGATGTCCATAATATTCCTTAATTAACCCTTCGTGAGCCACCCATGCCTGGAGCAGGAGTTGAACTTGTAGGTGGCACAGTAACATTGGTTTTACTAGTCTTATTTACAACAGTATTGTTAGTGACTTGAGCATTTGATGCTGGAGCATTTTTAGCTGCTTCATTAGCTCGTTTCTGTTGTTCAATACGATTAGATTTTTGAGTATCTTCTTGTTCTTCAACCGGAGCTGGAGCTACCTTAGCATCTGCTTTAAGCTTATCTACTGCAGCCGTTAATTTACCTAATTCGCCTTCCATGTCTTTACGAAGCTTAGGTGTTTTAGCTAATGCAGGATCAGCTAAACGCTTACCAATTGAGTCAATAGATTTATCGAGATTTTCGATGCGCGAAGTATCACTGCTTCGAGTTGTCGCTGTTAAATCATTAGTACGTTTTAATGCAGCTTGAGTTTCATTACGAGCCTTGATAGCTTTAATACGTTGATCTTCAGGAAGATTAGCAATTTCATTCTCTTTGCCATAAGTACCAGCTTCGATTTGAGCAGCTTCTTCTTTTGTCAGAGACCCATAATTAACTGCTTGTTCACGAGCCGCTTTGCTATTTTTGTACCTTTCAGCTGTTTCAGTTTTTTTCTTAGTATCTTTTTGCATATTACGATCTTGATAACGAGCCAAAGTATCTTGGTCTTGTTCATCAAGAACTGCACCTGATTTTTGGAATTGTTCTAAACCATAACCTTCTACAGTTAAGGCTTTATCATCCATACCCATTGCACGAAGCATTGCAGCCGTAATTTTAGTGATGCCTAAGAACATTAAATCAGCTAATGCAATAGTAATATCACCGATGCCTTTAATAATAGCACCTGCAAGACCAGACCAATTCTTTTCGTCCCACATTGTAGAAATATTTTTAGCCATCTCAACAACTGATTGAATTAAAGGTCCCCATTCTTCAGCTTTAGCAAAGAACTCTTCAAAACTCTTATTAAACAAATCGCTCCAATATTTGAAATGAATTCTAATAAGATCAATACCTAAAATAAGTGCAAACATCATCCCGGCTAATTTAGCTGCTTCGGCTGCTGCTGTCAATGTATATTTGAACAACATACCAGCAATTTTGTCAGACACACCTACTGAAGCTTTGAATCCTCCTTTAGTGATTTTAATCAAATCATCTAATTTAGAATCTTCACTCTTACCTGGTTTTTCTTTAGAAGGTTTCTCTTCTGCAGGAGGGTCTTCAGGTGGAGGAGTTGGCGGTTCTGGCGGTTGTCCTCCTGGTAATAGTTTTTCAAGTAATTCATTCAACGATGGCTGAATTACTTCAAGAGGCATTGCAGCTTTAATTGCTTCAAGTAAAGATGAATCAGGAGATGCTGAAGGTTGTGGGCCAACAAAATCAGATGCACCAAAAAGCTTATGCTCGAACATCTCTGAAAGCTTAGCTAATTTATCTGAAATAGCTGAAGCAACATCATTGAGTTTAGAAACTTGTTCAGTTGTTTTCTCTGAAGCTTCAGCCGCTAATTCTGAGGCCGCTTCTACATTTTCTAGACCTTTAGAAAGCCCATCAATGCTTCCTAATATTTGATTACCTTTAGCTTCAACCGTATCTGAAATTAGTTCAGTTGCTGCTTGTACGTCGGTTAATTTAGCAGATATATCATTAAGGACAACAGTTTGATCTGATGCTGCCCCCTGAGCTTTACGCTCAGGTTCGCCATCTTCTATTTTTTTCTTACGACGTAATGTAGTTTTATCACTGTTTGGTTGAATCATTTAAAATGTCCATAATAGGTATTATTCCTTTGATAGGGCCATTAGGACCAGGAATAGCTACAGTCGAAGTAATATCATCAGCCCATTTAGAAACAAATGCAGGCATACCCATGAAATCAGGGCATTCGGTAGAATTATCTACTTTTAAGAAACATTTCTCTAATACATCATCGACTGGTCCGAACTGTTCAAATGGCTTATTAGACCTGAAATAGAATGTATGACCAGCAAATTGTTGTTCTAATCGTTGACAAATATAAATGTCATTCAATTTATAAGTGAAGCCATCTATTGTGACTTCATCTTTCAAACGATTATTAAATGCTAATACATGAAGAGCAACGAAATCTGTTTCAGCAGCCGTTAAACCAGGACATATAGAATCCATTAGTATTTTAAGATTCTCATCTGGGCCGCGGACATCACGAACTAGTTTATGGTGTTTCAGTCCCAGTTTCGGGATCTTGAGGTCCTTCCCATTCAGTTTCAATGTCTTCATCGGGATTATAAGTTTTAAGTTCATTTTTCACCTTAATTGGTTCTACCGGTGTAATCGGCTTACCATTTGTAAATGCATAGATGTTAGTGATTGATTGATTATTGCTTATTTCATGAATCACTTCATCAATATAAAAATCAGATACGAATTGGTTCTTAATATCAGCAAAGTTTAATTTTTGACCTGGGCATAATTCAAAGTCACCGTATACCTTCACGTGAGCATAACCATCGTATTGAGCCATTGTTCCTAATCGCAATGCTTCTTCATAACCGTTACGATAAATCTGTTCAGCATAAGCACCTGAACGTGAAACTAATACACTATTTTGTCCTTCACCAACAACAATACGAGTAACCTCTTTATCCATAAATGAATGAGCATATATCGTAACGTTAGTCATTGGCTTACGTGTGTGTTGGTTAGCTTTAGTTAGCCATTCAAAGTCAAATGCGATAGGTGTTTCTAATTGATTAACATATTGTCCAATTAGTCTTGGTTCACCAACAACAAATGTTTTAGCTTCTTGAGCAGTCATTTGTTGATAATCCATGAACCTGATGCCTTGGATATCTTCCCAAACAAAAACGAATTGGTCAGAATCAACAGCTAACCCAGTATCGCGAACGAAGTCATAGTATTTAGGAACATTGCCACACCATGGAACCTTAGGAACATATATGTTAAGTGATTCAACGGGTGGTGCAATTAACGGTCGGTCTTGATAGATGACGTTAATCATTTCGTTAATACTTTGTGAGGCATTAGCAAAAAATGTTCTTGAGAATTTCAAGTCTTCTAAAATATGAATTGGTGCTAATTGAATCGTAATGATGTTATCACTTTTAGAGTCAACACCTACAGCAAAGTGTTTACATCCATAGATACGAGATAATGTTCTTTGAGTGTTAGCATTAGCTACAGAAATCTGAATGACTTGTTCACCATCCATTTTAGTATGGAGATTCTTGTTATCATAGAACTGAAGAAGGCCTTCATTGTTTCCATAAAGTCCATCTCTCATTGTGAGTGTAGTGAATGTAGCAGCAAGTTCAACAAATCTATTTTCAAGCCAAGCATCATAGTTTTCATATAGCTTGATACTAATATTAGGATACCCAGCCATCTGGACTGTTTTGGTCATTTCTTAAGGTCCTTTTCGACTAATGATAAAGCAATACTTCTTTCAATTGGAATCATACTCATAACAGAATTTAAGTCATAATGACTTTTAACTAAAAGATGATTCACTTGATAAAAAGAAAAGACTTCATCTGGGTTCAATAATAATTTAAATACATCTACTAATGAATCATAAACATATTGGTGTTTTGTACAGCAGCCGTAATTAACTTCTATATAAAGTGGTTTCATTTTCTTGATAAGAGCTTCAAATGATTTGTAATCAATAGAATCAATCACTTGAACTTTAGTTTCATTATCAAGTTCATCCCACTTATAAACAGCTTCACTGTCTTCGACTGAATCGATATTGTCAGCGACTAATTGGACTAAGTCATCAGTGAATTCATTTGGGTATTTGAATTTGATTTTGACACCTGAGCATTCAATGGTTGGAGCTGTTAATGGCGGTTGGGCCAGGTTAATCATGAATCGTTTTGTGTTACCACATTTAGAACATTCATATGCTACAGGTATTTTTGTTTTACCGATAGATGAAGTAAAAACTGAAATAAAAATGTAAGGGCGCCATGATTTAGGATATTCATCGAAATAATCATCTAAGAGATCGTCAAGCAATTCGATTTGTTCTTCTTTTGATTTAGTGTTCATGTCATTTCGAACTAACAAGAAATCTCGATAATCTGCGACTGTGAACGGCTTGAAACGATGAGTACCATCAGGCAAATTGCAACGTACGATATTAGCCATAGTATCTCCTTTCATCTATTTATAAATACACATATAAGAGGAACTATTTTATGAACTTTGAATATAAATTTACAGTACATGTCTCAGGTAAAGTGGTTAATTGCCGAGCATTTACTCTTAGAGAATATAAAGACCTTATGCATGCAAAGCTTAAGGGAACATTAGACTTAGCCATCGTAGAACTGATTAAAAACTGTACTGATGCTGATAACCTTAATCGCCAAGAATCTGAATTGCTTGTCATTAAACTTTGGGCTCATTCATTAGGTGAAGTTAATCATGAGCATACGTGGGTGTGTGCCTGTAAGCGGGAACAAGAGGTGCCACTTAACTTTACACATGCACAAATTGATGCTCCCTCTGAGCCCCTGGTGTGGGAATTCACTAACTTTAAGGTCAAGTTCAAATACCCTAAACTTTTTGATGACTCTAATATGGCTATGATGGTTGCTAAGTGTATTGAGTTCATTGATGTTGATGGTTCAGTCATTAAAGTAGATGATCTTTCAGATTTAGAATTAGATGATCTTTATGCTGCTATCTCTAGTGAAGCACTAAAAGACATTACCGCTATGCTATTAAAACCACAAGTAGTATTAGCAGTGCCTATTTCATGTGAATGTGGCGAAACCAGTGTTCATGTAATTAAAGGACTTAAAGAATTCTTTAAGCTACTATAATGATCAAAAACATAAATCAATTATACTCTGATATCGATCCCGAGATGAATATGGCTTGGGATCGCGATATTTCTAAAGCCACTGGGTCTCGTGCAGTTAAAAACAGTTTGTTAGGCATTATTACGACTCGTAAAGGGTCTCGACCCTTTAATCCAGAATTTGGATGTGAGTTGTCTGATCAGCTTTTTGAAAACATGACACCACTTACAGCAGATACAACTCAGCGTAATATCATATCTGCTATTCGTAACTTTGAACCTCGTATTGATAAACTATTAGTTGATGTTACACCGTTGTATGATAGTTATACGCTTATTGTGACAGTTCAATTTAGTATTATAGACAACCCGGATACCGTTGAACAAATCAAGCTTCAACTTAGTAATTCAGCTCGTTAAACGCTTTCTTTTGAAGGTGTGTATAATGGGTTACGGGTTTATTGCTAAGGAACATTAATGAGTGGATTAGAGTTTAAATTAGAGTCGTTTCAAGATGAGTTAGATAAGGATTTAAAGATAGATTCAACCAAGTTACAGTATGAAGCTGCTAATAATCCTGTTTTATACGGGAAGTGGTTGCGTCTGCATTCGACTTGTCGAAAAGAGATATTAAGAATTGAAGCGCAGAAAAAGACTGCGCTTAAGAAGCGATTGGATTTTTATACCGGTCGTGGTGAGCCAGGTGAAGCTGTGAGTATGGACCAATATGAGAAGTCAGAAATGAAAATGGTTCTGTCGGCAGACAGCAATGTGTTGAAAGTAGAAACTCAATTGCAATATTGGGCTATTCTGCTTGAATTCTGTTCAAGTGCTATGGACGCTGTAAAGGCTCGTGGTTTCAGCATTAAACATATTCTTGATATCAGAGTATTTGAAGCTGGTGGTAAGTAATGGAAGAGTTTGAAGAAGAGATAAAGTTCTTAAAGAAAAAGCATGGAATTTCCGATTCAGATATCCGTATTGTACCTGATCATCCGTGTGGTGAAGATGTTCTTTATATTAAAGGCAAGTTTGCTGGGTATATAGATGAGTATTTCTACGAAACACAAATGGGCATAGACATGCATATGCGAGACTTTAAAGCTAAAGCCAGAAAGCAAATATAAATAGATATGTAACGACAACCAAGGAGACAATTATGTCTGAGATTTGTGTCGTCTGTAAAACACCAATCGATTCGGCATTGGTTGTTCAATCAGACAAAGGTCTGGTTCATCCAGGTCCTTGCTATAATTATGCGTGTGAATTGCCTGTCACTGAAGACACACAAGAGCAATTGAACGAAACGCAACTTTTAATTTAGTCTAGTGTTGATAGCCACTTTGTTGGTTTTGCCCCTTCCTTATGGTCGGGGCTTTTTTGTATTAAAAATCTTCATCTTCTTCATCATCCATCGACTCAAGCTCTGTACGCTTGCCTGCCAATGCATCACGAATACTGATGTCGTCTGAATCACCTAATTCAGTTTCACCTGAACGTTTCTTGTAATAGCCTTCGAGTTCTTTAAGTCCATCAAGGGTCATACAAGACCCTATTTTAGACATAAAGGTTTCGATTGCTGCTTCATGAACAAATTGTTTGAAGTCAATCATAAGTCTACCTGTTTCATTACATAATTGAATTTTTCTTCTGCATAACGTTGAATACGTTCAAGAGCATGTTTTAATGCATAATTCAAATGAACATATTTCTTTTTAGCATTAGCAGACTTAGGTTTAACACCCATATCATCTATAATGTCCCAGACTTGAGCCGTTGTTTTACTTACGTGTTTACGAAGTACACGACCAATAGTCTGAAGCACAATGATCTTTGATTTTACCGGGTGTGCAAAAATAATATGATGTAAGTTTTTAACACTGATGCCGGTAGAGAATACGCCGTATGAAGCGACAACAATAATACCCTTGCCATTTTCAGCCATTACTTTCAATGCATTACGAGTATCAGTATCAACTTCACCATTTACGAAGAATACTTCTTTATGCTCAAGGTCTTTAACCATTTGGAAAAGTTCTTTACCATGTTCGGCATTCTTGAACATCAAGAAAACGTTCTCTTCTTTTTTAGCTAATTTAACAGCAAGCTTAGAGACCCAAAGATTTCGTTTCTTAGCTTTTTGGATAACCTTAATTTCTGTCTGATAATCTTTGCCTTTCATTTGAGCACAGAATTCATCAGGGTAACGTAAGAAAATAGAGTTGATTTTCAAATCAGTTACTTGACCATCTTCCATAAGCTGTGATGTTGACACAGGCTTAAAAACATTACCAAACATACCTACATATTGCATCAAATTGGCTTTACCATCTTTTAAAGAACCAGAAAGACCATATTTGAAAGCACAATTATTTAAGCCTGCAATAATAGATGAAATACTTTTGCCTGTAGCAAGATGACATTCGTCGTTCATCATCATACCAAACTGACTGAACCATTCTTTAGGTTGTTTAACAGCAGTTTGCCAAGTAGCAACATAAATCTCTGCGTCAGAATCACGAGCTGTACCACCACGAATGCCTAGCATATTCTTACGATTGAACAAACGATAATCAACAAAATCGTCAATCATTTGATCAACTAAAGCTGTTGTTGGAACAATGATTAAAATCTTACCAACATAGTTCTCAACATAATAACGTGCCAGGAGCGCCTGAATCAATGACTTACCTGCGGAAGTAGGTAAATTAAGAATGTTTCTACGATTCATCAGGCCAGTGTACACGGCGTCCTTCTGGTACCAATGTGGCTCAATCTTGGTAGACCCAGAATAAATTTCAAGAGCATTCAACCAATTATCAAAATCAACACGAGCGATATCTTCTTTCTCATTGATTTTAGGGTCAATTGCTACTTTGTAATCCATATTGGAAGCAAATTTATCGATGAATCCAACTAGTCCAAATGGCAAACGACGGTCATAACCTAAAAGGCGAATTCGTCCATCCCAATGACCATATTTGTATTGTGGGTTAAATTTGAAGCCATCAGCTTCAAATGAAAAGTAGTCTCTTAGTTCAAAGAAGATGCTCTCTGAGCATTCAATCAGAACATGACTATAATCTTCAAAATGTACATTGATATCCACGAGAGATTCCTAAGTAATAAATATAGATATATTTATACACTGAGGCTATACTATGATTGATAAAATTTATATTGACGAACTTCGTGAGCTAGACAAAAAAGAAGCCAAAGAAAAACTGGCCGACTACGCTCTTACTTTCAACATAACTTTAAAGAAAACTAAGTCATTTGATAACATGGTTGCTGACTTGTCAGAAGAAATGAAAAAACTTGCTTCTGAACCAATGCCTGAAGATATTGGCGGAATGAGTATCTCTGATTTGATTCAAGCTGATGATGAACTCACTGGCACTTCTGTTTTTAAAGATGAAGCTAAAGATGAAGCCAAGACACTTTTGATCGATTCTATCGGAGCTCCTTCCGTTGAAGCTAAAATCATTAACTCTATTCAAGCTCCAATTGGTGAAGTTGTTACAGTTATTCATAGCGAAGGCATTGAAACTATCCCAACCAAGCCTATGACTGAAGAAGATCTCCCTGCTCTTGAAAAAGCTATTGAACAGATTATTGAATCTGAAAAGGTATTTGAGCTTCCAAAAGATTTCAGTCCTACATTAGCTCAAATTGGACGTGGATTAACTTATGTAACTCTACCTTGGTGGATTTATGAATGGATTACAAAGAACCCAGAATGGAAAGTGAATCCGCATTCGTTCCCACACCACTACGGTATTGATACGATATTAAGTCTTTTATATTACATTAAGCGTGATGGGTTAGTTCGCGTTCGTGAAACGCGTAATTCAAGTTTCCAAGTTATAAAATAAAAAAGGGAGAGCGTAAGCTCTCCCTTTTTGCTATACAGTTACAACTAAACTAATTGTTTCTGATACATCACCAATAGTACATGTCACCACAGTTGTCCCAGCCGAAACAGCCTTAACGGATGGTACAGCACTGCTGCTTAATACAGCATGTCCAGAAGCATCAACAGATAACACTGCATGCTGCCCTAATTTAACTGGATCAATTGTGAACAATGCGCTGATAACTAAATCTGGGTCACCAACTTTAAAAGCTGGCACAGGTGATTTAGCTGTGATTGTTACTGGTGTAAAATTAGATAAATCATGTAGATTACCATTACGTGATTCAATAACTGAAATGTCATCGTAGTCTTCGAATGCTTGAATCAAGGTATCAAATTCTAATTTGTATTTCGTTTCAGAATAATCACGCCAATCATTACCGTCTTTAAAGGCTTTAACTATAATATCGTAAAGCCAGTAAGGGAGATACGTAAAACTTGTATCTCGCCACGGGATTGGGTTAACTGTTGTCCATTTATCAGCCATAAAACCTTCTTAAATTAAACTCATTTTGTGGATATACCCATTACGCGAGTCTTGAATTTCAACTTCACCCATAGCATTAAATGCTTCTAAAATAGTTTGAACTTCTTCTGTGTAATGATAAGTAGCGTAATCAGTTTTCCAGTCTTTGCCATCAGCTTTTTGAAGTAAGATTTCATCTAATACCCAATAACCTAACGGAGTGAAACTTGTATCTCGCCATGGGATAGGATGTACAGTCCAAAGAACTTCTAAATCAGGCAATAAACTAACAGTTACAACACATGTATTAGATGTGATTTTATCGTTATTATCATCTGTCACTTCACATGTATACGTACCTGCGTCCGCTGGTGACGCAGATTTAGTAAATGTAGCAGCTGTTTCACTTGGGATTTCAACGCCAGCTCTTTTCCATTGATATGTATAAGGCGTTTTGCCATTAGCTGCAACAATAGTTAGAGTAAGAGTTTTACCTGAAACAACTGATTTAGTCGCAGACAAATCGGTGCTCAAAGATAAAGCAGGCACCACTGTAACAACACAAGAAGCTGATGTGATTTTATGACTTGCAGCATCTGTCACTTCAACAGTATAAGTTCCTGCAGTTGTTGAATCCGCAGAAGGAACTATAAATGTATTTAAATTAGTTCCTATGTTAGCACTTCCTTTCTTCCATTGATATGTATATGGAGATTTACCACCGGATGCTGCTACAGTTAGGGTAAGAGCTTGGCCTGTTGATACAGAAGCTGTTGCATTAAGGTTAGTAGCAAATGCTAATGCAGGTCCAACAGTAACAGAGATAGCATTAGATGCAGCAGTTTTAATTGGTGCTTGGCCTGTTACAGTATAAGATACTTTAGCAGTATAAGAACCGGCATCGCCAGCCGCAACTGTTTTAGTCAATGTAGAAGTAGTTTGGCCCGAAACTACAGTACCACCTTTAGACCATTCATATGCGCCTACTGTTGCGCCAGAAGGAACACCAGTTGGGGTAGCAGTAATAGTTAATGTATCACCGACATAAATGTCAGTAGTGGTTGAAACAATAGAAACAGTTGTTGCCGGTAAAGTAGTAATAACGGCAGGACTTGAAGCGGTTTCAGTTGCAGAACCTGCATCAACACCATGCATAACTTTTAATACGTAAGAACCAGCATCAGCACTTGTGATATTGGCTTTAGTGTATGTTGCAGTAGTAACGCCTGTATCTGCGCCAGAAAGTTCCCATTTATACGATGTATAAACATCTGTTGGGTCGAATTCAACTACTGAATTGATAGTTAATGTCTGACCAAGTTGTGGTGAGGCATTAACTGGGGTAATCGTTACTGAAGGAATAGCCATAAGATGTGTCCTCTTATTATGAAATATAGTGTATTTATGCTATAAGAATATTGAGTATAATTGACCTACAAACATGAGGTGACTATGAATATTGCTGTTCAAATTTATACAATGATTGAAGATTTAAAAATGACATTTGGTGATGTAGCTGAAAAATTAGGTATTTCAGCTCGAGAAGCTGCTAAACATTGGGCTGAAGGTGAAAAGCTTAAAATCAAATTCAAATCACGCGAGAAAGTTGTTTATCGCAAGCGAATGACTACATCAACTTTGCATCACAAAAAATTGGTTAAAAATATCAATGCACACGCTACCTTATCCAAAACCGAGGCCTAAAATGACACGTACTACTAAATTAGCTACTTACTATGGTGCTATTGCCGATTCTATTTCAAGTTCAGAATACACTGAACTTAAAAAAGACTTTGAAAAGTGTATCACTGATGTTGCTAAACAAGGACGCAGAGAATTCCATTATTATCCTTTGAAGAATGTTTCAAAATTCTCGAAATATAAAGACGTTTTCCTTAAATGGCTCGAAGATGAAGGTATTGAAGCCAAATGGCGTAGTTGTCAACGTGATGGCGAATGGGTTGAAATTAAGTTCTAATATGCTTTAAGAATATATGTGATATATTCGATATAATGGTTCAGAGGCCTATTTATAAGCCTGGGGCTAGAAGATTAATTATTTTAATATGGTGATTTATGACATTTGAAAAGTACTCCTCTTTAGAGAATCATTACAACGGTAAGTTCATCGAGAAGATTCGTTTCTCTGGTAATGACACTGGCGTATGGGTAGCACGTGAAAAGATTCATGGTACAAACTTCTCTCTAATTATTAGTCGTGACGCAGTCACTCCGTGTAAGCGGACAGGACCTATTCTGCCCGGTGAAAGTTTCTTTGCTCATGAAATTATTATGAAGAAATATGATAAGTCTATTAAGTTTCTTCAAGACTCTATCTGTGGTACAGCATCTTCGTATCAAATTTTCGGCGAGTTCGCAGGTGGTGGAATTCAAAAAGGTATGGATTACGGTGAGAAAGACTTCTACGTATTCGATATCTTAATTAAGTCAGAACACGACCAAGAAGGCACTTATGCTGATGATTTCATGGTTGAACGTATGTGCTGTACCTTTGGTTTTAAAGTAGCACCACTAATAGCTCGTGGCTCTTTCGAAGAATTATCTCAGTTAGTTAATGACTTTGATTCTGTAGTTAATCATTATAATGAACTTGCTGTGGCCAACGGTATTGAATATGCTAACATAGCTCACTTTGGTTTCTTGCCTCATGGTGAAAAGAATATCGCAGAAGGCTATGTTCTGAAGCCTTGTTATCCAGTGATTTTAGCTAACGGTAATCGTGTTGCTATTAAATGTAAGAACTCTAAGTTCAGTGAAAAGGCTAAATCTGATAAGCCTATTAAGCCGGCTGCGGTATTAAGCGACCAAGATAAGGTTGCACTGTCTACATTAGCTGAATATAGTACCTGGAACCGTGTGTCCAACGTTTTGAGTCATATTGGTGAAGTGACAGCTAAAGACTTCGGTAAGGTAATGGGTCTTACTATGCAAGATATTTTTGTCGAAGCAGAACGTGAAGGTATCGTACTTATCGATGCTGACCAACCGAACTTAGTTAAGAAAGAACTTCAGCAAATAGTAATGGCTACCATTCGTGAAAAATGGCATGAAGTAGTATAAAAACAAAAAAAGGGAACCATATGGTTCCCTTTTTTTTTTAGCCTGCAATTAACTTCGGTAACTTAACACCAAGCAATACAGACATATCACTTTGACCTGCCATTTTATCCATATCAGTAGCATCAATAATACGAGCATCAGCCTCGTTTTTAGCTACTGTATAAGGGTTCGCTGACAGAGCATATCTAACCAGTAATGCAACAGATGGTTGCAAAGATTCCGGGTCAACAATTACCTTAAACGCACCTACGTGTTCAGGGTCTTCTAAATCCAATCCTTCAGTATACGGCGCATAGAACAATGAGCCAACCATTTCTAGTTCACCAAAGTCCTCTTTAACACCAACAATAACATAATCTAATGGTGAACTTGCATCACAATAAAGTGGCAGACCATTAGCCAAGAATCCATATGCAGCCGGTGACAGATATTGGTCATCTTCTGGCTTATGTTTTAACCAACCTGAAGAAGCTAATACAGCAGCGACACGAGTTGATGCAACGACATAAGTTCCTGAATAAGAAGTTGTTCTTTGAATATGCGAATTGATTTCACATACCATACGATACAATTTACGTCCAGCTAACGGGTCTTCAACAGTAGTTAAATCAAGAATGCCTTTATCTGTTTCACCAGTAACTTTATAACGACTAGAAACTGTAATCAATGACTGGATAATGTCTTTATTAATTTCATCAGCCATTTCGGTAGCCAAAAGATCTTCTACGAAATTAGGCGAATTGAATCCATTAGCTTCAAGGTCTTGCATCAATTCAACAGTCAAAGCTGTTTTTAATTTACGTGATTTAACTGGAGCATTCCATTTAGACACTTCAAATGATGCTTCAGATACTTCTACATCAGAGGCTTCAAATTTAGCCGTTTCAGCTGCTTCGTGCACACTTCGAATATTCAAAAGAACCATTGATTCTTGAATCATAAAATCAAGATCGGTTTCAGTAGTCCCATCGGTAACAGAAACACCTAATACTTTATAAACGATATCTTTATATTTGAAGTATTTGCCTGTTGTAAATGTTGCTTTATTTGCATCAGTAATTTCAACTACCGTTTTGCGTTCTTTAGTACCGAATGGGCCAGCATAAGTAGCACCAGAAGTAAAGGTCATATCATCATTAGGGTTCAAATATTTGATACCATATAATGCCGCAACTGGTTGAGATGTACGTTGTTCTGCCACAATATCGCTATAGATTAATTTAGTCGTGGCGCGAGTCAATGCAACGAGGTCGGGACGCCCAAGAGACGAACTGCTCGTAGTTGTAGATTCGCGCAACAGGGTATGAATTTTGCTCATTGCACATTCCTCTTTTGTTTATAAGTTTATTTATAAGTTTATTTATAAAGCTTCAGAAACAAAAATGGGAGACCGAAGTCTCCCATAATTTTTTAAAGTATTAGATACCTTTAACGAACACACGACGGAAGTAACCGTTTTTACCGATGCTGTTAGCCAATGAAGGCATACCAGACACGACACGACCTTTAGGAGCCTGAGCTTCTGGGTCAGCGAATGGGTTAATACCGATACCATAACGAGTTTTGAAGCCCATTACTGGTTGGAAGTTCTTAGGATCGGAACCACGCAGCGGAGTCAGTGCAACGTATGGCGCGTAGTAGATACCAGCATCCATTTCGTTAGAACCTTTATAACCCATGGTGAAGTAGTCTTGACGTGCATACTGGTCGATATAGACACGGTAGCGTCCACCCAATACACCAGCAAATACGGCTTTAGTGGTATCAGTTTCGAAACCACGACCCAGACCTTGAGCAGCTACAGATACGTTGGTATCAACAGCAGCCAGTACGTTAACAACGTTACGTGAAGCAATCAGGAAGTTACCTGCACCACGACCGGTTTGACGTGCGATTTCAGCTGATTCTTTATCGATTTGGAACAGAAGAGCTTTAAAGCTTTCACCAGCCCAACGAGCACCACGCGTATCGATTGGGTCTTGGAAGTCAAACACACCGGCTTTAGAACCAACAGTTTGAGTCATACCGGTTTTACCAACCTGTGCTGAATAGTTAATCCAGTCGATTACTTCACGGTTAATTTCCAGCATAATTTCTGTAGCCAGAATACCACTCAGTTCGGCATCAGCGTCCATACCGTGAACAGCACGTAAGTCTTGAGCCAGTTCGATAGAGTAAGCAGCTTTAAGCTGACGAGATTTAGCTTCGATAACTTGTTTATCGATACGGAAGCCCATTTCGTTCCAAGCATTATCAGTAGAACCGTTAAAGCCTTCTTGCAATTCGGCGATAGAGGTAGCCATACCTTCAGCGATTTCAGCCAGTTTACCAGCTTCTAATTGCTTAGTGATTTCTACGTCCAGTTTACCAGCATCAGTAGCAGCAGCATCAATAGTGAAAGCAACTACAGTTTGAAGATGAGCACGACCAGTTTGTTCGAAATCATGAACTACAATATCACCAACAGCTAACACTTTACCAGCGGTTGCTTTAGGGAATACTTCAGCAGCACCTTGACCAGAGAACATTGCATCTGGAGCGAACATTGGGTGGAATGCTTCTTTAGCGCCAGCTGCGATTGGATCTTTGCCATACACAGCACGCAGTGCGAACACCTGGCCAGTAGGGTTATTCATCGGCTGAACACCACAGATATCGAAAGCAATCAGATTAGGGATTGAACGACGAACCATACCCATTACAGCAGGACCGATATGAGTTACAGCACCAGAGGTTTGACCAGCAGCGATATTGGTTGCATCATAACCATGGTCACCACCAATTTCTGCTTCACTCAGGAACGAACCAAAAGCTTCTGCGATTTTTTCATCTTTGTATTCAGGGGAAGTAGTAAAGTCTTTTTCCTGGTTTTCCAGGATTTTAGCGATAATGGCTTGTTTTGAAGCACCAACAATTTCTGGCAGTTCTTCATTTTCCAGCAGTGGCTGCCATTTTTCTAAGAGAGCGTTCTTTTTCATGTGTTGTATAACCTTGTTAAATTAAGAAAGACGGGTCGCACCGCGGATGTATGCATCCATGACTGAAGGTGCTTTAGTTGATTTTTCATCGACTGCTTCTGATACAAAGTTCAGTTTTGCAGCATCATCTTCAGGAGTATTTATTACACCTTCAGTAATGGTTTTATCTTTAGATGTTTTAACCATCTCGACGATAGCGGTCAACTTACCAGTAAAAGCATCTGAATAATCCATTCCTTCAGTTAGAGATGTTACACTCTCTTTCTGAGATTCAGTTAAATCACGAGTCATTTCAGTGATTGCAAAATCACGCTTCATAGAAGCAATTTCAGCAGTCAGAGAAACATTAGACTCAAACAATTTAGTAGTTTCGGCGTTAGCTTCAGCAAGTTCTTCTTCCATTTCTGCAACAACATCTACAGATTCAGCAGGAATAACAACGTTGTGTTCTACGAACAGTTCTTTCATGCCGGTCAGCATAGATTCGAACAGGTCGCCTTTAATACCACGATCAATTGCAATTTTATTTTCTGCCAGCCATTCTTTAGCGATGTGGTCGAAGAATTTAGAAGCAGATTCGGTCAAAGTAGCTTCTGCTTCGATTTTAGCAGCTTCGATACCTTCTTGAACCTGAGATTCGGCCAATTCGGCAATTTTAGTAATATGAGATTCTGCCAGTTGTACGGCGTGTTTTTTGACGGTCGCTTCGAATACAGTGCTGAAATTAGCTTTTGCTTCATCAGACAGATTAACTGATTCGAAAACGCTATCAAGTTCTACGGAAGCTTCGATTTCTTTAGCTTCGCTAATCAGTAGTTCTTTCAGCATTTTTAAGTCCTGTTGTTAAGTTACATAATTATTTATAACGCTTTTAAGCGCTCGGCTAGTGCATTAAAAGCATCATCAGCACTTGTATTGGCGACTTGCGCCTTTTCTTCTGTACTTTCAGAAATTTGTTTCGGCTGGACCCACGCATCAGGAGCACTAGGTCCCCATACAGCGTCCACACCAACCGTCAGGCGAAAACCTTCCTGAACGATGTTATAACCTTTACCTGAAGCTTTCAAAGCTCCTAGGCCGCGACTGGACACACCAGGAATCCAGCCTGCACGGATGTTTGCAGCTAATTTATCACCAGGACCGTGGTCACCTTCGATAATACGTGCACGTCCGTATACATCATTGCCTTTCCACCACATTTCTTCAATGATGATGGCAGCTTGCATAGGGTCAACGTTAGCACGAGGTGGATGGTTTAATTCTCCTAAAGCTTGTTTAGTCTGAACTTGTTCTTTAATGTAATTAGAAACAGCTTTTTCCAAAATTGTTTTTGGGTAAAGACGTTTATTACGGTTAACAACTTCAGCTTGCATGAATACACCTTCGATATAAAGACCTGGTTTTAAACCAGAATCTGAACCATCGTGAGATTCAAGCATCGGAATACCATTAATCACTTCGCCTGGTTGACCCCAATTTTCAATTAGTAATTGGGGTTCATTCATTAGCTTAGTCCAAATGCTTTACGCTTGGCCATCGCTTTTTTCTTTTTACGTTGGGCACGCGTGGTGATAGACGGATTAGCGCGTTTTGTTTTGGTCGCCTTGCGAGCAATTTGACGACGAGCTGCTTTAGATAAGCCAGTTGTCTGATAAGCATTACGTTCACGTGTTTTACGGTCTTTAGTACGAGTAATTTCTCCACGACTAGAAACATGTTTAACAATGAATTCATTTAATTGCATATCTTCATTGAGAGAACCAAGTGCAATAGCCAAATCGGTATTATCACTCAGCATGTTCTCTACAATTTTATTTATATCGGCTTTATCAAGTGCTTTCGACAAGATGTCAAGGCGACCCTGTGCTTCAGGAATCAGAGCTTCGACATTATCGATTACTAATTCGTGGTCTTCAGGGAGCATTAACATTTAATCTTCCTTATCGTCTTTGTCGTCTTCAGAATCAGATTTGTCGTCTTTATCTTCGTCCTTTTCGCCTTTTTTAGGTGGGAAAGGAGGTTTTTTATCTTTTTTATCTTCGTCATCATTATCTTCAGCTTCTTCGCCTTCGATAACAATAGACTGAGCAATAAGCTTACGCTGCTCAGCGACTAAACCAGCGGTCCTTTCAAGCATAATAGCGCTGAACGCTTTCTTAGCTTTGATGAGGTCGTTGGATTTAACTGCGGAAACGAAATCTTCCATTAGAAATCCTCTTCATTTTCAGGGTCTTGGAAACGAGCCTCTTTAGACTCAAGTTCAATCTGCTTAGCTTCTTGTTCAATTTCCTCTTCAGACATTTGCAAGAAATCTTTCATTGCAGTTTGATGAGAAATATATTTACCTATGAACGGTTCGGCCATAGTCAGCATATTGATTCTACGTTCCATGATTTCAGCATCCTTCATTTCAGTGAAGTATGAATCACGGTGGAACACAACTTTAATATTATTTATCTCTTTGTTCCACTCGTCTTCTGTAATAACCTTACGAAGAATTAAATTAGTTTTGAGTGGGTCCAACATGATTTCTTCAAATTTGTGTTGAAGGTCACGGATAAATTTAGAAAATTTAAGTTCGTCACGAGTAATTGCTACACCCGATTCGAATTGAACACCGCCACCACCTTGATCATTAGGGATACGGGATTCAGGGATACGTAGAGCACGATAAAGGTTAGTACGGAAATAACGGACGTCATCCATATCCGACATACCAGTAGCGCCAGGCATTGTGTCAACTTCTGTAACAGCTTTACCATCACGTCTTTGTAACCAATAATCTTCGGTCATTGACATGTTGTGTTGTTGGTTTTTAATTTTACCGGTACTTGCATCATACACAACACGGTTTTTCATCGTGTTCATGATGTGTTGCATGTGTTGTGCTGCCTTACGTGAAGGCATATTACCTGTATCAATGTAGAATACACGACGATCAGGTGCACGCGTAATACGGTAAATCACTAATGAATCTTCCATTAGTTTTAATTGGTTCGCAGGCTTTACAGCACGATGTAAATAGCCAATTATATTTTTACCTGAACAATCAACTAATCCAGAGTGAGCATACACAATGGCTGCACGAGGAATTTTAATTTTAGTTCCAGCAGCATATATTCTGCCATCGGCTTGATATGATTCATTGCCTGTATCGTAAATAAAGAAATCACGATATCCTTTAACTACTTTAGTTCCAGCTTCATCTTTAGTGATTACTTCACGAACGAATTGGACATTACGCGGGTCTAATCTACGAAGTTCTTGGATACCATCTTTAATCTTATTAGGATTTATAATTTTATGGAAGAAAATACGTGAATCAACATACCAACGCTGGAAATGGTCTGTTCCTTTACGCTGGAAATTAAGACTTGTCAATACGTCATTAAATTCTTCATGAATTCGATCTTTGATATTCTGACTAAAGTCAGTTGAATCTAAATCTAATGAAACCACGTCATGATTATCTTCATAAACGATAGCATCAGAAACAATTTCTTGGACAGCATTATCAACTTCATAGTTATTCATTAAACTACGATAAGTATCAATGATATCTCGTGTAGTCTTCATGCCTGGTTCTTGAATACCAAACATTTGTTGCATGAAGCCATTACCAGGGCGATCGTTCTCGTTAGCTTCGATTTCAAGAGCACCATCATCAAATTTAGGTGCCGTAATCGACTCTAATCCATCATTTATTGTTTGTTTGTATTCTTGTTCGTCTTCTTTTGCCCAAGGAACAAAAATACTTAGAATGTCAAAAGCCATTTAGAGTCTCCAAAGTTAACAGAGCGTTGCTCTCTGATAATATTTATACCGAACTTTTAAAAGTGATTTGCTTAAAACACTTTTAAAAATTGATGGAGCCGAAGCTCCATACTTATTTATTCCCACCAATCGATAGCGAAAGTAGTTTCAAATGTTTCTACTTCGTTATTTGAATCCCAGTCCATCTGTACTTCACCAACAGTAGTTGGCCACAGACCAGTGATAGTGTGTTCTTTAGTTACTGTTTTGCCATCACGATGGAATTGACGAACAATAGCAGTTTTCTTATATTCTGCTGGAGCTCCACCAGTAATTTCGTTAGTCATACCATGACAGATATTCTGCCAATCAACAATAGACTGACGTGTTTTATGGGCGTCATCATTATAAATGGTGATAGTCCAATCGTCAAAGGTACGGTCGCCAGCAACGTTAATTTTACGGTTCATATAACCGACTGGGACTTTATCTACAATGCCTGCAGGCATCGGAGCAGCTTTACATTTGAAGCTGAAGTTTTTACCAAGGAATGGGATTTCGACTTCGAACAAGTTAGGACGAGCGAAGTCACCGGATTCGAAGGCACGTGTGATATCAGTTAATTCCATTGTGCACTCTCATGTATTATTTATAACGTCTCAGTGGACGTCAGGGAAAGAATTTTTATTAACCTAATAGAATATATGGCGCCTAGATTAGATGTCCTAGGCGCCATCCTATTATTGAGCAGGACCAATCAGCTCATCGAAGTCTGCACCAGTGCTTGTAGCCACAAAGTTCAGAGTGATGTAGTTAATGCTGCGAGCAGGTTTAACGTAAATGCTTCCTACGAATTCATTACGGTCAATAACAGCTGGGGTGTTGTTAGTCGTATCGCAAACTACACGGAATTCGTATACACCACCTAAGGCTTTAATACCACTCAGGTATTGTGAAGTTTCCATACGGAAGCTTGAACGCGTGAAGTTATCGTTATTTTCGAACAGACGATATTTAGATGCATCACCGATATTTTTCTTCAACATGTTGAACAAACGACGCACGTTAATATGGTCAAATGGAGTCGGAACTTTAGTAGCGGTTTTGTCGCCATAAAGAATAAATCCATCACCACCTGCGAAGCCAGTAACTGGGTTAATACCTTCTTGATACATACGGTCACGATGCGCTTGACGTGGTTCTACAGCCAATTTAATGACATTCAGAATTTGTCCACGGTTATAACCAGCTGGCGACATCCAAGGTTGAGAGATATCATCAGTACGAGCACACAAACCTGCCATATCAGCAGATAATGGGACCCAACGGTTTACGTCGTTGTATTTGTCGTATTGGTATTTGTAGTTACCATCAATAGCAGCATAAGTCGTGCTGATATTCATGTTATTAGTATCAAATGACCCATTACCTGTACGCCAATTAATAAGGTTATCAATCGCATTAGTCAATGGAACATTAACTAAGGTACCTTTAGGTGGAGAAAGGAATGCTAAACAATCTTGACGTTCATCTGCAATTGAAACAACATGCTTCTGAACAGTACTTGCAATTTCATCACCTTCACCAGCGCACGCACCAGCAATTAACAGGTTGATATGAAGCGCTTCACGGTCAGCGAACAAATCCCAACCTTGCATCAAATCACCGGCAGTAATTGTTGAGCTAGAAGAAACACCACCAGACAATTGGATAATACCTGAGAAGTTTACTGGCCAACCCACAGTAGTACCGAAGATGTAATTAGAAGTTCCTTTAGAGAAATAATCATCCATGAAGATGTTATTACCGTAAACGTCTTTATCACCTTCTTTAATAGACAGGATAACAGTTTCTACAATAGCACCATCACGACGAACAATAAGTCCAAATTGATTATCATTCTGTGGTCCGTAATTGAATACAGCACGTCCTGAAGAAGCACGACTACCACCACTTGGGTAAATAGGCAGCTCAGTGATAGTAGTCGAATCGTAAGAAGTTTTAGAAACAATTTCTACTTCGATTTGAGAACCAATTTCACCTGGGTAAATCGCGACAATACCAGGCATAGCATATTCAGCCAACAGTTCTTGATACTTGACTGAAGTAATTTCAGCTGTAGCACTTTCTGGTTCAGTCAGTAAAATACCTGAATCAGTGACTATTGAATTTACTGCAATAGTTCCGTTTGTACCTGAAGAACTTGATGCCGTTTCGGCAACCCAAGCAGAACCAAGAGCTGGATACTGATTTACTGATTTAGCATATGCAATGATTTTTTCTGAAGGGATGAATACTTTCAGAATTTTACCATCGGCGTCAACTTGTGAAACTTCACCTTCAGTTTCAACAACAGTTTGGAGATATTTAATTGTGATTTTATCGCCTACAGCATAGTTTGCACCGGCTGAAGTGATAGTTGTTTTAATATTGCCTGCAATAGGCGAAGCGTTCTTAGCAGTCAAACGGTCAACAACACGTGCAACACGTAAATCATTACCATATTGGAGGAAGTTCATACCCGACATAAAATAGTCAGCCGTTTCATTATTAGGTCCACCGAAACGTTCAACCAATTCTACTTCGTTAGTGATTTGAGTAACCTGATACGCAGGACCCCACTGGAACTTCCCTACCAATGCAGCACGTCCTGTAGCGTTACGAACGACGGTGCTTTGTACACTAGTTTCTTTGAGCTCAATGCCCGGGGATAATAAAGCCATTTTGAATCCTCAATATTGTTTTGCTTTACTTTTATTTATACAAACGACAGGCCTTGTTCTCGAGGCGCGTATTCTGCACTATTATCTGCAGCATCAACAAATACGACTGGTGCGTAGTCATCGTTCATATCTTCCAATTCACGGCTGAATACTTCCGAAGCAAGACGAAGTTCATCTTTATCTGCAAAGTCCGCAAATTTCTGCTGGGTGGTTAGCCAAGCGAAAATAACCAAGCCCATGACTAAGTCATCATGGAATCCATCTTCAGCAGCCCATGACAATTTCTTTTGACTAAATGTCCTGAATTCTGCTACAGTTTGTTTGTGGTGTATAATGAGTTTATCTTTTTCAATAAGGTCTTTTAAAGTAGAGCAACCTACAGCTTTAGTTCTAGTAGTTTGCTTCATACCTAAATCAATCATTGAATCACAGATTACGTTCTCATATTCTAAATCTAAATAAAGAGATTTAGCCACAGAAACCCCAGTCGAGTTTAACTCGATATAAACTGGCGCCTCGTTATATTCCATTAGATATTTATGCACTATATCAGGCAAGATAAGGTGTGAAATCTCATTGCTATGTAATACGGCAACTTGTTCCCACTTCTCATCTGTTACGTCGATAATGTGTAAAGCATGATAATCCTGTCCACGACCTTCTGCACAGTCTAATGCAGCGATATATTTACGGTCCGGGTCTGGCTGTTTGAATCGATAAAAATATCCATTATCCGCAACAACATCCATCCAATCCATTCTAGCTAATTTCATACCTGAAATCAACGTACCACTTGTTCCCTGGAATTGAGCACAATGTTCTTGAAGGAATTGTTCTAATGTTGAACCCGAAATCTGATGCTTAGACCATTCCCATCCATCATCAAATGTATCATTCTCATTATATAGGCGTTCTTTAACGGAAGTCCATGTAGCCGTATAAGGTTCGAAACCTGATTTACCTTCTACGGCTGCCGTCCACAAATCGTAAAAATGATTCAGGCCATTTGGTGTAGTGGTAATAATAATTTTAGAACGACGACCTGATGAAATAACAGGCTGAATAGCCATCCATGCATCAAGGAAGTTTGGAATAAATGCACACTCATCGATATAAATCATAGCGAATGAGTTACCACGGACGGCGTCAGGTGAACTAGCATAAGCTCCGATTGTAGAACCATTATCTAATTCAATCGAACGCTTGTTCCATTCAGAGATGCCAGGTTGTAAGAAGTCAGGCAATAATTCAATTGCTTGCTTAGTACGATCTAATACTTCTTCTGACATCGGACCTTTGTGCGCTAAGATACCTACAGCTTTGTCTTTATTAAAGCAAACAAAATGAGCAAGGAATATAGCTACAACGGTCGTTTTACCTAACTGACGAGAAAGGTTACATATTGACATACGCTTTGCAGCCATGATACGAAGCATATCACGTTGATAGTCACGTAACTGTACTTTAATTGTACCATAGTCAATGTGTGTAATAGCACAATAGGTTTCAGCAAAATAGACAATATCATCTCGACATTTCTTCCATTCGCGAACCATTTCTTGTGTCCAAGTTGTCTTGATATTTGCACGCTTTAAGTTAGGCAAGCGCATATATCTTGAACGAACATTATTCTTATCTTTGAACGTTTGGAATTTAGTCGGATCGTCTCCTTGGAGTCTTATCTTTGTTATTCCATTTATACGGAGGTAATCGTCGAACTTTTCTGGATACCATTTATTATCCCATTGAGATAAAAAGAAATTGATTCCATTTTCAACTTTAGATTCCATTGAATGTGGAGCTTTGATAACAACATTATCCCCTTGGTTCAGGGGATGGTTATCACTTAATACATTAACTGGTTGTTCCATTTATGACCTTCTCTCGGGCTTCTTGAGCCTCATAAGCGTCACCAAATTCATCCATCATATCACTTGGGCTACCTACAAATACTGTAGCATTTTCAATATTCTGAACTACTTGTCCACCGTTTTTATTAGTGTTAGTGGCTTCATTAGTGATTTCTTTCATTTCTTTATGCATTCTTAACAACTCTTTATTAGTAGTTGTCATTTGGCCCATTAATGTAGAAAACACTTCCATATGGCGAGGTGAATCAGCATTTTTAGCTGTTTCAAGGAATATTTTAGCTGCATCCATTAACATTTGAGACTGGAAATGCATATTTTTACGGACAACTGTATAGTCATCCTCTAAATCAGGCGTTCTGTTTTGTGGGTTGCTTTCTACTGGAAGTAACACAAGTGGTTCATATGTAACAACATCTTCACCTGTTAAACCAGGCAAATCGGTTATATCCAATAGTTTAGCCATGTCTAATTGATCGCTCATTTATTAGTCCTCGGGCTAGGTGGCGCAGGCTCAACAGGAATAGGAATATCATGCGAATAAGTTTGTTCTGATTTTCCGTCCCAATCGGCTTCTTCTACATATCTAGGAACTACTTCACTATCAACTGATTCGAATATGCCTTCAGGCGTAAGCTCTTTAGTATTGGCAAAGAAGTCAATATATACTGTTCTGATTTCGCCTTCAATTGATGCAACTGGTGGATAAAGCCAACCATTCACTTCGAACATAATAGACCATTCCAAACGACGTCTTGTCATCGGGTCACCTTCTATTTGTTCGTCCATTGCAGCTGATTGGAATACAATCCTGATGTCACGCTCGAATTTAATCTCATTTGTATAAAGTTCTGTTATTGTTGTATTAAAATGAGGTTGGAAATAAGGCAAAATTTGTTCTATGATTTGATACATATCGTCTTGGTGACGAGTATAAATGCCTAACTCAAAAATCATTTTGACTGGAGTAGGACTGAATTGTGAAACAGATTTTCTTGGGTCACCGTCTTGATATTGAGCCGCAGTTCTGTTTTGGGTAGCTGTTTTATATTGTGCGTTATATTGCAAGTCCACTAAATGAAGATTCATACGTGGAAGAACTGTTTCAATCTTGGCTTTATCTTGAGCGCTTTGAATAGCAGTCCATTTGCCAAGTTGAGACATAAATTTTTCTTTTGAAGCATAAGTAATAGGAACTTTAATAAACTTAGTGCCTACATCCGCTCTGACACGTGCTACCTGGACATGGGAAAACAAATCACCCATTAAAACAATATAGCGACGCAGTGATGAATTATACCAGTGTCCGAACATTTTTTCTCCTAAGGGGCCGAAGCCCCATGATATATGCTTATTTATTAATCAAAGAAAGAATCATCAAATGAATCTGCTTTAGGCGGTTCTTGAAGACCTTTACCATTAATAACAGTGTATGGTTCTACATACTTAGAAGCTTCTTCATTAAACTGATTTGATTCAGCATATTGGTCGTCATTGATATCAGCTAATCCATCAATATTATGGATAGGACGTAAATCAAGTTCACTGAATTCAGCAATGTTGATACCTTCATTACGTTGAAGTTCAGGCTTAAGTTCTTCACCAGAATAAACGAATTTCTGAGCTGTTACTTTGCGGATAGCATTTTGCCCTACTTGATAGAATGGGTCATAAGGTTCAACCCAGTTAATTTCAAATAAGCTGTTATCCATTGGGAAATAAATCAAATCACCTGCAATAGGTTCTGTTCCATTACATTGATGTTTGAAGAGTCTAGGGTTAATACTAAAGTTTACTTCATCATTAACTGACATACCGAATTTACTAAAGAATGTATTATCGCCTGAATAACCATCAAATGAATCTAAATAGGCCGCAAATTTCCAGGCCTTTGTAAATTTAGATTGAATGTCTTCACCAAATATCATATCTGGTTTAACAAATTCACGTGGGACATAGTATAGTTCTATCCCACGCATCTGAATACTTTCGGCTACTAATACATCGGCTAAATTCTGAGTGTTTTCATACTTATGGAAATTAACAAATGGGTTTAATATCTCTTCTTCATTTGTTTTACCGTACCCAGTATGATTCTCTAATTTAGCAAAAAGCGATGAATCGTAAGTAGTCATAATTATCCTAACAGAATACCAAATGGTGGATCAAGTAAATCAAGCTCTTGTCGTAATGCTTCTTTCTCAATACGAGCTTCTTCAATTAGACGAGTGCCATCAACTGTAATTCCACCAGGTAATTGCATACCTTGATGCTTGGCTAGAATTTGTCCATTGAGTTCTTTAACTAATGTGGTCGCATAATCTTTGACCCAACGATTATTATAAGAACCTTGCTTAATTACAGGGTCCTCACCTGCACGCATACCGGACAACGCACGGTCTGGGTTATCGTAGATTTGGCTAGCGGTATAAGGATTTACAGAAGCACAATTACTTGCAAAGCCATAGCCAGCAGTATTCCCTACGGCTTTCTCTACATCTATATAAGATTTAACGAATACTTCACAAATGATGATATCATTCTTTTTGAAGTTACCCATAATCTTTAATTGGCCTGTAGCATCATTATACCAATAATCAGGTAATGGCGAAAGCATGTCTTGCATCATTGTGCGGTATTGCATCAATTGGGTGAAATAACCAAGGTCTGCACCGAAGGCATTAGGTCCATAAAACTTATTACAGCTTGAACCCATACCACCATTAATACCAGCCATGCCTAGCATAAAGTCAGTGAACCATGGATAAGTAGCATTACCATCCATTGAGGTAATTGAGCCTACATTAGTACGAACAATTTGGGTTATTGCATAAATGTTTTTACCTGAAAGGTCAAATACACCTGTACGATAAAGTTCTTCGTCATCTTCACCTATTGTGAATACTTGATAGCCTTTATTAAGGCCATCGAAATGATACTCGCCAAATAGCTCCAGGGAGCGCTGGATGCAATCATATACTTGTTCTGTTGTTACTTCAACGTTTACTATTGGAGCTCCCAGGCGACGTAGGATTACGTCCTTGAGCTCTTTTGGGTTATATGCGTTATAGCCGGCCATAGGATGTCCTTGTATTAATAACTGTATTTATGCAAGAAAGGGAGACCGAAGTCTCCCATAATTTTTATGGAGTCAATGTGGTAATATCTACCCAAGCCCCATCTTTACGAACATAAGCCTTACCATCTTTAGGCGCTTCAGGAATCAAATTAGTGATATCTGGAGCTGCAGGAATAACAACTTCTTCCCATGCTTCAGCCTTACGACCATATAATTTGGTATCGTTAGGTGCATCAGTAATAAAATCTGAAACATCCGGCACAGTAGGAATAGTAATAGCAACCCAAGCGCCATTATTACGTACGAAGTTTTTAACTTCTTTAGGAGCATCTGTGATAAATCCGGTTACACTTGGAATAACAACTTCAGTCCAAGCTCCATCTTGTCTTCCATATAATTTGCTATCAGAAGCAGCATCAGTCAAATAAGATGTTAAAACAAGTTCTTCCCAGGCTTTACTCTTACGGACGTATTCTTTACCGTCGTTAGGAGCTTCAGCAACTAAAGTACTCGTATCAATTGCATTAGACTCACTCCAAGCGGCATCTTTACGCACATAAGATTTACCATTAATTGGGGCTTCTGGAATTAATGTCTTAATTGTTACATCATGAGCCTTAACAGTTCTTAAAAGACCACGTTCTTCGACAGTAACACCATTAGGGTTAGTACCATTAATGATACTTGTCAGGCTAATTACTTGTCCTTTAAGACCAGTTGTGTTGTTACCAATTTCAGCTTGGATATCCTGAATAGCTGAAGCATTAGAGTTAGCCAATGAAGATAAAGTAGCAATCTGACCAAATGCTGTAGTAGGACCAGGTTGTTGTCCTTGTGGGACAATACCTACGCGCTGGTTCAGCCATGCAACATCACCGCGAAGACCAGATGAAGTATCGCTTCCGACTACAAGAGATAGTGCATCTAAATCACGACGTAAAACAAAGATTTTACCGTTAATAGTAGCAGGTTGTGTGGTTGTTCCAATAGCATTTTCAATTACAACAACACGTGGCGAAAGACCTGTAATAGGTGCAGTGATTTGAGTAGTAAGTGTAGAGATGCTATTAGTGTTTGTAGTAACACGAGTATCAATAGGAGTTCCACCAAAACCAATTGCTATTTCGATCTCATCGATATTACGATCCATTGAAGCTGATTTTGTTTCTAATGTATCAGTACGTTTATACAAAGTATCAGCTTTAGCCGCAGTTGAAGGACCTACTTCTTTACGAAGTTTGTTTACTTCAATTGTTAATGCACCGATATCTGAGTTTTCGTAATTGTCTTCTAACTCGGTAATACGAGAACCTTGACTAGCTATTTCTGAACTGTTTTCAATGATACGACGTTTCATACCTGTCGAGACATTTCCAACTACAGATTGACCATTAAAATCTTGTCCTGGGTATTGACCCATTTCTTTTTTAACCCATACAAGGTTATCACGCACTGTACGGTAATACGGGTCAACATCTTGGTCATAAGGACCAACATCATCAGCTACTTGAGTTAGTCCAGTAATAAGATTACCAATATCATTTTCTGCAAATTGCATATGCTCTTGAAGAATTTCGATATTGTCTTTGTTAATGCCTACTTGTTTAATGATCTCAGTATCTGATCCCATTTCAAGAGCTTCGTTAATATTATTAACGTTAGCAATCAGTTCATTAACAGTGGCTTTAGTAGTTTCAGCATTCTCATCCAGAAGAACTACGTTCTTTTGAATCTCTACTCCTGCTGTATTAAGAAAACCTTCATTGCCATTTTTTGTTTCAGCGGCACTTAAACAATCGCCAGTGCGTATCCAACGGATACGCTGCTGACCATCATCTGGGAGCCCATCAACAAAAGGAATGTCTTTTAGTACCAGATCGTTAATCATTTATTTTCCTTATGCTACTTTGATAATATAGTTCATTGATATATTCCAAGGACGGTTTTCCCAACCCATAAGATTTTCAGTATTCATCGTACCCCATGAGTCTCGAACATTAGCAGCTTCTACTTCTTGTCCATCATTGGTAAAATATTTGTAGTTGTCCCAGTCAGTTTTGTTGGAACCTAATTGACCGCTATAAACCGAACACCCATTACGAGCTTCACCACGTTGATAATGTTCACCCCATCCAGATTCATGTTTATGAACACGGTTTTGTTGTGCCTGGACTTGTCCAATACCTGCACCTGAACATCCATAACCTAAACCTTGTTTACCTTTAGAATCATTACCGTCAAATGCAGCCATCATAGCACTTCGACCTGTACCACGAACAAAAAGTCCTCGCATATCAGGTATACCAGCATTTCCGCCATCACCACCATACGTAGTTCCTACAGTATTATAATAAGTAGGGAAACTAGCACTTGGCAATGTTCCACCATGACAGAAGCGCCACTTACCATTAGGCAAATTATCTGTAGGCCACATCATAATACAACCAACTGGAACGTCATCCGTAATCATATTGGTAGTCATGATTTGTTGACCATTAATAAAACCTGAAGTCATATCAATACGGTTTGTATTAAAATTACCACCAACAACCAATGAACCGTTAATTGTTTGTCCACCACGTAAATGAACAACATCAGCATTAAAGGCTAAAGCGGTATTTGCATCACCGGCACCAGCGGTAGTTGTTAATTTAACTAACCCAAGACGTCCAGTATTACCTGTTAATCCTAACAAAGACTGTGGCGAAACGTATTGGTTAGTAATTGCACCTGCAGCAACTTCAGCTTGAGATGTTCCTTTAACAATACCAAATTCTGTAGCAGATGAGCGTAAGGACATTAATCCAAATGGTGAAACAGCCACGCCATCACGGAATGTTCCTGCACGAGTTTCTGCTGCCGTCGCTAAACGTAGCAAGCCAGTCACTGTTTCATTACCTACTGCAGGTGATGGTATCTTAGCAGTAGCTGCATTAATAGCCTGAGTGGTCTTTAGAGGGGTCATAGCGGTAGTATCATCAACACCAGCTAAAGCAGCCGGAGTGGTTGAAAGCTTAATAACACCTAAAACAGTTTCAGAAGAAGTTCTTACAGTGAAAGCTTCATCTAATGTTCCTTTTAATGTTGAAGGAACAACAGCAGCATTAGAAATAGTTCCGGCTTTTGTTTCAGCTAAAGTAGAATAACGAGTTATCCCTAAAACAGTTTCAGTTGCTTGTGGGTGTTGAAGTCGAACAGCTAAAGTAGCAGGAGTAACAGCTGATGTTGTATCAACGCCATCTGTTACTTCTTGTTGAGTCGAAATACGAATAATACCCTTTACAGTTGTTGTTGCATCAGGAATGCCATCAACTGCAATAGGTTTTAAGGCAGCCAAAGCTGCCTGAACATTAGTGATATTTCCAGGGAAACTAGTTCCCGCTGGGTCAAATGTTTTATATCTTGAATCATCACTGATGTGAGCAATAGTATTAGTAGCCATTATGCTGTTCTCTTAAAATAATACATAGTGAATGGAGTACCATTAGCTGAACCACCTGCTAAAGTTACTGATTGAGTACCCATTTGTTCCCATGTGCCATATCCAGCTTGTGGTAAAACGACTGTGGTTTGGGTAGCCAACGCACCTTGTAATTCTAATGGCTCAAATACATGATGTTGGTAATCTAAGTATTTAACATTAATGATAGTCGTATCTGTAGCATCAATAGCAGCAGTTGAAATAGCCTTTAAATTAATAGAAGCTTCATTCAATACTTTTTGAATTTCTGATGCTATTTTTACAGGTTGGTCACCAACAGATACCATCACTGGGAACCCAAGGAAATAAATCATTACAGCATCGCCAGTTGTAGATGAAGATGCAGTTGGTTTGATTTCACCTGTAATTTTCCATTGGTCATTTTGTTGTAAGAATGTTGGAATAACACCACTTGTATTCATTACAACACCATTAACTGGGACTTCACAACGATATTGAAGGTCATTAATCGCGCTTTGAACTGTTGGGAAGTCAAATCCAGAACTCAATTGGGATACAGTCACATCGCCAAATTTGTTGTTACCTGCCACTACGGCAGGTTTTGTTAAGTCTTGTCTAAATTCAATATGGTCTGCATCACGAGAGTAAACTCCCGCTTTGGTAATAATTTTACTTTTAATCATTATGAAATCCTTAACCAGCGATAAACGGTGATATATGGCGGCATAGTGGCAACGGCTTGAGCATCTGGGTCAAATTGCTTATTAATTGTCGCATTATCTTCACGATATTTAGTATAAGCAGGACCGTTGTCATCTGGGTCAAATTGACACCCACCAATAACAATGTTTCCATTAGCGTCAGATACTAAAACTTTGTCGTCAGTTTTAAGCTTAGGAACGTTAACATCTTTAATATAAATGCTTTCAACACCGTGGGTACCACCTGCTGTATGAGAAGGGTCACCAGAAGCATTAATGTCATTGTTATTTAAGCCAAATGCTGCATTGCTTGAATCAGATGACCAACCAGCTAAAAACTTACCTTCACCCCAACGTTTCCATTGACCAAATCCCATATATGTAGCAGGGTTGTTTGGGTTCACTGCATTTTCGTAAATTGTTCCAATTGGATAAACTAATTCAAAAATAGAGCCAACAGAAGAAGGTTTTGTTTCGGATGCCGCTGCTGGTTCTACGTTAGGCCAACCTGGGTGATCAAAATCTGTAATATTAACAGCACCGGTGATACTAAGTGTGCTACCAATTGCAACATACATTTCATTTGTCACATCAGTGATATCATCAATATCTAATGTAGTTCCAATATCATTATTATACCAAACAATTGAAAGAACGTCATTATCTTCGAATTTTCTATCGAATTTAAATTCTTCAATAATACCTGTAGCATCATCTGTGGTAAACAAATAATCAGTATAAGATTCTTTCCAATTACCATTTACTGTTGCACACGATGCACTATCAGTTATATGATCATAGCCTTCACAAATAAATGTAGGTAAACCAGCAGTGCCAGCTTCATATAACAAAGTACTATTCAAATAAACTTGAAGCGATCTTGGATTTATTGGTGATGAAGTATCAATACCTAATTCGGCAACAGTGATACTTGTTTTAGTAGCTAAATCAGCAACAACAATTGAACCATTAATAGTAGTTTTTTGAGTAAAGTTTTTATCTAAAATACGAACTTCACGACGATTATAAGATGAACGCCATTGGCTAATACCATCCATAAATGACACAACTGTAACAGTATCACCTGCTTTACAAGCCATTTTAATACGGATATTTCTTCCATCTAAGGCTTTGATATCAGCTGGGTTAGTATCAGGAGAACCAAATTCAGCAATTGATTTATCGAAGTCTTTGCCTTTTTCAGCATAAAACAGCAAGTTACCACGATGATAAACTTGAAGACTTGCGATATTATAATCATACCCAGAGAAGACATCTAAGAAGTCAGTTTGACCTTCAGTAGCAACAAAGTCTTCACGAACAACAGTAGCTAAATCGTTATTAGAAATTTTGTCGACTTGTTTATTGTCGATATATTCCCAACGGCCTGGTGCGCAATAAACTAATTCAAGGTCAGCTAAATTACGAGCAATTTCTTTAGGTGTAGCAGCACCTTTAATGGTATCACCTGTAGCTGGAATCAAAGAAACCGGTTGACGTTGCCAAGTATTGAATACATCACGTACACGAATTACTTTATTATAATCGGTAATTGAGCCTTTAGGCAATTTAAAGTTAATACGACCGGCAGTTGTATCTAATGTGTAGGATTTACCAAAATCTGCAGCAACATCAGCACCATCTGAGGTTTTATGAGTTTTCCAGGCACCAGCAGCATGTGGTACATCGCCATCGCCTAATTGATAGTAAAGTTCGTCAAAGTTGGAATTTAATTTTAAACCACCAGCACGAAGATAGTCGCCAGTACCATCATCAACGACATTACCTATTTTTAAATTTTGTTTCATTATACTGATACCCCAATCTTCTGAGTCGCAATTACTTTAATAGCAAAGCGTAAGTTGTTATTATCTGAGCGCGCAGCCGCAATCAAATACCCATCACTATCATATTTGAAGTCAAGATCATATATTTCATCTTCTTCATTAAGATTGCCACGACGAACAACAGCATACTCTGTAGAATATACTTTTTTGTTCTTCCAATCAGCTGAAACCATAACTTCAGAAGTTTTAACTTTAGAGTCATCCGTTGTTGCAGCAGTCAAAAGAAGTTTCATTGTGTGGAATTCGTCACGATATGAAATACGAATCTCTTTAATAGTATTATTTAATGAGTAAGTTCTGTCGAGTGGAATATATTTCTGGCCAAACATTGATTCAATAGAATAATCCCAGCGCGATACGCCACCTACATCAGATATACACCAAACTAGTACTCGAGAATGAGGAGACGTTACTCGAAGATTACCATCACCACCTAAATTAACGAATGAACCATTAGGTTGAATGATTAATGGATTATCTTGACTAAGTGTTCCGTTAGAGTTAATGAATACATAGCCTTCGCCAAGTTTACCCTTTTTAAGTCGAACAACTATAGGACCAGTTGTGCTATCAATATCGTGTTGAGAGCCAAGTGGTAATTCTACTGCGAATTCACTAGGACTCACAGCTTTTTGATAATAGCCAGTAGCATGAAGAACTTGTGTTGCTTCGCCTTCATTACCAGCAAAAAGACGTTGGTCTCCAAAGGTGTTATACACAGCATTGAAGTTATCGTTTAGTTTTTTACCACCGTCAAATAAAATGTCGCCAGTCGAGGCGTTACCGATTTCACCGGTGTCTACTATTTGTTTTGGAGTTTGAACGACCATAATTTAGCCTCATATAAGTTATAGTTATATTTATAGCCCCGAAAGGGCCTTTCGGCCCTTTATTAGAATTCGAAGATCAAATTGATTTCTTCTGTTTGGTCCATTGAACGAACAATTGGAGGACGGTTTTCCATATACACCATTTCACCTGAATGACGTTCCATATCGACTACATTATAATAGTCTTTAACTGCTTTAACATTAGGGTCACTTGGATGAACTTTTTTCTCTAATGGATTTATGATTAAAGAAATCTGACGGAAACCTTTATTACCTGGTAAAGAAGCTTCTGGGAAATACACCGAATCCAAATAAGCTTTGAATCGAATAGTATTAGCCTTAACTCGATAAATGATTCCATAATCATTATGTTGCCAAGTCAAGTTGTTATTGTAGCCCCAACGTTCAGGATCAGCAGCTACTTCGTCTGGCCATGGCACAACAATGTATTCGTTAGTGCAACGGTTAATAGAGACGTCGGCAGGGATCTCATAAAGATATTCCCATAGATATCCATCACCTAAATCTACCATTCCCTCTGTATCGCCACGACCACGAGGTGGGAATGCTGATTCATGGTTAGCAGTCCAAGTTCCGCCTAATTTAATACATTCAGACTTATTGGTAATGGAAGCAACAGAACAAGTTCCGTCTTCAGGAATATCGACACAACGATAAACCATCCAACCTGCGCCTACATCTGTTTTGTTATATGGAGCAGTATTAGATACAATTATTTCACCAATTTGGAAGTTTCTTGGGTTTGGAAAACGAATATCACCCCAGTCTTTACGCGGAGTAACAGCATCTAACATTGATGGCATTACTTTAACTGAACCCATCATATGAGTCCACATATCTACTACGCCTTCTTCACTATCATTTGGATAAGGCGGGGCGAAGCCCGCCTCCGTTTCGTTTGCAGCCCAAGGCTCAGAACGACCAAATGTAATAAACAAGGTATTTTGTGTTTTACCATCACCTACGTTTTGGTAAAACGTGTGCAATTTCTCAGTACGAAACTTTGAAGTAACAATTGCACGATAAATTACGCTTGAATTTAACATTATACTTTAGCCTGTGTTGGATTAATTGGGTCACGAGGATGTCCAATATTATCTTTAAGTCTCTTATCAACCAAATTACGGAATTTAGAGAACGTCACTGCAGATTGGTCCATAGTTGGACTTAATTCTTTACGGCGTTCATCCGGAGTTTGTCCACCAAATATACTATCGTCATTTTCAGAATTATAATCTGTAGGCAATGGGAACGGTTGTCCTGAATTAGGGTGGTTATCATATTTAGCTTCACCTGTAACTGAGTCAAATTCAATATTACCATTTGAATCAAGGACGGCAATTCTATCAGGCCAGACATTAGGTAAACCAGCATCCCAACGATATGTTTTGAGCATATTGATGATTGTTTCCGAATGCTTTAATGTAAGACCAACGTTAATGAACATGGTTAAAAGAGTTATACCAATAAAGCCAAAGCCAACTGGATGAACGAATCTTAACACGTCATTACGATAACGTGATGTAGGCAGGTTAGACTTAATCTTCATAACGTAATAAGAACGATTACGATTAATATAATCGATATTGTTAGAAAGAAGTTCTTTACCTCTTACACCTTGAACAATAGTCCCAGTGAAATTAGTCTTTTCAGATTTAATAGTTTGACCAACTAAGAAACGTCCTAAAAGGTTATGAATAGTTAATCGCCATTGCAGCTTACCTTCAGAATAAACTCGTTCGATATAAGTCACATTACAACGACCTGTTGGCGTATAAACTGTTCTTCCTGCTAAATCTTCACTGATATTATCAGATTCGACAATAACACCATATTCAGTTGTGTTCTTAGATTCAATATCAATTTCAACATCTTCATTATAAAGAACTTTGAATAAGAACTTATATGATTCTTCAATACCTTTTGTTTTAAAGAAGTCAGCTTTACGAGCCTCAAAGAATCGAGTTACTGTATCACGTTTTTCTTTATCCAAATAGATATTGCGTTTATACACTTCAGACCAAAGGTATTCCCAAGCATGTTCTTCTCTAGGATATTTCTCTTTGATAAGATTCAACAATTTATTATAATGAGTGCCATATCCATCTGAAATATATTGCAAATAGTATTCACTAAACTTTTCAAAATTAGTATCTTGAAGTAAGTAAGTGTCAGGCATCATTTTATTAATTAGTGGTCGTAAATCAGGATCACGTTCTGCATCGTTTACTTCTGGAGTCCAAGGAACTTCACGAACCTGGTTCTGAAGATATGCTTTAAGCATTACTTCTTTTGGTTTCCAAATGATACGAGCTTCATCACGAACTCGATAGTCAAATTCAAAATATCCAATAAGCTCACCGGTGTTTTTATGAATCAAAACACCACCGGCATATTTTTTAAAACCTCTGAACTCAATGTTAGGCGAATTGACAATACATTCACCTTTGTTCCAAGTTTCATGCATAATACGGTCTGGAGAACCTGAACCATATTCATCAATTACAGTTGTATACAAACGGTCTGCATAAACAACCATACAGTGGTCATCAGTTGTAATCCAATTGCGATTCCCAGAACGTTTCATCCAAGCAAAGAATGGCTCAGCATAATACTTCATACGTCCTGGTTTAAATGTTTCCCAATTAGAATCTTCGCCTGAACGGAAGCTCATCATATGATAATGCTTATCATGCAAGAACTCTTCGACTGGGACGTATTTTATTGCATCTGATAATTCTGGGTATTCAAGAAGCAGTGCAGTGTCTTTAACAGTTTCAAGATATTTGAAGTTACTTGAGCTAAAGAATAATTCGATACCATCAGTAGACATTGAAGTATATTGATGCTCAATCCGACGTCGTTCTTCATCAGTGTTACCGAATACTCTGCGCCATGTAGAACCTTCAAGAACATAAACGCCTTTAGATGCTGAATCAATGACATTTTCAGGATTCGTTGGGTCTTGTTTTTCTACTTTAACTTCACCTGTGATTAAAGCAAATATACGACCGCCAATTGAATCCATTTTAAAGCATACAGCTTTAGGATTGCCTGTGATATTCAAAACTTCAGTTTCAAATAATTTCTCACCAAAGGTAGGAGAAGCTGGGTCAACATCTATAGGAGCATTCTTCAGCTTAGCATAGCGGACTTTATCACGAGCAACCACATAGACATAGTCATCATTACATACGATTGCCTCTGCGATACGAGAGACTTCACCTGGGAGTCTAGAATAAGTCCCAAAGATTTCAACATCAAATCCAAGTTTTAATTGGTCACCGATTTTAGCGAAGGTTATATCTTGTGAACTGAATTTAACATCATCAGCTGACCATCTGATATCATTAGAACGACGTCCATAAAATATACGGTCATATCCAAGAACATACGTAGTCGATTTAGATTGATAATGACAAATACGTGAAACAGGATTGCCTACACGGTCATTAAACAATTGGATATATTGCCAGTTCTGTCCTTTATCATTTGACACTTTAACCATAGGTTGGAAGCGCTCAAACAAATAAAGAACATCATCCATCTCAGCTAACATTACTCGGTCTGTGTCCGGATTACAAACATGGACTATTGGACCTTGGACCTCATGATATTGATCTTCATTTAAAATAAAGTTTTTAACTGAAGATAAGTCGTCAAAAGAAGGACTAAATTGGAAGCTCTCATTCATTAAAGAAGCTTCAATAGAATCTCTGTTGAAATTAATATAATCTTGATTGTTTTTTGTAAATTTTTCTTGAATAAACTTATTAACTAAAGTTAATTCACGCATAGTCTCAAATGTATACGCATTTGTCTCAAATGTTTGGAATTCTTCAGTTGTAACCCATTCAGATTGTTCGAAGCCTGCAGCAGCTACGCCTACGCGCATTTTATAATATGAGAGTGGATAGATGTATGCTTCTTCAAACCAGTCATTGTCCGCGGTATAACCTAGTGCTCTCCACTGATAACGAGAGGGGTCAATTACGACCCCAAGACCATCTCGTGTATTAGTAAGTTCTACAAAATAGTAGAAATTAGCACCAACGTCATCCCAACGAATGTGAACCTGGTTCGCAGACAGTTTATCAATTCGTAAACTGGTAACGATAGGTGCTTTTACAGTCATTGAGTAATTGGCTCCATTGTGATAACTGTGTATTGAGGACGAAGATCGTCTTCAAATACGATAAGTGAACCGTCTTTAGTAAAGATATTATCTTCTATTGGGTCAGCAGATAATTCAATTGATTGGACTTCAAATTGAGCAGAAGTTAAATCAATTTTAGCAATATCCCAATAAATGTAATCAGAATAATAGCTTAATTCACCAATGACGTAATATTTTGTTTGGTCTGCAGGAGCAGTCATTTTATTGAAATCAGTTCCTGTGTAAGGAACGATGTTAGCATTTTCTTTAACATCTCCATCCCTGAATGGACCGATTACCATTTTACCCATTCCATCTTCGCCTTTATCAGTTGAAGCAATTCGAACCATATACGGAACGAGTGGAGCTACTGGGGTAAATTCAAATGGACTTGAAACTACAGAACGCGGCGTATATTGATTATAGTATTTAATACCAGCTGAAGGAGTCGCAGCAAAGTTCAATATTTCACGAACCATTGTTATTACTGCAGTTGAACCCAAGATACTATGGTCTGCATTATCGACATAAGTCAACATCTTAGATTTAGCAAATCCAGCATTAAAGATTTCAACTTCTTTAGTGTAATAAGCATCAATTTGATCAATTACCTGACTTCTCAACCATTGTTCTGATTCTTGGAGTTTATTTAAGGCATATGACACCTTGATATTATGCTTCAAGAAAAGATAGTTTGGTGAAATAACTGAAGGAGTAATTGGAGCCAAGTTGTAGTCATTCAAATAAGCTTGAATATCTTCACGTTGTACTGCAGTCAAGTATAAACCAGAATTAGGTTTAATCGCAATGAATGCATAACCAGGTTTTTCAGAGTCAGTAAACGTTTGAACAGCTTGAACAATAGAACCAAAACGTTCGGAAACAAATGTATCATAGTCACTTGCTGTTACACAACGCATCTGTGATTCACGTTTCACTACGGCTAGTTCGCGAATACGTTCAATATTTTCAGGTTCACCACCACCATCAGCACCTACATAATCAGGATTCTCATCGTAGTTTTCAGTGATTTTTTCTACAGTGATATATTGCAATGAATCGGCATAACTAAAGTCTGTTGCACCATTAGCTGATTCACCATCAGTACGTAAGTATTCGATTACAATACTTGAATTGGCAGTTGGCTTCAACCCACCAATATAATTTGATTCTAACACGCCACCTGCAACAGCTTTAGACTGAACACCTTCACCAAAGAAGAATTCAGTATGACCATCAATGGTTTCACGCATATAGAAAATAGTAGAGGTAGAGCCAGCATGAACCATTGATTTATTGGTCCAGTCAGTCCATGAAACGCCATTCACTGATAAGTTGACTTGTTTACGGTCAATCTTTTCGTCGCGAATCAAAATAGGTTGTGTTGGGTCATAAAGTAATTCAGTACGAATAATACGACCTTGAGCTAAATTAACAATAGGCTTGTATTGGCTCTTGTTGTCTTTAATTGCAATTACGTCTTCTAATACGACGAATGCATATGGATCGGCGCTTGTATCTCGAGCATAAGCCAAGAATCTTGTTCCACGTGGAATTTTAATATTAGGCTGATTCAATGCATGAGTACATGTTAAAAGGATACTTGTTTGTGCAGCCGATTTAGATGAAGGCAGATATCCTTCGTCTTGAGCAGCCTGAACAACTGAAGAACGTTGGTTAGCAGTTCCGATAAAACTTTCATAGATTGCCGTGTTCGCGAACTGCTGCATATAAAGAGTGTTATATGCTAAAAGGTCTAAAAGGACGTTAATTCTTGAACCGGTGAAATCATAATCCAAGAATTCTTTTTGACCACGTAGCCAGTCAGTTAAGTTCTTTTTAATTTCATCGAACGTTCCACCCACGAATGCTTCTGGGATTGCATTAACTGTACGTGTCAGTTGGTAATTTACTGGTTGAGTAGTTGCCATTATTTTATAAACACTTTATTTGAGGATTGAGCCACAGTGTCACCACAAGAAATAGGATCGGCCATTTGGACTGCCTTTTTCCCTGTCACATACACTTTAGACGTACGAGGTTGAACAGTGCCATCATGTGTGTCATAAGGCTTAACTGTTTTAGTATGAGGTGTAATTTTATCACCATCTACTAATACTGGGATTCCACCAGTGAATACTTTAGATTGCGTTGCATTAACTGCTGTAGGAGGATAAGCATCATGTCCAGCAGTTACGCATTGATTGAATGAAAGACCTGCCATTATCTCACCACATAGTTACGAAGTTGAATTGCCCATTTAGACCAATTACCGACTATTCGTTTTGAATAAACTTGAGTTAAGGTCTTTTGAACTGGAGGAGGCGTAGTTGGAGTACCAGCCGATCCGTCACTTCCTGTAGCGCCAGGGACATCAGGAGCCTGGTACATATAGATTAACTCAACCGTATAAGTGAATGTCCTCTCGAGCTTAGAGGGGGCTCTCCATAAGTATAAATCAGCATCTTCTTTAGGAGGAAGGTCCTCCCATGCTGAAGCACTTTTTAATTCATCACCTATTCTATAACTTAATGCATCTCCACTAAATGAAAATACGCTTGAATAAGTTCCATATAAATGAGCTCCATCAACATTTATACCAGGAGTAGGTTGATAGTCAGTTATATTTATTGAGACAAGACTTTCTCCTGTATCAAATACAGGAGTAAACATTATGTCTATTGAACTACCCTCGATATCTTCATCTAGGGTAGTATTTACTGGGAGTATTTGAGCCATTAGCCTATATCGATACGTGAACCGTCGATTGTGTATTGTCCAGCTGCTTTAGAAGACATCGAAGCCATTGTTTGTGTCCATGCGCCACCAGCCTGCATATCAACTGTTCCAGCAACTTTCCAAACAAGATTCCCATCTACAGTATATTCATGATTGCCAACAACATGAGACTTGGCATTACCTTGAACTTCTATATCAGCATCACCTTCTACGACAATTTTGATGTTACCCTTTACAATTAAAGTCCCATCGCCTTCAACAGTACAAGTATCATTTCCTCTTATAAAGATTTCTTGGTTTCCGTCAATTTGTTGACGTCTGCTGGACATGTTGTAATAAACTTCATCACCGCCAACGTTGACTTTATTGTCACCTGAAATTAAAGTATTCCCGTCACCATTAGTGATGTAATAACCGTCAGCCACAGTTTTAATTGTTCTGCGTCCGTCAGGAGCAACTTCTTCATAACTTCCTGTAGGATGACTTAAGCGATAACGTTCTTGTCCTGGAGTATTATCAAACTCTTGAATATGACCACCTTCAGTTTCCATACTTTGGACATAAGGATATTGTCCTTTATATGAACTTATAGGTTCTTTAAACAGAATACGAGAATCAGTAGGAGTCCATGGGTCACTAGGGTCAGAACTAGTTCTTACAGTCGCTGCTGCCGATAATGATTTAGGTGTTGAAGTTGAAACAGGAATGCCATATGATTCCATGTTGCCTACAAGAATAATCATTGATACTCTTGATGCACGGCCTTTAGTTTGGTTATACCATGTTGAATCTCTTGCTTCATTATAAGCTGTAGTCCAATCACCGATAAACATAGCAGCTAACATATTAGTAAATTTAGCTAACCCACCTACGCCCATTTGGAATGACATATTTTCAAGAGCCATTTTACGGGATTTGTTCATTTTAGCATAAACAGGACCAACAGTGGAATTTTTAGTGATATCGTCCTGCATCTTTTTTAAATCTTGTTGGAATAAAGAAACTGCTTCATCCATAGAGATTGAGCCAGGATTACCTCTAACTTCACGTTTTATTTGATTACTTAATGCTTTATTGATTTCATCCATATTACGTGTTTTGGTTGTCATTATTAAATGACCAATACCAATAGTAGGATATCCTTCACTATCCCAATACACTTTTAATCTGAGTCCTTCATCACGGCGAAGCATTGCTTGGATTGTATAGTCTGGGTTATCATCTTCAGGAATATCAGATAAATCTGTATCATCTGGATTAATGCCTGTGTCTAAATTCGCATCTTGAATAACGTTTGGTGTTGATGTAAAACCCGATTCTCCACCACGGTTTAATGGGTTTGTGTCATTACCTAAATAACGAGGATACTGACCTGTTGGGTCAGAGAAGCCTTCATTAAAGTTCGGTTTTGTTTTTGAATTAGATGAATATGTTCCAATAATTAAACCGTTCAATTTATATTCATCTAACCAAAGACCAAAGACATGGGTCCCTTCAACCATACCGGTAATTGCAGATTGTACGCCTGAAATAGCTGCTGAATTTGTTCCTTGAAGGATAGACATCCATGGTAATTCTGCTGTAGGGACACCAGAGATATTACCTTGAGTTTTCTGGTAAGGGTGTAGACCGTATACACGGGTGCGTACACGGCCTTGTTCTAGAGGGTCCATTCGATCTTCAACTACGCCAACGAACCACTCAACGTGTGTATTCATATTCAACATTATGCTTTTTCCATTTCTCTAATTAATCCGGAAAGGAACGACTCAATATCATTAGGGTCAATTATTTTAATTTCGCGAGCGTGTTCATTCTTACGAATAGCATCTTCATAAGTATCTACAGCCGCTAAAGGCCCTTGATATTGTCTATATCGCATAAGCTTATCGCCTTTATCATACCAATTACCTGGGTTCGCTGGGTCTTCAACTAAGTTATACCAGAGTTCGCCTAGGGCATCAATATGGTATAAAACTTGTTCGCCGCCAACATCTTGATATCTTTGGATTGCTGATTGATATGCTGCTTCTTGAGATGTAATCCAACCATGGAACGGATCGAAATTAGCATTACACATCAGTAGGACCCAATATAATTGAGTATTACCATAAAGAATGTTAGCTAGTTCTTCAGGGCGTGGAGCACCACTAATGTAATATGTTTTTAATTTGAATTTAGCGATCACACGATTGAAGTATGTTTGGTAGTCTCGATAAATATCCGTTAGCTTAACAACTGGTGCATTCACATCGACAGTTTTTGCCTGGTATGAGACTGGGTCAAAAAATGAAAAGATCATAGAGTCTCCATTTATAAATAAGTATATGAATATTTATAAGGAGGCATTATGGCCTATAGCGGGAAGTTTCTGCCAACTAAATTAGAAAAATATAAAGGCGATTTCAGAAAGATTACATACCGTTCTTCTTGGGAGCATTACTTCATGAAATGGTTAGATAATAACAATGAAGTAATTCAATGGAACTCTGAAGAGGTTGTGATTCCTTATTTCTGTAATGCTGAAGGAAAGAAGCGCCGTTATTTTATGGACTTTTGGTTCAAAACACAAGACGGTAAACAATTCTTCATTGAGGTGAAGCCTAAGAAAGAAACAACTGCTCCACCTACGCCTGTTAAGCTTACTACAGCAGCTAAAAAACGATATATCAATGAAGTTTATACATGGAGTGTGAATCAAGATAAATGGAAAGCTGCTCAAGCTACAGCAGATAAAATGGGTATCATCTTTAGAGTTCTAACTGAGGATGGATTGAAGAAAATAGGTTGGAGAGGATAATGGCTATTTTTCAATTAATAAACGAATCAGTTGCTAAACCATTAAGACCAGCTACGAAATCAGAACAACAATGGGTTAAGATTGGTGTAGAGTATCAAAAAGAAAAGCGTAAAGGTGTAACAGCTAAAGCATTCGCAGACGAACGTGGTATCAATTATGCTACATTTACTAAATCGATGTCTCGATACGCTTCGCGAATCAAGGTTGCTTTACAAGTTGATGATTTAGGAAAGAAATCTCCTAATAAAATGACTAAGCAAGAACGTCAAGTTTTAATGATTAATAGTTTTCGTACTTCGATTCGAGATAAACTCGCTAACGAAGGTGCTGCAGTCAATAATAAATCAGCTAAATGGTTTGCTGAAACTATTAAAAAGAACGTGCGTGGTCACCAAGTAACCAAACCAATGGCTGGTAAGTTATATGCTTACATCTACGATGCAAAGCATAAAGATACTCTTCCATTCTGGGATAAGTATCCACTTATCATTTATCTAGGACGTGGTTCAGGTACTACTGGTCATTTAATGTATGGTTTGAACTTGCACTATATTCCACCTAAGGCTCGTCAACAGTTCTTAGAAGAATTGCTGAAGCAATATGCAAGCACACCTACGATAACTAATAATACTAAATTAAAAATTGATTGGTCTTCTGTGAAAGGATTTGCTGGTGCAGATAAGATGATTAAAGCCTATATTCCAGGCAATATAAAAGGAAAGTTGATTGAAATAAAACCTTCTGATTGGGCTAATGTCGTTATGTTACCAACTCAGCAATTTATGTCTCAAGGTAAGCGTTATTCAGCAACCAAAGTCTGGTCTTCTTAATTCTATCACCAACTGAATCACCCTGTTTTAAAGACCTAAAACCATTATACCGTCATTATAATTTAGCAAACAGGGCTTCGGCCCTGGAGGAACTATGTCATTATCTAACCAAACAAATACAACTAACTTTATTCTTGAAGTAGCTGATTCAGGATTAACTGAAACATTCAAAATGAATGTACAAATGGCTTTGATTCCTGGGATTCATATTCCGCCATCAAACGTGCCTTCAGGTACTCAAGGTATAGCCCGTGCTAATCTACCAGGTTCAACTATAGAATTTGACCCTTTGGTCGTGCGCTTCCTAGTGGACAGGGAACTCGTCAGTTGGCTCGACATCTATAAATGGATGTTAACACTCAATAACTATTCTACACACGAGAGCACCGCCTGGCATCCAAAGGGACAGCCTGAAGCGGTAACTCTACATATCCTTGACAATAAGAAAACTAGTATCGTGATGTCCATTCATTATTATGGTGCTTGGCCATCAGATTTAACCGAAGTTGAATTTAACTATGCTGAAGATGGCGACCCGGCAATTGTTTCTACAGCAACATTCCAATACAAATATTTTGAAGTTGAAATTGATGGTAAAATAGTACAAGGTCGTCCTCAGATTGATTCTGCGGCGCAAAGTAATATAGAGGCCAGAATGGCTATGCATCCATCAATGAGGTAATATGAAACTCTTAGTGATTGTGGGTAAAAAACGTAGTGGTAAAGATACTACGGCTGATTACATAACTGAAAATTTTAGTTCTTTGAAATGGCAACTTGCTATGCCTATTAAGTATGCTCTTAGGTGTGCCTGGGAACGCTCTGGTATCAATGAACTACATCAGTTACTATATTGTGATTGGGAAGGAACTGGCATAGATCGTGAAATGGTCCTTCCTATAAACAATGAAGATGTGTGTGTTCTTCTGCATGAATGTATTGAAGTCCTTCATGAAGTTTTCAATTTCAGATACACTCGATATGATAGTAAAGTCCAAGATGCGATTTCTTCTGTATTAAATAATAATGTAGAGGAATGGACAATCCGTCGTCTCATGCAGACCCTTGGGACTGATGTGATTGTTAATAAACTCGACCGTATGTATTGGGTTAAATTATTTACAGAAAACTATCTTGATAACTTCTATTCAGGTTATAACTATTATGTTATTCCTGATGTCCGTCAAGTGCACGAAATTGATTCGCTCAGGGCGATGGGTGCTACGATTATTCATGTAGTTCGTCCTGAAACCGATCAAAATACAGACCAGCACATAACTGAAGCAGGTCTTCCAATTTCTCCTGGTGACAGTGTTATAATGAACACTGGTACTTTAGAACAACTATTTGAACAAATTAAAAAGGTAATATAATGTCTGATATTCAAAAACAAGTAGCTCAACTCGAATCTTCTGTAGCAGCTTTGAAAGTACGTGTATTTGATGCACAAGAAGTTGCTGGTCAATATAAAGAACAAGCTGAATCTTTGGGTACACTGATTAAAGAATTGGTTTCTATTCTGAAAGTTGAAACTGTTGATGAACAAGTTACTTTTGAAGCTATTCTGGAACGTGCTCGCGTTCTTACAGCCGAAGATGAAACTGTAGATTCAGAAGGTTAATGAACTTCAAAGAATTTAGCACAGGACTATATGTTGCAGCTAAGTTTTCTGAGTTAACATTAGATGCGCTGGAAAATCTCCAGCGCTCTCTTAACGTTCCTAATCCAGTTCCTCGCGAAAAATTCCATTCTACAATTTGTTATTCACGTGTCAACATTCCATATACTACCGCTTCTGGTAGTTTTGAAGTTGCTACGTCAGGCCATCTAGAAGTATGGGACCATGGCGATAGCCCTGTTCTTGTTCTAGTACTTGATTCAGAATATCTTAAATGTAGACACGCGTACGCGAGAGCCTTAGGCGCAACCCACGATTTTCCTGACTATACCCCACACATTACACTCTCGTATAATGTTGGTCCTGTAACACATAAGGGTACAGTTCAGATTCCGGTAGTCCTAGACCGTGAGTATAAAGAACCTTTAAAACTTGATTGGGCTGATGACCTTAAATGAAATCATACAAAGAATTTTTAACTGAAGCCATGGAGTATGCTTCATCAGTATCGATGTCAGTTTCATGCTCTCCTGAAGAGTTCAAAGAAAGCTTGAAAGGACATAGTTGGCTTTCAGGCAAACTCTCTGAAGGTATTGCTTCTTTCTTTGGACCTCAGTCAGATATTGACAGGTGGCTTGCTAAAAATTCAGCATGGCTGATGACTTAAGGTGTTTACATCTCCATTTGAACATGGTATAGTACTCCTACAAACTAAATGGAGATGTAAAATGAAACGTTGTGAACTGATTCGTAACATTGCAAGTGTAGTAACATTAGGAGCTGTCGGTACTGCAATCTTCGCTGGAAGTCTTGGAGTTATCGATACTAAAGAAACAATCATTGTGCTAGGTGCATCATTTGCATCTGGTATTGTATCATTCATTATGGATAAAATTGCAAATGCAAATGCAAAAAGTTAATGAACTGTTCTTGAAAGCTAAAACTTGGTTCAAAAAGAACTACGAAGTTAAAGATGAACTTGGCAAGTGGGACTACGCTATGATGGGTATGGCTGCTGGTGCTACTTTAGTAAATATTGGTAGTTTTATGTTAGCTTTACTTGTTGGTCTGTTTGTTATTCATATGTCTTGGAAACGTGAAGATGTATAAATTATTTTTGTGGGACAATTATTACCCACGTGGTGGGCTGAACGACCTTGAAGGTGAATACGATTCTCTTGAAGAAGCTATGAAGACCGTAGAAGCCAAACAGAATGAATCAGGCTACAGTTGTGGTGGTGAATACCAAATTGTTGATTCTTCATTCACTGTTGTTGGAAGTGGCGATTTGTAATATGCTTTAAGTTTTAAGTGTTATTATTAATACATGGACTTGCTAATGAAGCAAGTCATGCCGAAGACGATATCATTTCGATGATATAAATAAAATATAACGTCTTCAATGCATCGATGACCCGAGTGGCAAAGGGTGGAGACTGTAAATCTCCTGCTTGTAATGAGCTTCGTAGGTTCGAGTCCTTCTCGGTGCACCAAATTCTTAGCTCTGTTCGTCTATCGGTTAGGACACCAGGTTTTCAACCTGGGAAGAGGAGTTCAATTCTCCTACAGAGTACCAAACAATAGTGCCGTGGTAGACTTGGTAATATACTCCCCTGTCACGGGAGACCATGCGGGTTCGAATCCCGTCGGCACTGCCAATTTGTGAGAGTTGTATGGAAGATTATGAAAAGTACCGTATGCAAAAAGTTCATGCCAAAGCTCGTGGTATTGAATTTAATCTAACTTTTGATGAGTGGTTTACTTGGTGGAAATCAACAGGTAAATATCATTTACGTGGTAAAGCAAGTTTGGATTATTGCATGTGTCGTAAAGGCGATATAGGTCCTTATTCATTAGAAAACATTTATTGTGCGACAAATAAACAAAATGCACAAGACGCTAAAGCTAATGGTAGACTAAAACCTACTCTTGGTTTTACTGGTATGTCACATACAACAGAATCTCGTAAAAAGATTTCAGAAAACCATGCTTTGGTTTTGTCTGAAGAAGAAATTGCTTCTAGAATTGAAGCTTATAATTTAATAGATTTTACTAAACGAGGTGCATTAACCAAGTTTAGTAAAAGTTTAAATATAAGTCATACTCAAGCTAAGAGATTTATAGATAAATATCTATGGGATATTAGCTCAGTTGGTTAGAGCACCGGACTTTTAATCCGGGTGTCCATGGTTCGAGTCCATGATGTCCCACCAAATTCGAAAGTAAGTTTACTTTCAGGGTTATATTGATTTAGTCTCCTCCTAATAAAGATTTTTCCTGTGCACGGGATTCTGAGAGGATGAGATGCTTATTCGACTTTCCGGAAGGTTTGAGAGCTTCGAGTAACCCTGAAAGTAAATTTTGGATGTGTAGCTCAGTTGGTTAGAGCGGTCGCCTGTTAAGCGATAGGTCCTTGGTTCGAGTCCAAGCACGTCCGCCAAATACGAAGCAGTTCTTGAAGATGAGTTTGAGTCTCCATACAATAATGCTAGGAGATGAAGTGAGTTGTTCCCACTTTATGTGTTCTACATCAAGCTACTTGTTTTTACTTCGAGAACCCGGACAATAGCGAGTTAACTTCAGTGGTAGAATAAAGGGTTCATATCCCTTTACGCGATGGTTCGATTCCATCACTCGCCTCCAATTAGAGCGTAGTCAAGCGGTTACGACACCAGATTTTGATTCTGGTATTCCTTGGTTCGAATCCAAGCGCTCTAGCCAAATTAATATTCATTCTAGACGATATAGTGGTGTGAACTAGCTAATCCACTACACGTAATATCGAGACAGGTCCGCACGAAGTGGCTGAGTGAATATTGATGTGGCCTTAGTTCAGTTGGTAGAACTCGAGATTGTGATTCTCGTAGTCGTGGATTCGAATTCCACAGGTCACCCCAATTCGGAAGCTTGGCAGAGTCTGGTTTATTGCACTAGTCTTGAAAACTAGAGGTCCTGGGGACAGGTTCCGTGAGTTCAAATCTCACAGCTTCCTCCAATTAAAATATGGTGAATAAATAATTATGAAGATATTATTTGACAAATATGGTAAACAAATCGAAGTTAACGATTATGTCATGATTGGATTACCTTCAAATGGTATGTCTGATATTGGCAAAGTTCATATTGGTCTTGTATTAGATATAAATGGTTATGGTGCTCAAATTGAAGGTTTTAGCCGTCAAGTTAAAGTTGCACACCGTTTAACAAAAGTTTCACCTCTTTTCGCAATGATGTGGAAAGATGGCACCATATTTGATATAAATTAATCTCCGTGTAGCTCAGTTTGGTAGAGCGCCTGGTTTGGGGCCAGGAGGTCTAAGGTTCAAATCCTTATATGGAGACCAAATTATGGGAATATAGCTCAGTTGGTAGAGCACTCGCCCGATAAGCGATAGGTCGCTGGTTCAAATCCAGCTATTCCCACCAAAAATAGGGATAACCACAGACTAGAAATAGTACCCTAACTTCCTGAAAAGGTTAAGCGCAATGCTTGTAAAGTTCTTGTGGATCTGGGAGTTTAGCTGAGACGGATTAGCGCTTGCCTGAAGAGCTCGAGAGGTTGGATCGTTACCAACAGCTCCCACCAATTATCGGTTCGAGGATTTGTCTTTGCCATAAGCCGAGTAGCGTTTTTGACGAAACGTTCGGATATGGTCGAGATGATGGCCTTACAAAATACAAAGGAGCGTCAACTGCTTTGTAACCTGGTTCGAATCCAGGCGTTCCGTACAATCAACGGGTCCTTGGTATAGTGGTATCATTCTGAGCTCCAACCTCAGCGACGTGGGTTCGATTCCTACAGGGCCTGCCATGCAGCATTCGTATAGTGGTTAATATTACTGGCTTCCACCCAGTCGACATCGGTTCGAGTCCGATATGCTGCTCCAAATAATGACGCCCGGGCAAGAGAAATCTTGTACTGGGCTTTTTAGTCTCTGAACGGTTATGCTTCAAAATAATCATGTTATTATTACTACATCGAAACAACAAATGGAAATTAAAATGTCTGAACGTATTGTAATCCTTATTGACACCGAACTTCAAGCTCTGACTACCGGTCAGATTCCTACAACTGCTCGTGCTGTTGTTCGTTCAAGTGCTGTTGTTGGATTAGTTGAAGACTTGCATGGTCGTGTACGTATTACTATTAAACCTACTGAATACAGTGCGCCTAAGTCTTATTACATCTTGAACAGCTTCGATGAAGTTGCTAAGTTCATGTGTAAGTAATACCCTCTGTCCTCTCTTCGGAGAGGGCCATTATTAAAGTAAAAATATTTTAATAATGGCCCTTTATACTTTCGTGTGAAAGTGCCCAGCTCATAACTGGTGTAAGGTCGGTTAGACTCCGACAAGGGCCACCAATTCAAATGAGGAAAATATTATGATAGTATACGCAGTTGTTATGTCAGAGTTTAACTGTGAATATGGATATGATGAATATTCAAAGCCATTAAAGATTCTATCGAGTAAAGAAAAAGCAGAAGACTACATTAAAACTCTTAATCCTGAAGATTATGAAGAAGTGCTTGTAGTTGAATATGATGTAGAATAAACTGACTGAGGAAAATATTATGTCTCGTATCTATCTAGGTGTAGGTCCACATATTGTTGCTATAAATGATTCTTATCACGGTAATGTCTTTTTGATGCGTGAAACGATTCGCGAACTCATGATGCATGCTGATTATGCGTTTACCAAAAACGAGTTTGATGAATGGCACTTCATTAAGTTCCGTTATGCTCCACTGCGAGATATTTCTTATTTCACTATCGATCATTTGTTAAGTGAACTTGGGTTATATGTTAAAGGTAATTTAAATGACCTTCGTCGAATTAATAAAGCCAACGAAAAGACTTTAGAAATATGGTCACACCATCGTGCTCTCCAATGTGTAGGTGACTTATGCTGAATGTTGATTATGTGATTTATTGCCCTATTCGTGAAGAATACGCTTATTACGAGTTTAGTAATCACTATCAAGGGTTCTCATTCGGAACGATTATGCAAGCTGATGGCTTCAATGATGCTGCTAAAGCTCTGAATCATATTACTGGCCTTATTTCGCCTACTGGACGAGTTCTGGTTAAGAAAGACCCTGAAATAGAAGGTTGTGTGGTTCTGAAACGGACAACAATGACTGAGGTAGAACCAGCATGAAATGTCCCAACTGCAATAGAATAATCTACAAAGATTATTTCGGTTGGTATCGATGTAAACGCTGTTATTATCATCAAAGGAATAATGGATAATGGATATTGGTTCAGGTTCAATGTACCCAAGTTGTGCATTAAGTAACTTTGCTCCTCATGCTTTCGAAATTGATGGAGTACAGTGTGCATCAATGGAAGGTTTCTTGCAATCATTGAAGTTTTCTTCAGTAGAAATGCAAGAGCATGTCTGTACATTAGTTGGTAAGAAAGCTAAGTTCAAAGGTAAGAAAAAGAACTGGTGGCGCACCCAAACGTTGTACTGGAAAGGTGTCCCTATTTTACGTCAAAGTATAGCCTATACGTCTTTAATTCAGCGAGCATATGATTCTCTGGCTTTGAATGAAGGATTCAAGAGAGCACTCCTAGCTACGCGTAACTCAACATTAACTCATAGCATGGGTAAGAATAAAAAGAATGAAACTGTTCTAACTGAACAAGAATTCTGTTCTAATCTTTATCGTGTTCGTGAAATGCTTCAAGGATAAAATGTTATGATTAACCTCTACAAACATCCTGATATGAATGTTCGGTATTTAGTTGATACAGATTCGCTTCGTGTTCTGATTTACTATCATGATAGTGCTTTGACCATCACGTCATTAGACCCTATTGTTAGAAGAAATTTGGTCTTATTAGAAGAAAATTGTCAAGTAGAACCTGCATTACATTTTGATGAATATTTTGAAATGAACTGGTTTTGTCAAGTAGATATGTAAAAATTGTTCAGTGATGGAATCGGTAGACATGTTGGCGGACTCTGTTTGAAACGCTGGTTTAAGCACCCAGCTGAGTAAGAGGTAACCCGATGAGAGGCTTCAATCGTGTGGGTTCGACTCCCACCTGAACATTTGCTAGGATTGCCGAGTGGTCAAAGGCGCTGGATTGCAAATCCAGTAGCGTTATGCTTTCGTGAGTTCGAATCTCACTCCTAGCTCCAAAAAGGATACTTATGCAAATCGGAGTAGAAGTAGGAACTTTTAATTATAGCGAACAAGATCTCAGAGATGTGATCAAATTTTATAATTTGAATCCTATTCAAACACAATTATTGAAACAAGGCGAAATCGTTAAACCGATGGAGCATGTTTACTTAGAACGTTTATACAAAGACGGGGCATAGCTCAGACGGAAGAGCAAGGACCTTCTAAGTCCTAGGTCGTAGGTTCGATCCCTACTGTCTCGACCAATTCGCATCGATGGTGGAACTGGTATACACATGGCACTTAAAATGCCACGCCGCGAGGATTGAGGGTTCGAATCCCTCTCGATGCACCAAATTGCTGAATTAGCTCAGTAGGTAGAGCAGCTCACTTGTAATGAGAAGGTCGCGGGTTCGATTCCTGCATTCAGCACCAATTTCGTTTAGGGCTGCAACCCTACGATAAGACGTCAGTCTAGAAGAGAACGTTTACGTTGCTATGTTCTATCCGAGGATGAGCATAGTTGTTAATCACCTGCAAAGTGACACCTCCTGACGCTATGTTTTATTATGTGAGACTTGCCTCTACGAGCATAATAAAATGAACATTTGCAGGCTATCCGCAAGTGGGTAGTGCTGTCAATTCTTCTGAAAGGGTTCTACTTCGGTGGGACCCTTTCGGGCTATCTGAGCAAGCGGTGCGCACTGGACGAATATGATAAATATAAAATAAACCTAATTCATATTCAAAGGAACCAAAAATGTTAAAATTCAAAGAATTCATCTCAGAAGCTACTGAGCGTATGACTAAAGACAAGTGGCAAGCTGCTTATGATTCGATTAAAGGAACTAAAACCACTACAGAGTTCTTTAAAGCAGTGAAAGACATGTATGGCTTTAGTACTGATAGTCAAAAAGACTATTATAAAGCATCTAAAGCGTTTAAAGATATCGTAGCTGGTGGCGGTACTGCTAAAGCAACTCCAAAAGCAACTCCAGCACCTAAGTCTGCTCCTGTTGCTAAACCAGTTGTGGCTCCTAAGCCTGCGGCCGCAAAGCCAGCTCCTAAACCAGTTGCAGGACCTAAGTTTAACTTTGATACTTCTTCATTAGTTAAAAAGTATAAGCAATTATCTTCACTGATTAATGAGATTGAAAGTGAAACTAACGTTCTGGTTCGTGAATATGCTAAGCTGCGTAATAATCAACACATGAACAACCTTGAAACTCCAGACCTTTACAATCTGTATCTAACAATTGAAAGTTTGCGTTATACTCAGCCTCTGCATAAAGAAATCAGCAATAAGCTTCGCAACGCTGGTACTCTGGCTGCTGACGCTGCTCGTTACGAAAAATCACGTAAATAAAAGAAGGGACCCTAGCGGTCCCTTTCGGGTCTTTAAACAAAGCTGTTTACTTCTCCTGAGGGCATGTTATTATAGCTCCATCGAAACAAATGATGGAAACCTGGAGAAATAAAATGACTACTTTCAATACAGTAACAATCGATGAAATCACTGATGACTTTGGCTGTTTTGAAAACTTCCGTGCAATACTGAATACCGAAACTCATGAGTATCATGTTACTGATTTGTTTGAAGCTGTTAAAATGGCTGATATTGTTAAGCATGTTAACAAAAATTGGTCTTTCGCTAAAGTTGTGATTGGTTCTACAATCTAAGTTTGCTTATATTATTGAGTATTAAAATACATCTACTTTAAACTGAAAGGAAATATTATGTCTATTCTGAAAAAAATCGTTGAATTCATTCGTTCTCAGCTGTCTTTCTTCATGACTAAGCACACTACAATCGAACAACAGTATGCTGAAGCAGCGAACAAAATCATCGATAAAATCAATCAGTTGCGTAAACGTTATGCGACTTCTAAGAAAGAAATCTCACGTTTGAAAGCTCTGGCTGATGAAAAAGACCAAAATGCAGCTTCTAAAGAACGTGAAATCCGTCATCTGATGCAAACTCAGCCTACAGTTGATGTGACCACTCACGCTAAACTGGGTCTTCTGTATCGTCGTACCGCAGCAGCTCTTCGTACTAAAGCTTCTGAACTTGTAGCAATGCAAGAAGAAATTGAACGTACTACAGTTGCTCTTGATGACCAACGTGCTGACCTGGCTGTTAAGCTTGAGTTCATCCGTGAAAGTAATGCAGCCAACTCAATGGGTCTCTCTACCGCAGACGATATCATTGAAACAGCTGAACTCGCTAAAGTTGATGTTGATACCATTATCTCTCGTATCGATACATTCAACGGCAGCAATGCAACAGGTGTCGAGTCTACCAGCGCTGACTTGGCTGAATACCTCGAATCTCTGAAAGCATAAATCGTAATAAAGAGGACTTCGGTCCTCTTTGGAGGAACAATGTTTATTTTCACTAACGACTTTCGTGTTTTCTATGCGAACAAACAAGGTCAAGAACATGCTCTGAGTGTAGGTTTTATTACACCATTGTTACATGATAATTATGAATTGAGCAAACTTGATTCATACGTAGTGAAAGCACTCATTGCATTAAATTCATTACCTTTAAGTGAGAGAAATAATATGTTTTATGAAGGCGATGGTGTCTGGACTGCAGAGCCAGAAAAATTTAAAATTCCGTCGAATGTAACAAGCGCAGGCGGAGTACTTATGATGCAACAGCTAATTGATACTGGAGCACCTAATACATTTTTACATTACATTGTAAAGCATATCGAACGTCAGAGCACTGATAAAATCCGTATGCATCAATATGCTATTGGTAATAAAATCCCAGCTCCAGTATATGTTAAAGATTCAAAAACATTTTTGAAAGTTATAAAAGATGTTTCTTGTATGTCTGAAGGTATTAAGTTCTTAGGTCTCAGAGCTTATGAATATTCTTTGATGCATTATAATGATGCTGCTAATCATTTTATTAAACCTGATTCAAGTAAATATTCTACTGAATCTTTATATGGTGCCTGGTTTGAAGCTCGTATTGAAGGTAAAACATTCCGATTTGCTTTATGCATGAGTGTGTATAATTTTGAATCTTCTCGTGGAAGTTATAGTGATAAAAATCGCCAATGGTTCTTAGAAGATTTACCAGAACAAATGAAATCATTTGTTGATCATGATAAAGGCGTAAATCTTCTTGCTGTAGAAGAGTTTGTTAAGATGTGTCGTACTAAGCATGTTGAGGTGAAATGATGGCTCATTATTTTCGTTATAATTCTTTTGAACGCACTTCATTTGATAAACCTGATAAAATATCTTCTGCTCTTATTGGATTATTAGTTTGGTGTCTTGTTTTATTAATATTAATTATGACTTTAGGAATTATAGGTGTTTCTGGACAAGAGTTTGGTAAACTGTTTTTCGCAATTGGTGGTTATTCTCTTGTAATTGTAGAATTTTTAGCATTATTTGGGTATAAACCATTAGGATGGATTTATTTTATCCCAGCTCGTCTTCGGAATCAAAAGCTCAAACTACAAAATCAAATAGAAGAAGCTGCAGCCGAAGCTAATAAAACTAGTCTTAAAATAGAGATGTTCATCAAAGAATGTAAGGTGAAATAATGATTATTGAAACTCTGTACATGTATTATCGTAACTCTCGTGAAATCTGGAAGACTGAGAAATTCTTCTTGTTCCTTTTATGTTCAATTATTTTCAGCACGTTGACAGCAATCACAGTTTATACTGGATTAGAAACCATTTTTAAAGTTGAAGACTCAGGTATCTTGGTTTGGTCCTTTATAGTATCAGGATTCTATGTTTGGGCTCATTGGATTTACCGTTGGTGTTGGTGGGTTAAAATGGACAGCAGCTGTCAAGTTCATTCTCAAGACGGATGGATCGGTAAACAATTCAAAGAAACAAAAGAAGCTAAGAAACAAAAAAAAAGCCGAAGCTAGACGCGCTGAAATCTCTGATGCTCTTGAGTTCATCACCTACGTTAAAAAGTAGTGTACAACAAATAGATTGAGTGATATACTGGTCACTCAATTTTGGAGATTAAAAATGGTTGTTCAACATCATGACCTTTGGCCTACTAGCGAAGGGTATAGTGACGACTGTGATTGTAAACTCTGTAGAAGAGTACGTAATTTTGAAGAAAAATATGGTGACTATGATCGCCAAATTCGTAAATCAGCCGAAATAGAAGTAGCCGAAGAACTTGGTCTTCATTATGAGGAAAATACTATGGCTTACGTAGCAAGAGGTTATCAGCCTCAAATTAAGAAACCTAAGGATACTGGAATCAACCGTGTCTTAGGCCCTATCACTATTGCAATGATTGTTTTAGCTAATTTTACTTTTATAACTCAGTCTCATTCTACAATTGAATTAATCTTTGTAGGGATTCTTCTTAACATTACATTGATTTTATTTTCTGTTCTAACAACTTGGATTGATGGACTCATTTGGTCATTAGTTAAACTTCCTTTTGCTATTCGTAAAGAGAAGAAATATGAAGCACAGAAATCAATTGCTGACTTTATTCAAGGATGCAGAGGTTCAAAATGATTAAGACCATTTATCGTGGGTACCGAAAGTCTTCTTACAATGAAGAAGGCTGGGTATTCTTCTTCATTCTGGTTCTTTTTGGTTCAACCGCAATAGCTGGCTTCGGGACTTATTATACTTTATTCTTCTTTAGTCCTATCTTTGGAAGTCCACTGTTATTTTTAGCTATAGCTGCAGCAATAATTACATTTTCAAGTATCACAGCTCGTTGGGTGTTCTTTGTAGGTCAAGTCCAAAGAGGAACTTTTGATGTTGTGAAACCTAAAATAGTTAAAGAAACTAAACCATCTAAAAAAGATGAAGCACTTGATTTCATAAAAGGTATTCGCTCATGAGTTGTCCAACCGGATTAGCAAGTTTTAAAGATGGTGTAGTGACTGGAACAGTTTATCATAACTGGGGTTGGGTCTCACCTACTGACCAAGAAGTTGCTCTTCGTATTATTAAAATAGTAGAAAAGGTTTATTCTTTCAGTAGTGGTGAATTAGGCAAAGATTGGGACATTCTCAAGATTCATCTCTTTGGTACGCTGGCTCGTGAAAAGTATTATGATATGTACGATACTATGAAAGCCATTCATTATGGTAAGTATGATGCAAAAGATTTTAATCTCTATAACTTTGTGGAGGCCTTTTAATGGCTGTAGCAGTTTATATTAAATCTGAATCTGGTGATTCTTACCTGTATTCTTTTGAAGATTCACAATCATTAGATTCCATCCATTCTAAATTATCTGAAAATTTAGACTATTTTTCACCAATAGCTGATTGGACTATAGCGGTTAGTGAAAATTCAGAATATGAAGAATCTGATGTAGAAGAAACGATTCGTGAAATCTATAGCCTATCATGGCTCGGGGACGACTTTAATGACTAAAGTAAAAGAATTATCAGCAGGTATTTTGTTCTTCACAAAAGAACACCATTTATTCATGGGACGCGTTACGGGTTCGGGACTAGCAGGCAAGGGTCATCGTTGGGACATTCCTAAAGGACATGTTGAAGAAGGCGAAACTGTTCTTCAAGCTGCAGTCCGTGAATGTACAGAAGAAACCAGTTTCGAGAAGTACAATCCTGGAGCCCTAGTGGACCTAGGACGACACGACTACGCGCCCAATAAAGATATTCATTTGTTTGTCTATCCATTTGCTGTCGAAGTCGAGGACTTCAAGGGTTGTGTTTGTACAGCTCAACACACTGGTGAAGACGGCGTCAGTTTCCCGGAACTAGATGCATTTGCTTTTATCCAACCTCGTATGTGGAACTACGTAATGGGCCCATCTCTTTACAATGTAATGCAGAAGCTTTACGGAAAGGAAATCCATGAAGCTAACTGGAAGTAACTAAATAAATACTCCTATATTAATGTATAGGAGTTTCTATGGATATTTTCGGAATGCTTCGTATCGATGAAGGATACGATTCTAAAATTTATAAAGATACCGAAGGGTATTACACAATTGGTATCGGTCATCTTTTGACCAAAGAACCATCTCTTGATATTGCTAAAACTGAACTTAATAAACTTGTTGGACGCGACTGTAACGGTCAGCTCAGTCAAGCCGAAGCTGAAAGCATCTTTAATAAAGATGTTGAAAAGGCAACTCGAGGCATCTTAGGCAACTCAGTTCTGAAGCCTGTATATGATGTTCTGGATGGTGTTCGTCGTGCTGCACTGATTAATATGGTCTTCCAAATGGGTGTTGCAGGCGTCGCAGGATTTACGAATTCTATGCGTATGCTTAAAGAAAAACGTTGGGATGAAGCAGCAGTTAATTTATCTAAATCCCGATGGTATAATCAGACACCTAATCGCGCTAAGCGTGTTATCTCTACTTTTAAAACTGGCACTTGGGGTGCATACGAATGACTTTACTAGAATCTTACCTTGAAACTTATACCCAACCACTAACTGAAAGCGAAATGGACGACACTCTGCGTCGTGTAACTTTCCAAGCTAAAAAACTTGGCTTTGAAGTAACTCCTGTTAAAAAAGTAGGCGGCTACTCATTTAAAGTTGGCGACTACACTTTCGGTAACAAAGGCGATGGCCAATGGCAGATTGTTAACAAAGCAGGTAAAGAAGTAGATTATCTGTTCAACAAGAAACTTGGTGACATAGTTAAACTAATGAGTGATTACTCTAAGAAGTAGTTTACAACAAGATAGTACTGTGGTATGATGTCTTCCTAAACTAATGGAGGACATCATGACACGTATTAACTTAACACCTGTTTCTGAATTAACTGATCAACATCTAATGGCGGAGTATCGCGAGCTCCCTCGTGTGTTTGGTGCTGTTCGTAAGCATATTGCTGCTGGTAAAAAGGTTTCTGATTTCAAAATCTCTGATACCTTTTTGCTTGGGACTGGTCATGTTACATTCTTCTATAACAAGTTAAAGTTCTTACATAATCGTCAGTTTAAGCTCATCAATGAATGCTTAAAACGTGGTTTCAAAATTACTGATACTACTGTTAAGCCCATAACAGATATTCCTGTCGAGTGGTGTAATGATTATATTCCTAATCAACGTGCTCTTCGTTTATCTCAGGAACGTCTTGACGAAAAGATTACTCAAAAGCCTTTGTGGTATAAACATTATGGTAAGGCTATTAACTAACTACAAAGGATATTATGAAAACTTATCAAGAATTTATAGCTGAAGCGGCAAAACATGAAATGGATATTGAAATTGTTCCTGGATGGGGTACAACCTTTAATGTTAATCGTGGCAAAGGACGCAAGGCTGAAACTATTGAAGCTGGGCTGAGTTATGAAGATGCTGTAAAGGCGGCGAAAGCATTAGGTGGTACTGTCCCTAACAAACCTACTAAGGTCCAATCTGGTTTAGTATCAGGTGGTGATATTCGCATAGAAATGGACCCTAATGATCAATCTCAATGGATTGTTACAGTAGACAAAGGAACTAAGCGTATTAAAACTGGTCGTGATTGGTATGACGATTATGCCGCAGCTAAAACAGCAGCTAATAGCTTAGCATCTATTGTCCGTCAGAAAAATCCAACTAATAAATTAGCCGCTAAAGTTATGCGAGTTAAAAACGGCAAATTGGTAGATATGTAAAAAGCTAACTCGAACCTCTCCTATGAACATTCGTTCCTCTAGTGAAGTGGCTTCTGGTACCTGTGAAAAGGTCTAGCCCAAGTGCGGTAAAGCCAGTTACAATCGAGAAAAAAGGACCCCGACCCTCTTAATAATGGGCCTTCCTACCTTAATCTTAATTAAGGTGAGACCGCGTCTCTAAAGGTTACATTCGGCTGATGGATTTATTGACATGGATGTCCCCTCTTAAGCATACCCTAACTGAGGCAACATGAAATACTTAACTCCAATCTATCTAACCTTGATGCATGCTTTTAATAACCGTGCTGATGATTGTTTAGAAGACAAGAATAATAAAGGGTTACACCCTATCTCATTGCTGCAAGAATATTGCACACTTCGTATTGACGGTGGTCGTCAATCTGGTAAAACTGAAGCTGTCTCTAGATTCGCTGCTGAATGGCTCGCTGACGGTAAATCAGTAATTGTTCTAGCCAACAAATCTCCTTATGCTCGAAAAACCAGAGACCGTATTATGCGTCGATGGATGGCTTTAGAAAATATCGATAAAGTCAAAGGTGTATTAGTTGATGATACAATCAGAAACTTCTTGAGTGATAATAAAGATCGTTATCGAGGCCTTTCGCTTCAGAGAACATTGATTATAATTGAAGAACCAATTCGTATCCCTGAGATGTATAAGTTCTATGAAGCATGGGAATCTATGCGGGTGAATTATACTTCTCAAGGTGAAGTTCCTCTACCTCTTTTCTTCGTGATGGGAATACAATGAAAACTTCGTTTTTAAAAGCTATGAATGCTCTAGGCATGACCATTTCCGAATACATTGATTTTATGACGGCTTCAAAGCAGACCGATCAAAAAGTCTTCTTTAAGATACTTCATTCAATTGATGTATTAGATTATAAAATGTATCGATTCATGTCAGGACCTTTTAAAGGTCAACGATTTTTATGTACATCTCCTGATGTGAGTTTGATGAATAAGCATCCACATTTTTCTGTCGTATTTTTAGGCGGCAAACTCGACGGACTTAGAACATCAAGTCTTATCACTTATGACCAACGAATCATTTGTATGGAGCCTACATGGCGCAAGTTATTATAAAGGGTAGTGAAAAAGCAATAGCTGAATTCTGTAGCTGGTTCAGTAATTCAGGTGAACAAGGTTTAATGGAAGCTTGGGCTGATTCAGGCTGGAATCCTAAAACCATGACATATGAAGATAGCAATAGTTATCTCGGTACCAGAGGTTATGGTCACTTAGAACCTATTGAACTTGTTGAATATGATAAAGAAACTAATGAGGAAATTCATTATGATTGAAGACATCAAAGGCTATAAGCCTCATACCAATAAAAAGATCGAAACTGTAAATCGTATCAAATCTCTTGAAGTTGAGTTAGGTGCATTGTTTACTGAAATTGAAACTGAACTCTCTGATCAATACTCTAAAGCATATAATGAAGATGTTAAGGTCTTAGATGATCTTATGGACCGTGTGCACCAAGTTTCTACTGCTAAAGAACGTCTGAAAGAAGCAAGCATGTGGGCCTGTCGTGCAGTATTCCAACCAGTAGAATCTTACTAGTTTACTTCTCCTAAGGATGTGTTAAGATGACCTTACACAAACAAAGGAGAAGAAAATGTCTATTGATTCTAGTGTTTATATCCGTCGTAACAAACTCCGTCGTATCTTTGAAACGGAGTTTAACTCAATCAATGCTGAACTTAAAAAGGCCTGTAAAGAATATGGTATAAAAGAAGTTTTTCACCTTAAGTATTCACCTCATCTATTGGACCGTGCTATCCAACGTGAAATCGACGAAACTTATGTGTTCAACTTGTTCCATAAACTTCACAGAAAAGTGGTTGATGTCGTAGAATATCTACGTCTGAAACCATTGCCTGATATTGAAGATCATATTCTTCCTGGTGTAGAATATCGTCCACTCCGTCTCGAAATTACTGACCGCAACTTGTGGCTTGGTATGACAGTAGACAAAGGTCAAACGGCTAGCTCTTATGGGCTCACATGTCGTATGGCATTCATCAACAACAAACGTCTTGAAGGAAAAATTAGCACAAAAGTTATTGACCTATAAGAGAGAAATCATGAAAAAAGCAATAGCAGTAGTTCTATTGGCTATTAGTTCTATGGCCCATGGGTCTACGCCTAACTTCAGTAATGAACAACTCGATAATTTACAATTCGCGTATGCTTTTGGTGAACAATATCAGAAGTCGGGTAAGTTCAAAGAGCACAACGCTCGATACAATAATAATGGCCTTGGGTATATTATGGCCGGTTTGGCTTGGCAAGAATCTTCTGCTGGAGTTCTTACAAAAAAGTCGAAAGAACATCATGCGTATGGAATGTTTCAGAATTATCTTCCAACGTTACGTAGTCGTACTAAGCAATTAGGCTACAACATGTCTGACCGTGAAATTATTCGAATGGTCAAGAGTAGAGAAAATTCTGCAGCATGGGCATATATTGAATTAAGCTATTGGCTTGAAATTCATAAAGGTGATATGCGTAAGGCTCTGTCTAGTTATAATGCAGGTTGGGCAGTAAAGGCCGGAAACAAATATGCTTCTGATGTTCTATCTAAAGCGAACTATCTTAAATCAAATAAGATGTTACATCAAACGGTGGAATAATGCTAAAACAAACAGTTCTAATCCTTGGGTTAACCGTGGGTCTGGGAGTCCATGCAGAACAGTCGACTGAACCGACTGAGGTATTAGAATATGTTACGCGAACAGCGAAGGATTACTGTTCTCCTACTAATATCGACTGCATCAATGGTTTTTCTTTACAAATGATGTCTTCATATAAAGATGGCGAAAGGGATAGTAAGTCTCGTTTTAAAAACGATACGCTAATTCGTCGATATGAAGGTCGATTGATGACGCTAGAATGTATACCAGCACAAGCACATTATAAAGATATGTGTGCTTCAATGGTAGATAGATTAGTTGATTCTTATAACCGTGGATTGAGTAAAAGATGATTACAAAATATATTAAAGGCGACATCGTCGCCTTGTTTCTTTCAGGTAAAAATATCGCTCATGGCTGTAACTGTTTCCATACAATGGGTGGTGGCATAGCGGGTCAATTAGCTAAAGCTTATTATCCTATTGAAGCTATTGACAAAGATACAGATTTTGCTGATATCCGAAAACTTGGTACCTTTACTAAAGCCGTATTAAGCACTCGCTTCAATAAGCAAGAAAATATTTGCTTTAATCTTTATACTCAATATTATGCTGGGCCTGATTTACGCTATGGTGCATTAGTAGATTCTTTGATAGAATTGAACAAATGGGCCGAGAATCAGATTTGTATTCCTCAAATCTATATGCCTCGTATTGGATGTGGTATTGCAGGTGGTGATTGGACTAAAGTTGAAGCATTAATCAATATGTTCACACCTAATATTGACGTGGTTATTGTTGATTGGGCTCCTAATGAAAATACACTATCCACACCCATTTGATCCAAAAAATAAAGCAACAATAATTAGACAATGGCAAGAAGTCCGCAAAACTCGTTGTCCTATTATTTCTAAAGTTCAAGAAAAAGAATATCTTGGCACTTTTATCGAATATAATTATATTGATAAAAAGAAACGAACACAACATATTGAAGAATTTTGTTTAAGGGTCCAATGGATATGAGCACACGATCTGATGAAGAACATGCTATGATTTGTGAAGTTATTGATCGACTAATTGATGCAGCTAAAGACCATCAGTATCAATCAATGGAAGGGCCTAGTCAATTAGTTAAAGAATCCGCTGATGAATTAGCTTCTGTGTATAAAGAGCTTCTTGACGTAATAGGTGTATAATGATTACTAAAGAACATGTTCGAGTTATTCTTGATTTAGTCGCTGATGTTGTAGAAGCCGAAGGAGACCTTTGTTATGAGTCTTCACAAGGTGATATGGATGGGTATGATAAAGCCCTTGAATACAAAAATAATGCTCAATTCGCATTAAACCAATTTCTTGAGAGTATATCAGAATGAAAGAATTCTTTGCAGTATTAAAGCGTTTCGAAGATGCAGCTCGTGCAGCAGAAGAAGCTAATTGCGATTCAGAAATTTCAGATATGGAATGGCGAACTCGCGAAACTGAAGCTGATTTTCAACGTCAGGCTTTAATTGACTTTGTCCAAGAGAATTTTTGGACTCCTCCAGCTGGATGTGAAGTAGGTAAACTATAATGCCACAAGCTCATACAAAAGATAAATGTCGTTGTAAAGATTGTCATTGGCCTATTGTATTCACTTTATGTAATGACGGTATGTTTAATCAACTACCTTATAGCGAATGGGACTGGTGGTTGTATTGTTCCAATAAGACCTGCAAAAACCATGCTGGTGAAGGGTTCTTTCAAACTACCCCTGAATGGATTGAATCAAAGGAACCTAAATAATGGCTCAACTTTATTTTAATTTTGCATCAATGAACGCTGGTAAAAGTACTGCGCTTCTTTCGGTAGCTCATAACTACAAAGAACGTGGTATGGGTACGCTAGTAATGAAACCTGCTTTAGATGATCGTGATTCGGCCTCTGAAGTTGTTTCTCGCATTGGTCTTCGTCAAGAAGCTAACATTATCACACGTGATATGGACATCCTTGAATTCTTTAAATGGGCTCAAGCTCAACGAGATATTCATTGTGTTCTGATTGATGAAGCACAGTTCTTAATGGCTGAACAGGTGTTCCAACTGTGTCGTATTGTTGATTTATATGATGTCCCTGTGATGGCTTACGGGCTCAGAACTGACTTCCGTGGCGATCTGTTCGAAGGTTCTAAAGCATTGTTAGCCGTAGCCGATAAGTTAGTAGAACTTAAAGGTGTCTGTCATTGCGGACGTAAAGCAACAATGGTAGCTCGTCTCGATGAAGAAGGTAATGCTGTTATTGATGGAGCCCAAGTAGTAATGGGTGGTAATGATAAGTATGTTTCATTGTGCAGAAAACATTGGTGTGATAAAGTAGGTATGTATGACAGTACAAACTAAACAAGAAGCTCTAGAAGCTTTACGTTCTCTCTTAAAAGAACATTTTGTACAGTTAGGTTGTGGTGAAAAAGAAATCAGTCTTGAAGAACTTATTATAGCTCGAGACGGTAATGATTCGCTAAATGAAATCTATGAAATAATTGACAGAGGTTAATATGATTATCTATTCCATTGCTATGCTTATCCTATCGCTTATTGCACTTGGTACAAGTGATTATGCTGCTATGGGTTTTCTAGCAATGATTATGATAGTTGTAGAAATCGTAAGGAACAGCTAATGTTTAAATCAGGATTCTATTACCACTGAGCTACTTTAATGTAAACTCAGAGGTTAATATGTCAAGAACTATCCGTCGTAAAGGCTGGCATTGCACTACATCTTCAAAGTGGAATGACCAGAACACAAATATCTTCTATCATGTACGTAAAGATTCTTATTGCATTAAACGTTACATTGAAGATAATTTAGAAATGCCTGCTCAAGCTGAGAAGCTTCAGAAAGAACGCCATCGTGATTCCTTTTGGAAAACTCTTCGTTGGTCTCAATATTCAATGCCTATTCCTCGTAATATGCATAAAATGGAAATAAAAAGTTCGTTGAAAAATGGTACCGACTACAACTGGGACGAAATTGCTGCTCGTAAGTACGAAAAAGGCGTCGCCCAGATGATGTGGGACTAACTGTAAAAGAATATAAATACTTGTGTAACTAACCTAAGAGGTCTACATGCAATATTTGAGCGAAAAGAAACTTCGTAATCTACGCACTGAATCTCTCGATGAAATCCGTCGTGAGCTAGGAACGGCTATCGCTGCTTCTAAACAAGATTTCAAAGATAACGGATTCGAAGCTGATTACATTCACTGTCGATTGCTAGAAAAATACCTCGTTACGGTTAAGGCTGTTCTGCAGCATAAGAAAAATACAGGGCAAAAATAAGGAGTCCTTATGGGCCTTATTCGTGTTTTATCAACAACAATATTAATTGGAGCCTGTTTGGCTCCATCAGTTTCATCGGCACAAGATGCTAGTTTCAATCAATACGTTGAAGGAGCATTAACAGTTTATTCTAAGTTCAAAGAACCGAGTAAACAACAGTCCGAAAAGTTCTTTGCTTTTATTAGTGCTAAATGGCAAGAACAAGAAGGTGAGTGCTATAACAACTGTTCTATTGATGGGAAAAGTGCAGGTCAAGAATACGCTAATCGTATGAAGGTTCCTTTAGAAAATGAAATTTAATGAGTTCATAAAGGATGGGAAAGTAGAACCAGCTGATTCATATATTAGTCTTTTGCTTGCTTCAGCATCATACTTCCATTCAGCACATTTCGAAACTAAGAACTATTCAAGACATAAAGCTTATGATAAGTTCTTTAGTGAAATCCCAGAGTTAACCGACAAGTTTGGCGAACAATGGTTAGGATTCAGTGGCAAAAAATTCGTGCCTGCACCTCAACCTGCATTCCCGACTGACACAATCAAGATGTTGGACATGATAGTAAATGAATCCAACACTATTCACAAAACGTTACCATCCGCTATCCAGAACACGGTCGATGAGATCGTAGGCGTATGTTACCAAACGAAATATTTGCTTTCGTTGGAATAATTATCGGCACTTCTCAAAAGAGGAGTGCCTTTTTGTTTAGATGTTTACATCCTCGAGGGACGTGATACTATAGACCTACTGAAACAAACTGAGGAAATTAAAATGAAACGTATCAAATCTGTTTCCGAGTTCTACCCAGGTCGTATCATGTATCATGTGTACGGAGTTAATCGTACTAACACTAAAGTTGATGAATCTGAAATCAGCAAATACATTATCTTGAGTAAGCCTTATCCAGTTGCTTTAGGTACTCATAGTTCAACACCATATACTGCTATGTTTGTTAAGATTATCTGTGTTTATATGTCAGATGGTGAAGAACGTTCTTATGAAACCGAAACATCAATTGCTGATTGTGGTGTATTTGATGGTGCTCATCAACATCGTTCTGCTCATAACTTGAACCGAGTCATGCCTTCTAAAGAAGATGCTATGATGTTCCTTCAGGAACTTCGTGATGACAAGTTCAGTGACCCTGATGATGCTGCTTATGCTGAACGTATAACTGCTCAAGACCATTTTGAGCAACAAGAAATGAACGATTGGTCTGATTTTTGGTACGAAGACTAGTTTACAACACAGAGAGGTCATTATAAGATGTCCTCTCAATCAGGAGAACTTATAATGAACGGATGGGGTCCAAGTGATGAAGGTTTTGCTACTCGTGAAGCCGTTATCGATGATGCAGTTTCTTGGGCTCGCCTTGAATTAGAAATTGCTTCAAAACGTGAAAGTAATGAATTCTGTGAGGATTGTGATGAACCTATTCCTTTGGCTCGTCGTCAGGCTGTTCGTGGTTGTCTACTTTGTGTTGAATGTCAAAGCAAGGCTGATAACATGGTTAAAAGCTACTACAACCGCCGTGGGTCAAAAGACTCACAATTGAGGTAATATGAAAAAAGTTATATTCAATAAATCATATGATGCTAATTTTACTTGTTCTGTTAGCCAATACAACATAATGGACCGTGGTCCTAAAATTACCTTAGAACAAGTTAAAGACCTTGTTGTTCTAGATGAGCAGCAAACTAAAGAGCTCTATTTGATGCTTAAAGAGGTTTTCAATGACAACTAAAATTCATGTAGGCGACTTTATTTTATCTCGCCAATATAACAATAAAATGCTAGTTGAAGTTTGCCAATATGAAGGCGCTACTGGTTCATTGATGTATGGTATGAACCAACCTAATGTTCATTATCTCGAACGTTTCGTGAAACAAACTGAATCATTACCATATTGTATGACTATTGTGCGTAAAGATTCTGAAGGTTATAATAACATTCTCGAAGCTATCAAAGCTAATGATCCCGAATATAACTTGCTCTAAGGTGTATTATGTTGTTATGGACTGGAATTGGAACTAAAGCCGTAATCAAATCGGATGTAGGACCTTTCAAAAATGAAACGACTCATTTGAGCCGTTCTAAATTTAAAAACGTTGATATCGTTATAATTGGTCAAGACCGAGATACGATTACATTTACTAAACAAGAAGCAGAAGCAATGGTTCGTTATCTGACTTCAGTTATTCCTTCAATGAAAGAGGCATTAAATGCAAATTAAACGTAATTCTTGGCACTACAAACTGAATATGTTCTATTGTAATAACAGTGAATGGCGTATTCCTACTTCATTATGTCCTTATTTCTGGAAAACTTTGTTCTTTACTTGCTTTGCATCATTTAAAGCTTTGATTATTGGATTCTTTGCTTGGTTCTTAGGTCATGAAATAGCTATTTGGCTGGCAAGTTATATTGGCATTCATTTAGGTACAATTGGTGCTATTGTTCCAGGTGTTATTGTCGGCGCTATCATGTTAGCTACTACAATCGCAGTGGGTTTAGGTATTGCATTTGGTACCCATTGGGTCTATGAATATATTAAAGATTATTTTGAAGAACGTCGCTATCGTAAACGACGTGAACGTATTGAATCAGGCGTGCCTGAAAAAGAACCATCTTTGCTGGTAAGTTTTATTAAGGCTAAAAAGTCTAAATACTGCCCGAGCCTTGAATTCATTGATGTAGAAAAATCTAAATAATTAAAATGGGCCGCAAGGCCCTCATTGAGGAACACAAAATGATTGGTCATTCTAAAAACGTATCAAAAACTAAATTAGTAGAGTTCGCTGTTGGTGATAATATCTATCTTGATCGAGGACGATATTCTATTTCTGATTGGACTAAGTATATTATCCGCTTGATTCATAAAACACCAAGTAAAACTGTGATGTATGCTCAACATCTTTCATCTAACGATAATCATTTGATTATTATTGACCTTATGGGTAAGACATACACTATGGTTAATAGTACTTCAATGAATGCTAGTAACTTAGGCGAAATGTCTGTTGACTCTATTGGCAATGAGAAAGTTACATTCAACGAAGCTATGATGCCTTGTAAAATGAAACGCGTGTCTGAACCTGAATTCACTCCTGTAGTGGCCTCTGATATTTTGTTTAAAGATAGTAAGTGTTATACAGTTGTTGCTGTAGCTCCAGACGGTACTCTGTTCTTGACAGACCCTCGTGGCAAAGCTTCTATGGTTAACCCTCGTGATAACACAGCTATTGCAGCCTTTGGACTTCAAAATGCTTAAAGAATATAGTAATTGTGTAGTAAACGACCGTAAGGCCGTGTTTAATGCTTCAGTCGAAAGAGGTTTAATATCTCTTTACCCTATTGCTATTTTCACTTTTGAAAACGGTGAAGTAATTAAAGTTAAGCATAATATTATTACAGGCAATACTTCTGTGACTGAAGGTCGATTAGACCCTGAGTCAATGATTCGTTATCATAATGGTCAATGGGAATTCATCCGTGGATATTGAAATCGTAACGACTAAAAAGAAGCTCACAATGAGCATCGTGAATCAAATGCCTCGTGCAAGTCATGCTGATATTCGTTTTGCGATGATGGATCCTGCTGCACGTATTTTAGGTTATATTAATGACTACAAGTATGAGAAATATAAAATCTCTGTTGCAATCATTAAGACTCCATCTGATTGGGCGGTTTGGCCTATTATTGAAACTAAGATGCGTTCTGTAGTGAATCGTGAACAACATCCTGACGGCGAAATGTATCACCAGCATGAAGTAGAATATTTCTATACGTATAAGCAAATTGGAAATATTCAAGTAACTTCTAAAAAAAGTACAGATAAAGCTGAAATTGAAGGCAAGATTAAACAAGCTAATGAGCTGGTTAAATTCGCTAAACGGGAACATATCTACTTATGAAAACAGTAATGAAAGGTTATTTTGGCTCACATCTTTATGGCACATCTACTCCAGAAAGTGATGTCGACTATAAAGAAATCTTTGTGCCACATCCACGTGATATCTTGATGTGCCAGGCAATGAATCACACTAACTTGAACACTAACAACAGTTCTTCTAAGAACTCTAAAGATGACGTTGACCATGAACTCTTTTCTCTCAAGTATTTCTTCAAACTCGCTGCTGAAGGAGAAACTGTTGCTCTTGACATGCTTCATACTCCTAGCAATCTTGTAGTTAAGTCTGACCTGCCTGATATCTGGAAGTTTATCCAAGACAACCGTAGCAAGTTCTATACGACAGACATGAAAGCCTATCTTGGTTATGTCCGTAAGCAAGCTGCGAAATATGGTGTAAAGGGTTCAAGACTGGCCGACCTACGTAAAGTAATCGAAGTCATCGAACCTATCCCTGAATGGAAATACTCTGACCGTCCAGAACAGAAAGGTATCAATGATCGTTGGCGTGTGTCTGACTTTGCTTCTCAACTTCCATTAGGTGAATTCCTGGAATGGACAACGTTTACAGACCATAAATCAGGTCAACAACATTTCTATGAAGTGTTGGGCCGTAAGTTCCAGACAACTATCACAATTAAAGAAATGAAACATTCTCTCATGAAACTATGGGACGAATATGGCGAACGTGCTCGTAAGGCCGAAGCTAACCAAGGTATCGATTGGAAAGCTTTGAGTCATGCATTACGTGGTGGTATTCAACTTCAAGAAATCTATTCAACTGGCGACTTGAAATATCCTTTGAAAGATGCTGAATTCTTGACTAAAGTTAAAACTGGTACTGTTCCGTTTAAACAAGTTCAAGAATGGTTAGAAATCTGTGTAGATGATGTAGAGCGTTTATCTGTTCAGGCTCACAAGAACGGTATGCCTTCTAAAGTCGATATGAGCTTTTGGGACAAATTCGTTGAAGAGGTTTATCTTGAAAACCATGATGCTTATTACAACAGATAGTATAATGAAAACCTGGCTCTCTTACGGGAGAGCTCATCCTCGAACAGGCAGACGTTGGTATCTTGAAGCTGTTTGCAGAGAAACTGGTTTCAGAGTGAATAGTAAGTTTGCTTGTAAACCTACTAAGAATCAAGTTCGTAAATTTAAAAGATGGGCTCGTCATCAAATAGAGTTCAAGTTATATTGGGACGAAATATGAGTATAACACTTATGGTATTATTTGGGTTCATCCTTATTGTCTACTTTATAGTAGGCTACATTATTACTCGTCAACTGATTAAACGTGGTGTAGTTGATACAGCTACTGATTTCTGGTTCTTCTTGACGTTATGGTTATGGATTGCTATCTGTATTGGTATTGTATCTTTGTTTAAAGCTATTTGGTTCTTACCTAAAAAACTAGCTCATAATCAGATTAATAAACACTCTTAATAAAGGGACCTTTGTGGTCCCTTTCGGGCATTTATTTTTAGATTTGCAAAAATAAAAGTACACATCTGCTTCAAACATGTTATTATAGCTGCATCGAAACAAAACAAGTAAATGGAGTTAAAAATGAAAACTTATTATGCAATTCGTAATTTTGCTTATTACCATTTCAACTTCCCAATGATTGCTTCTACTGATGGCGTAATGGCTAAAGATCGTTTTGAAGAGTATGGTGACAAAGTTATTACTGAAGTAACTAAGTTGAAAGGTAAAATGGTAGAAATGCCTAACGGTCGTAAAGCAGCAATGTTTAAAGTTGGTAACGAAGTATGGGCTCGTTATTCAGATGGTTCATGTGATATCATTGAATCAGCTCCAGTGGTTGAAGTTGTTAAAGCAGTTGAAGTTAAATCTGAAAAACGTGTTGCTAAGCCTACTAAATTGGCTGTGAATTTCTTTGAATCTTCTAAAAACTTTGAAGAATTTGCTGCTCAAATGGAAAAAGCTGGTTACAACGAAAAATATACTTTGATTCAGTGGAATCTTTGCAAATAAGTGTGTACATCTGCTTCAAACATGTTATTATAGCTACATCGAAACAAAACAGACTTACTTGGAGAAATAAAATGTTCAACGTTCAAATCAATAAAGGTACTTACCGCGGTAACGAAATCTCTGGTAAATACATTGCTTCTCGTACTTGGTTCCCGGACATGGTTCCAGCTCATGAAGCACACTTGGGAGATGGCAAAGTATTCGTTCAAATCGATGGCAAAGAACGTGGTGTATGGGTGTTCAAAACTGATATCGAAATGGAAGGTGTTGAAACTTCTCCACTGGAAGTTGAATCAGTTGAAGAAATGAAAGCTCGTATCACTAAGCGCTTTAACGTAATGAACATGATGACAACTGGTATCATAAATGGTAACATTCGTTCTTTAATCATCTCTGGTGCTGCAGGTATTGGTAAGACATACAGCCTTGAGAAAGCTCTAAAACGTGCTGATGCAAAAGGTGATATTGTTTTCAAAAGCATTAATGGCAAAATTTCAGGTATCGGTCTCTACGAACAACTCTGGAACAATAAAGAAGAAGGTAATGTGCTTCTGATTGATGATGTTGATATCTTCTCTGACATGGATATCCTGAACCTTCTGAAAGCTGCTTTAGACACTGGTGAGACTCGTAAAGTTTGTTGGAGCACTGCTTCGTCTTATCTTGATGACAAAGACATCGATAAAGAATTCGAATTTGCTGGAACTGTTGTGTTCATCACTAACGTTGATGTTGACAAAGAATTAGAACGTGGTTCTAAACTTGCTCCACATCTTGCAGCTCTGGTTTCACGTTCTGTTTATTTGGACCTTGGTGTTCATTCAAACGAAGAAATCATGGTTCGCGTTGAAGATGTAATCATGAACACAGATATGTTGCAGAAACGTGGCTTATCAAACAGTGAAACAATCGAAGCTTTACAATGGATGAAGTCTAACGTTAATCGTCTTCGTAACGTCTCACTCCGTACGGCTCTTTATGTAGCAGACTTCGTAGCTACTGACCATGATAACTGGATGGAAATCGCTGAAGTAACAATGTTGAAATGAGGATTTATGCTTAAAACTGGTAAAGATGTATTTGGTAATAAAGCTCAATACGAAAAAGGTCCTTTATCGGACCTTATTGAAGAACAGTTCAAATCGTTAGTTGAGAAGATGATTCTGGACTCTTTTATAGAAAAGGAATATAACCCATCAGCCACAAGTGAAAGACTTCAGGAATTGATTAAAGACACCCAAGTTAAGGTCTCTAAATTATTGGCTAATAGAAATGATATTGCTTCTTATCACAAGATTCCTATTGATCTTAGTTGGCGTGGTGATCGAGAAAGATTAGTGAATTTATAAGTTTACAACAGCCATTGTACATGGTATGATGGCTGTACTGAAACGAACCGGAGAATAAAATGTTAAAGCCTATCAATGAAGTTAAAGTTGGTGATGTAATTTGGTTTGGAGTGGTTGCTGAATGGTCAGCAGTCGTAACTGAAATCTCTAAAGTAGAAGGTGGCTTTGAACTGAATCTTCAGCCTGATGATGCAATCTGGCAAGGTTGGCAGTTCTTCGATAATAACTATCAGGCTCGTTTCTACTCGTATAAGCGAGGAAAATAAAATGGCTACAATTGTATTTGCTTATTGGTGGATAGTGAATCTGTTCATTGACCGTGAAGGTGAACAATTCATGGCTTTCTTCCGTATGCGTATGGAATGGCTTGAATGGCATCAAGCTTTAGAACGTTTCTTTATTGACCCATTGTTAATGATTATGGTGGGTGGTGCTATTGCAGCAATTATTGTTTTAGTTCATGGTTTAAAAACTAAAAAGGTTCCAGCATGAGTGCTTTAGTGAAATATGATATTAAGTTCAAACGTTTTGTTAATGGCGTATGGGACGAGAAGTTCCGAATCACAACGGTTACTGCAGAAAATCAATATCAAGCAGTATGGCATCTTGGAACATACAATGATGACCCAAATATTGAAGATGTTATCGTGATGGTCTCATCTGAAAATGGTAACCCAAATCATTTCGCTAAAGGTGCTAAGTTCATCACTAATGGCGGTGAAGAAATCACTATTGAAGGTATCACTGGCACTGGTACTTCTTACGAAACAGCATATGACCAACATGGACATCATCGTTATTCTCGTCGTGATGTAGGACGTGCTACTGGTTCTTCTGGCAATGACCCATATAACGTTAATATGGGCGTATTCTGGATGCGTTATGATATTGATGACCCATACGATTATATTATGCAGCGTAAGTATTCTGATAATTATATCAGTGTCCAATCTAACGAAACGGTGAAAACATGCTTATAGCTTCATTATCGATTATAGTAATAGCTTTTGCTTTCATGCTCTATAAAATGAGTCAAGGCGTCAATGATAACAGTCCTCATGGTGGTTACTAATGTCTATTTTAATGAACAATTGGGTCCAAAACACCAGCATCTATCCTCCAGCTCATATCTACGCTGGGAAGCCACAAGGTAAGCCAGAGAAGGCTGCAGTACGTATCTGTGAAGACCTGTATAAGTTTAATCACGGTACAAAACCAAACGTTCTGGGTGAACTCAGAAACGCCTGGCGAGAACTGTTAGTTACTGAAAAGATGCACCACTTAGGCCCAGCTCATATTAGTGTTCGACCTGAATATTGGGCTCAAGTTATCGGAACGTTCTTGTATTGGGCTCGTGAAGCACGTCGCGAGATGGACCATGTTTTTAAACAGCACCAAGACGTATGGTCATTCTATAAGCCATGGATGCTTAAAGATAAAGAAATTGTTCAATGGGTTTATGACTTCACAGTCTCAACAATTTATGTCGAAGCTATTAAGGTCCATGATGCCTTACAATTAAAGTATCACCCTAAAGAGGTTTCTCATGACTAAAGAAGAATTAAAAGAATATCTAAAAGAAAATTTAAGCTTCAATGTCATGTCTCCAAGCTATAAGGATTCAACTTTACGCATTGAACTCTTGCTTGAAGGCGAAGAAATTGCTATAGCGTCTATCTGGGCTGATGACATTCCACTTTCACAAAAGGACCCTTGGTAATGAACTTTGCAGATTCAATCATTAGACAATGTGAACACTTTTTGAATGAGGCTCGTGAAGATTTCAGGGCTGAAATGCAAAAAGCTATTGACAAATATGAAAACGAGAAATGGATTACTTCGGTTATCGTAGATGAAGAACTTGAGAACAATTCGTTCCAACCAAAGCATAAGCGATTCAAGTTAAAGTGCAACACTTTAGACCTTATCGAAATGGACCGAGCTCAAATCAAGGCTACAGAGTTTCTTGATGCAAGAAAGATTGTTATCGTAGCATCACGCGATACTGCTCTTAAAGGTCAAGAGCTGATGACTTCAGCTTGGTTCACCGGTGAACCTTTAAACAGGACTTTTTACTAATGACTCCAATTATTATGGCTTTGATTTTCCTTGGTGTATGTGTGTATCTAGGCACAGGTTTTTACTTCATGTGTCTTAGTGCTTGGGCTTTAGGTATGCCTGATCACATGTGTCGTGAATGGCATCAAAAACTTAAACGTAACCTATTGACTCTGTCTATGATGTTCTTCTGGCCTGGATGGATGATTTACATAGTAGTGAACTAAGTGTTTACAATGGTGTAGGAACGTGGTATTATGCTCCTACACCAACAAGGAGAATAAAATGCTAACTAAAATCGTTTCTGATTTAATCGAAGAAAATCGTGCAGCTTACAGAGCTCAACGAAAACGTGTTGAACAACGTGCATATGAATTAAATGCAGGTTGGACTAAATCAAAATATGGCCGTGATTCATTTGATCGTTGTGTTAGCCCTACTTGGGGTAAAGATGATCGTCCACATGCTCCATTTGATGGCTACTTGTGGGAAAATGAATTAGGTGAAGTTGAAGCATATCATGCTGGTAGTTATCTTCCATATGTTACTGAACTTGAGTCAATGGATAAACCTGAGTACACAGGCGATCATGGTTGGTGGAAGCTGCGCTTAACTTTTAATATGTACTTAGAACTTAAAGCATTCAACTTTATTGAAATGAAAGCTCCATACAAACTATGGGACTTAGGTGAAACTCGTGTGGGTATGGTTGAAGTAAGAGCCCACAAGAACATCCTGAAAGCGATTCAGGCACACTCTGAACAATGGTTCAATAACTATTATGAATCATTGAAAGCCAACAAAGGCGAAGCTCCTGTGGGTAAATTAGTGGTGAAAGGAATTGTTGTCTCAGTTAAAGATTGGATGGATATCTACGGTCCTGTCTTTAAGATGACAGTTCGTTTAGAAAATGGTGCCACGGTTTATGGTTCTCTGCCAAAGGCAGTTCCAGCTGATTATCGTGGTGAAATCGAATTCAAAGCAACGTTTGAACATGCTAAAGATGATAACACTCATTCTTTCTTCAAACGTCCTTCTTCAGTAGTGTTTAATGAGGCCTAATTGCTTTAATAAAGAGTACGGTATAATGAATCAAGGTCTTTTAGTTAAGGCCTATTTAAATCCGACGATAATAGATACTGGCTGCGCCAGTAAGGTGAGAAAATGATTATTAAAACTTCTAAAGAAATGCGTCAATATGTACTAGACACTTTGCGTTTTATTCTTCGTGGGCCAATGGCGAATCAATTGAAAATTGAATATCCTCTTGATGCAGATATGGAGACTATGTTCAAACCTTTGGCTAATAGTTCTTCTCAAGCTTTCATTGGCGCTACATTCATCAATAAAGTTGCTGAAGATTTTCCTATTATTCATAAGTTCAAACCTAAGATTGAGTTTCATTCAATTGGTAATACTGCTGAAGGCTTCTATAAAGCATTATGTCGTTCACGTGCTGCAGGTGCTATTAAAGCACAATGCAAGTTGAAAGATTATAAATTGAAGCCTATTGTTAATTTAAAATATGGTAAGGGTGTTAGTTTTACTAATCGTTTTATGGTTTCTCCATCTACTCAAGCTCCATCTCATATTGAAACCGTATGTGGTAATTTGCATTTGAATCTTAAATGGCTTCTTGAGCAAGGCTCTCGACTGGTCGAAGGTGAAGACCGTCAAATTTTGCCATACACTAGAACTGAGTCTCCTTCTAACAAATACATGACAAGTGTTATCTTTACTGTTGAAGGCACTCAGATTCGTTGTCGGATTCAGGCTCGTAATTATAAAGACCAAAGTGCTTACAATTACACCAGAATTCGCGACCGTTTTGCTGCTCAGTTATATAATGCTTTCACTCAACTTGATATTTGCACAATAGAACAATACGATAAACGCAATATACATAGTGCAGACTTTATTCTTTCACCAAAAGGCGATACCGTGTCAAAAGAAATGTCAGGAACTTACACTGCAAGCTCATTAGCTACACCAGCGTCATTTAATACTTTCGACCCGCAAGAAGTTAAAATTGAAATTCATCATGCTAATTTGATGCGTGCATCAATTAAGACTATTGATGACAAGCTAGAGAAAAATGGCCAAGAACGTATTGAAATTGAAAAGCGTTTGCAAAAACTTGCGCATCAAGATGCAAATCTTTTAGTTCAACGCGATGTGCTGAAAAATGCTATCGAGGTGTTAATTGCCTAAGACACAGAATTTAATCGATAAGTTAGAAGCTTTAGGCGATGAAGAAGTATTTGAAATCGACTGGGGTGCTACTATTGCAATGGTAGACAGGCGTGAAGCAGCCTGTAAGCAAGTAACACCATGCCCAAAGTGTGGTACTATGCAAGTACAATTAGTGGACTGGTCAACTCCAGTCCTTAAAATGAAATGTCGTGAATGTCACCATAAATTTGTGAAGGAATTAAAATGACAACTCGCTCTAAGTTCTTAATTGCTTTATGTATCATTATCAGCGTAATGTTTACATTTAGTCATAACAATGATTACATGTCCGAGAAGTCATATACTGTAGAAACAACTCAACTCTATTCAGGACAAGGAACAGGGCGATATGCGAGTACGGAATTTATTGGTGTTTTTAAAACAGAAGATAATGTTTATTTCGATTTGCGCCTAAAACCTTCTACTTATTCTCAATTGAAGGTTGGTGAAAAGGTCGTATTTGATTTACGCCCTATGGACATTAAGCAAACTCCTATGGAGAATCTTATCTGGTTCTTTGGTGGTGTTATATTATGGTCTATATCTATTGTAGGCGGTATAGTGTGTCTGATTGGTATTGCTAAACCTTCTGCTTTTGAGGACAATGATGAATATTAAAGTACAGAAACTTTATGATTATAGTGAATGCGAATTAGGCTGTAGTAACGATGCCGAAGGATACAACATTATAATTGATGGCGTAGAATATGACGATCTCACACCTCATGCTTCGTGTTGTAGTAGTTCATCTTTTAACGAAGGTGATTTGCTTAAACTTATTATGAGTAAAATGGGTCGCCCTGATATTAAAATTGATTTCGAGGATTAAAATGATGACGATCTCACACCTCATGCTTCGTGTTGTAGTAGTTCATCTTTTAACGAAGGTGATTTGCTTAAACTTATTATGAGTAAAATGGGTCGCCCTGATATTAAAATTGATTTCGAGGATTAAAATGATTAGTATGTCTCTTGATACACATGCAGTACGCCAATTGTTCCCTGAAGGAACTGAAGCTCAAGTTAACCTTCGTCGTTCTGTTATTCAGAACATCACTAAAGACTTGATTTTGAAAGACACAAATAACCGTGTGTCTACCTTAATTAAAGAAGAAATTAAGGCACACCCTGTTGATATTCCTTCTGTTAAAGATGAAGTCAATAAGCAAATGAATAAACTACTGTCTGACCAAGGTTGGAAAGGTATTCAAGCTTCTGATATTGCTAATTTTAAGATTCGCGAAGAAGCTGAAAAGATTGCATCTAATGCAATTCAAGATTATCTTGTTGACCAAGCCCAACGAGCTAATAAAAAGCTTGAGCATCATATTCTGCATGTCATCAGTCAAAACGAAAATAAAATTGATGAACTGATTCGTAATCGCATCAATAATGCGTGGACAACTATTCTTGATGAAGCTATCAAGGTTCGTATCGCTCAAGTATTTCCAGAGGTGAAGTAATGAATCCATTTGATACTAATCTCAAGCGCTCTGATGAAATGAATGCTCTTTTTAAAGAGTTAGACAGTGTTGTTTGCAAAATGTTCTTGCAAGAAGCCGAAGATAATGGCGAACATGCTGATTTCATTAATTTATTATCTACTACCCAGACTAATGTAGCATTTTCAATAATCAAGCTTAAGTCACTAGCGTTTCATTATCTGGCTAAACAACCAGAAACGAAATTATGTCAAGACGACAAAGTTGCAGTAGCTGCTCACGAAGCATATAAACGAGCTACACAATGAAAATTCTAGACCCTAATGAATTGGCTAAAATGTTAGTATCGGTTCAACCAATGCCTGATAGTTGTATTAAAGATTTGATTGAAATGCTTGGCGATAAAACTATGCTTATCTCTGTTAAAGGAAGTATTGGTAATGACGAAACAGAAAAAGCGTAAAGAATATCTGAACGTCGCTGAGCGAATGATGCTTGAACTCATTGTAAGTTATTATAAAGAGATGGGTGTGATGCCCACTGACTCTCAATTAAAACGAACCTGCACTATAGGTCGAGATAAAGCTATCAGCATGATTTATAGTGATGTTCATCAACGTATTCAATCAGATCGTCATCTTTATCATGTAGCAAATCATCCTGATTTTGATGCCGGGCTTAAAGATACGATTAAGGAAATAGAAAGTGATGTACAAGATTTTTGGTTACGACGAAAGCATTCATAAATGTATCCCATGTATCAACGCTAAACGTCTGCTGGACGCAAAGAAAATTTCATATGAGTTTATCTCAGTTGTTAGTGGAAAAGGTCCTGACGGTCTTCTGTTTGACCCTGAAGTCATTTCTGAACTGTTGGTACGACTGAATCGTCCTTCTCAATCAGGTTTGACAATGCCTCAAATCTTTGACCCTAAAGGTGCAGCAATTGGTGGATTCACCGAACTCAGAGAATATTTGAAATGATCGAAGGTATTTGTTTAGTTGCTTATATCATTATGGGTATAGGATATGCTAAGACATTAGCATCTCTTATCAAAGAGAATGAATTTGGTGTGAATGTTATTGCTTTAATCTTATGGCCTGTATGGCTCATTGTTGCTTCATTCTGGAATTTTAAAAATGTTGATTGAATTAGTTTTACCTGCTGGTGACCAATCCGATTTAGAATCTGCTTTTGAATCTCATATGATTGCTAATGCAATTGCAAATCCTTGGTTTGCTTTTAATAATCAATGGGGTGAAACCAATGTTCTTCAAGGTAAAGAACTTCATACAATCCAATGGTCTTACGTTGGTGTTGAAGAAGAATACGATGTTGAAGGTAATGTTGTAGGGCATCGCTGGGAATATGGTGAACCTGATTTCCAAGTTGATTGTAGTTGGTGTGTTGATAAAAACTACGAGGCGAATAAATGATTGTTACAGATAAAGAAGTGCTCATTAAGCTTGACGAACTAGAACGTCTCCAAAAGATTGAATCTCTTCTATGGGAAGTAGAATGTGCTCTTCCAAGTGGTCTTGAATCCTGGATTGATGATGAAGAGCTCCAAAAGCTTCGAGGTTAAATGAACGACTATCGCGGTTCTCTTTTGAACGTAGGCGATGTAGTCGCCATTTATTATGGGTATGGTGCACTTGAAACAGGTGTAATCATGAAAATTAAAAATCATAAAGCAATTGTCGAAGTCACTTACACTAATGGCCATAAGGTTATGAGTAAGTGGAAATATGGCGATTGTATGGTGAAACTAAATGACTAATGCTGAAATTTTAAAAGAAATCCTTGAAGACCATAATGGTTATTCTGAAAACTACGATTTCGATGATACTGAATACTTAGAAGAAATTGAAGACGATGAATGGACTCAAAATCATAAGTACCAATATCGTAATATGATTTACTGGTCTCATAAGCATAATGTTTATATCCAAGTATGTGAATCACGTTCTGGTTCTTATCATAGCGACTGGTACTATAGCGACCCTGATGTCTATATCGTAGAGAAACAAGAAAAAGTTGTGACTCACACAGTAACGTCATGGGTGCAGGTTTAAAGCCATGGTATTCGGCTCGATGGGAAACTGTCGAGCCAGAGCCTGAAGAGGTTTACAAAGATTCTGAAGTGTGTTATGATGAGCCTACAGAAAATGAACTCTTAGATTATGAGGATAAAAATGGAATCTTTAGTTGGTAAACAATACGAAGTTATTAAAGAAGACGAAGAACTTATTAAACAGTTCCCTGAACTTGTTAAAGGCTTTCGTTTCCAAGTCTTAACTGATGCTGAAGATGGCTATAGCGGAACTCGTTTAGTTATTACATCTGTCATTTGTTTAGACACAGCTAAAGTCATTCGTATTATTGATAACCCTGATTCTTGGTTCTACTGTTTCTGGTGTAACGATAATATTTTGTCAGAGCTTCAAGAAATTGGTCATGGGGATCCAGTTGCTGGTATGAATGAGATTAAGCTTAATCATTTTGGTGGTAAAATCGTTCCTATCAGTATGGCATTACGTGCATTCGCTGGACAAGAAAATTGTGATTCAGAAGAATATGACACTATGCAGAAAGCTGCTGAATATATTGTTCATTTAGAAGGTCTATTAAATGCTAAATCGTAAATTGATAGTATCGCCTATGTTTAACCAAGCAACTTTGATTTATGACCTAATGAAGGATGCTTATATTGAACTTGCAAAGTTAGTAGAGCCTGGCGATGAAATCGTCATCTTAGAAGGTGACTATGAACATGTCGTAGGTGGAAAATATTTTGGTGTGTATAAGATTTTAGTTTCTAAATCAAACACAACTCTTGGCGTGAAAGATATAGACGATCGTTGGGCCTTGTTCACTGAATCTAGTATTAAAGGTTCAGATAAATGTGAAAATGAAGTCTTTGTTTTAATTTGATAAATATGTTCATCTTATATTGAGGTGAACATGTTATTAACTGGCAAACTGTACAAAGAACAAAAACAAAACTTTTATGATGCACAACACGGTAAGTGTTTGCTCTGTAAACGCGAGCTCTCTTCTGACATCCAAGCTAACCATCTTGACCATGACCACGAACTGACTGGACCAAAAGCCGGTAAGGTTCGTGGTTTGTTGTGTAATCTATGTAACGCTGCAGAAGGACAAATGAAGCATAAGTTCAACCGCTCTGGTTTGAAAGGTCAAGATGTTGACTACCTCGAGTGGCTTGAGAATTTGCTTGTCTATCTGAAAACTGACTATTCTAAAAACAATATCCATCCAAATTATGTCACTGACAAAGCCAAATGGTTCTCAAGATTAGGCAAAGATGAAATGATTGCTGAAATGAAAGCCCAAAGCTTCATCTTCAAAGAGTCTGATTCTAAGGCTGCTCTTGTAAAAGAATACAAGAAACAACTCAGGAAAAGTATTAAATGACAATCGAACAAGATATTCTCTCGGTCATTAATAAGTCAAATAAAGACCTTCTTAATGAAAATGCTAATAAAGACGGAAATGTCTTTCCGACGCAACGAGATTTAATGGCTGGGATTGCTTCAAAGCATATTGCTAAGAGTATTCTTCCAGCTGATGTACTATCCGCACACGAGCAGGGCCTAATTCATTTTCATGACATGGATTATAGCCCTGCTCTTCCGTTTACTAACTGTTGTCTTGTCGATTTAGAAGGCATGTTAAAGAACGGCTTCAAACTTGGTAATGCACAAATTGAAACGCCTAAATCAATTGGTGTTGCTTGTGCTATTATGTCCCAAATCACTGCACAGGTTGCTTCTCATCAATATGGTGGAACTACTTTCGCTAATGTAGATAAAGTACTTGCTCCTTATGTCTCTAAAACTTATTTGAAGCATCTAGCTGATTCTTTAGAATATAAAGTTGAAGACTCGATTAATTACGCTCAATCTAAAACAGAGAAAGATGTATTTGATGCTTTCCAGGCGTATGAATATGAAGTGAACACTTTGTTTAGTTCTAATGGACAAACTCCTTTCGTGACTGTTACATTCGGAACCGGGACTTCTTGGACTGAACGAATGATTCAGAAAGCTATTCTGAAGAACCGTATCCGTGGACTAGGTCGAGACGGAATTACTCCGGTGTTCCCTAAACTTGTGATGTTTGTTGAAAAATATATCAACCTGAATCCTGGCGATATGAACTATGATATCAAACAACTTGCGTTAGAATGTGCTTCAAAGCGTATGTATCCTGATATCATTTCATCTAAGAACAACCGAAAGATTACAGGTTCATTTGTTCCAGTATCACCAATGGGTTGTCGTAGCTTCTTGAGCGTATGGGAAAACGATAAGTTCCAAGAAATTCTTGATGGTCGTAATAACCTTGGCGTAGTGACATTAAACCTGCCACGCATTGCTCTTGATGTTATTAAAGCAGGTGGTATGGATCTCACTGAGTTCATGCATCGTTTAGACGATACACTTCATATCTGTCGTAAAGCATTAATGAGTCGTATCACTTCATTAGAAAATACGACTGCTTCTGTTGCTCCTATTTTGTATCAAGAAGGTGCATTTGGTGTTCGAATGAAACCTGACGATAAGATTATTGAGCTCTTTAAAAATGGTCGATCATCTATCTCATTAGGTTATATTGGACTTCACGAATTAGACCTCTTGACTTATAAAGGTTTTGGCGAAATAGTTCTCAAAACTATTAATGACTACCTTACACTTTGGACACAAGAAACAGGATACTCATTTAGCCTTTACTCAACACCGGCTGAGAATCTTTGTTATCGGTTCTGTAAGATTGACACTGAAGTTCATGGACTCGTTCCTGGTGTCACTGATAAAGGCTGGTACACTAATAGTTTCCATGTTTCAGTAGAAGAAAAGATTTCTCCATTCGAGAAGATTGATCGTGAAGCACCATTCCACTTTATTGCTAAAGGTGGTCATATCAGTTATGTTGAACTGCCTAACATGAAAGATAATCTTAAGGGTCTTGAAGCCGTTTGGGACTACGCTGTAGAGAAGCTTGATTATTTTGGTGTTAATATGCCTGTTGATAAATGCTTTACATGTGGTAGTCATGACGAGATGAAACCTACCGAAGAAGGCTTTATTTGTCGTCATTGTGGCGAGAAAGACCCTACCAAAATGAATACCGTTCGTCGTACGTGTGGCTACTTAGGCAATCCATCAGTTCGAGGCTTCAACGTAGGTAAGAACAAAGAAATGGTGAATCGTACAAAACATGAACTACGATAGAATCTATCCTTATGATTTCGTAAATGGCCCTGGATGCAGGGTCGTTCTTTTTGTCACAGGTTGTTCGCATAAATGTGAAGGTTGTTATAACAAGAGCACGTGGAACCCACGTAATGGAAAGAAGTTCACAGGCGAAACAATTGATGAAATCAGAGAGCTTCTTGAGCCTGAGTATATTCAAGGGTTAACTATCACTGGTGGTGACCCACTTTATCCTGATAACCGAGAAACAATTGATGCTTTATTAAAATGTTTGTATAATTCTCATCCGCACAAAGACATCTGGATTTGGACTGGGTATAAGTTTGAAGAAATAAAACATCTTGAGTTGCTTCAAAATGTTGATGTTATTATTGATGGTAAATACGAACAATCATTACCTACTCTGAAGCCTTGGCGTGGTAGTGACAATCAAACAATGTGGCGAAACCACGACAATAAATGGTCTGAGGAAATTTAAATGAGTGTTATTCATGAAGTAGTTGAAGCAGTAGCTGAAATCACGTACAACTATGTAATTGCTGCGGGTGAAGAGTTCCCAAGCATGTATTCTTTCCTTTTCTTTCTAGCTTACTAAGGTAAATAATGAAAAAGTTTTTCGATAAAATCCGTATCGCTATTGCAATGATTCTTCTAGCTATCGCAATGACAGCTGGTGTATTGTGTCTGATTCCAATTGGACTGCTTATTATGCTTGTTGGTTTGATTAGTCCTTCAGCTGATAAAATCCTCACTAAAGAGAAACTTGAAGCTCTGACTAAGAAACTTGAAGACGCTACTAAGTCTATTGACAAAACTGGTAAGTTTGAAATCAAAATCAAAGGTTAATATGAAACGTATTGAAGAATTTGTAATTACTAAAAATGTTGGTTGGGACGAACTTGATGATGGCATGCAGTTTTATAATTGCACCTTGAATCCTGAGTTCTTTAGCGATGTTCAAATGGGCATCTTTGAAGAAGCTCTTGAAGCCGAAGATACTAATGATATTATTGTTGCTATCCAATGGGCTGAAACAGGTTTTGTTGTTGCTGTTTATATTGGCGAACAACAATGGGACTTCAATGTAGGGTTGGTGAACCTTGGACAAATTGAAAGTTGAAATCTATGGTATTCCTGAAACAGTCTGGCGATGCCCAGGCTGTCTTACGGCTACTAAGCTCCTAAAAGAACTTGAGATCCCCTTTACTTTCTATCCAGTTGTTGGTCAGACGGAGCAGGGGATAGTTCATAATAGACCTCTTATTGTTACACTAGCCAAGAGAGCAGGGTTCCCTACGCTCTCTATACGCTATCCTGTCATATTTGTTAATGATGAAAAGATGTACAACATCAAATACTTCAAAGACAAACTCATCGAACTTGGCTACGACCAAGACCTCATAGAAGACTAATCAAAGGGTGTTTACAAGCACCCTTCTTCATGTTAAGATGTTCCTACATAAACAAAGGAGTTAACATGGTCATCATATCTAAATCCAAGAAAATTGAATTATCTATCTTGATTCGCTCTGAATCCCGTGGACAAGAACGTTTGTATGTTGAAATTGATGACACTCAAGTTGTTTTGCGTGCTCGTTCTTGCATGACTGAAGTCTGTACTATACAAGCTCATCAAAACCCTCAACGTATTGCTAATGCTTGCTGTGCTTTAATTAGCGATGTTTTTCCTACAGAATTAGACCTTCTTGTTCGTGAAGTCTACAAGCATCTGATGTGAGGACTTTATGACCTTTGAAATCAAACGTTCAACAAAAAACATGCAGGTCGAACATAATGGTTCTATCGTTTATTTGACATATGACCTTCTTTCTGATGTTGTTACAGTTGGTTATATTTTAGATAGTTTTATGCTGGATAATACGGTAAACAAAACACCATTTATTATAGGACTTAAAAAACTAGGCATTAATGTAAGTAATAATGAAGCCGTGCGTTTGTTGTACCTTTTAACTAGATAATGATTTGCTATAGGCATTTTGAATTAAGATGCCTATGTCAAAACAAACTGAGGAAAACATAATGTCTCAAGCTATTAAAAACGTTCTGAACTCTTTTGCATTTGCTAAAGTCGAATCTCTTTTGGCTGCAGAGAAATATGTTACGCCTGAACATCTTGATGTCTGGGAACAGTCTCTTCATGGCACCATGAAAGAAGATGGACAAAAGATTGGTAAAGCTCGTATCCGTGAACTTGTAGTTGGCTATATTTTGTCTGAATTTGGTACTCCCGCATTTGGTGTAGGTGTCTACGATCCAGAGAAAGGCGTTATTTCTGATAAGACTATTCGTCGCATGAAGAACCAACGCAAGAAAGGCTTCTGTGATCTCAAAATTGTGAAGAATGCACGATGAAATTTCATGTGTTCTTTAAAGCTGATAATGGCTTTCTTCCATACACACGATATAATGAAGTAGGACATCGACTCTGTCGCGAGTTTGGTCCTACTTTAAAAATGATTAATCTAGGTGGCAGAGGTATTCTTTATTCTTTGCCAACTGATATTCGTTGTGATATGGATATCAAAAAGTTCGCTGAAATATTTTCTAATTGTTCTGTGCGAATGGATATTGAAGCAAATACCGGCAAAGGTTATGATTTGCTAATCCGAGTTCCAGGTTATAAAGAGGAATGGCTATGCGACATGAAAACGGCATAACTATCATTGTTATGCATTCTAAATCAAGTGGATGGCATTCGACTATAAAGACGTGCAGAGCCTACACTGATGCAGAATCTCTTTCACAAGCCAGAAGAGTTCTATCCAATAATTATTTGAAGTGACCTTAATGATCACTTCAAATATTTCCCAGTAGGGACTAATGAAGTAGCTAAGTACTCACTAGAATATATGTGGACTGAAGGGTTAACTAGAACAGAACTTGAGGAATATTTGAATGATTGAATTACCTGAAGGTGTATCAGCCATTTTAACAGCTAAATGCGAAGACGGAAGCATCGATCGTTCTCAAAAGATTTCTCAATCTGTTTTCTTAAACAATGTTATCAAAGAAGTTCAAAGATTTTGGCCAGAAATTAGAATTTATTTAATTGATTCTAAAATCAAGTATACTCATGTAACAACTGAAGAAGCTTGGGATAATGGTCGAACTCTTGAAGAACTTGAGGAATATTTGAATGACTAAGCAAGAAATCATGGACTTGCAACTAGCTGGTCTATTTGTTAAAGAACTTGATGACGACCGAGTGTTAGTTGAAGGGACATCTCCTGCTGGCCTTGATTATCTAATTGAAGAAGACTTTGAAGCCTTCTGGGTATATGAAGCTACGACAACTGGCAATTATATTTCAGTTGATGCTTTTGGTGGATTTGACGACGCATACGATTGCGCTAAGAACTTACAATGAATAAAATTGATTTCCATGAAGATGAACTTGATATCCTGATTTCTATTTTCGAAGATGGCCAAGTGAGTGTTGATACATTAGTAGGAGCAACTTGGGAAACCACAGTCTCTCATTTGTTTGATACTCCTGCTATTGATTTGTTGGCTGAGTTTAATTCTGAAATCGAGAATGATGTCATCGAATATGATATGAATGCTTATGGCTTCTCTCAATTAGTTGATAAAATCGTTCGACTGCATGAGGTAATTGCATGAAAATTAATACTGCTTCATTAGTTGTATTAGGCCTTGGCCAGTTCACAGTTGATGGTGATATGGGTGTTTGGTTTGATGAAGAAGACTATGGTGTTTATTGGGAAACTCATGTCTCAATGTTGAACGTTAAACAATATCCTTCTCTTTGGGAAAACTTTAAAGAAACTGCTTATGAAGAAGCTGCTGAATTCGAAATCACATTCGATGAATTCTGCAAGATTCTTGAAAAGGTGTTTCAACTGTACTACGTTATTAAAGGTTAATGCTTTAAACTGCTTCCGCCTTTGAATGATATAATAGATATTAATATTGAGTGACGGAAGAAACAAATGGCAAACTATGTAAATAATAAAGAGCTTTATCTTGAAATCTGTGATTGGAAAAGACGATGTGCTCTCGAACCTGATTCGTTAGTTCGAATGACAGATAAGATTGGTGAAGCTATTATGCTTATTTCAGAAGGTCTTTCAAAACGTTTTAACTTCTCTGGATATACCCAATCCTGGAAGCAAGAAATGATTGAAGACGGTATTGAGGCTGCAATTAAAGGTCTTAAAAACTTCGACGAAACTAAGTACAACAACCCACATGCGTATATAACCCAGGCTTGTTTCAACGCCTTTGTTCAACGTATCAAAAAAGAACGTCGTGAAGTCGCGAAGAAATACAGCTATTTCGTTCACAATGTGTATGACGCACGTGACGATGATATGGTTGCGTTAGCAGATGAAACCTTTATTCAGGACATCTACGATAAAATGACGCAGTATGAATCATCTCTTGTTAAAGTGCCAGGGTCAGATAAAGCACTTGATCTTGAAGATGATAATGCATTGGATTTTTTATATGAGGCTCAAGCTTAACCTCAATGGGTTCCTAGAAGAAGTAGGTGACCAAAACGTTATTCCTTATTTACTTAAAATGTATCTAAGGGATATCGAAAAGTTACCTATTATTATTGACCCCAAGAATCCTGGTATAGAAGAAATAACGACCGAATCGGGAGTCCTTTCTTACGAGTACCAAGTTAATGACGAAGGTTTCTTCGTTGAATTAAATTATAAACCGGAATAATTATGACTCCAGAATATCAGAATGACCTAGCACCAGGTGAAGCATTTCGTGAAGAACTTGAACATAGCGAAAATGAATATCAAGAAGAAATTGCTCGTATGCAAGAAGCTGCTCGCGTAGAAGCTAATGCTAAAGCTCAAAAGATTTATCGTAAGAACAAACGTGAACTTGACCGTCTGAACCTCCATGCTCAGGCTGCTGTTCTGGAAAATAATTTTGCTGCATATAAGTACGCTATTGAAAAATCTCGTACTATCTTACGTCAGCCATTTAATGATGAAATCATTACTGTAGGCTGGCAGACAACTCGTAAACAGATTTGGGACATCATCAATGCTCATTCAAGCAAAGTTTAAACGACTCCAGGTGAACGCAGGGTTCACTCTATCTGTATCTAATGGTGTTATGGCAGTGAAGCTCTCCGAGACACACTACCGCGTTCTAGGCACTGAAGGTACGATCATTAAAGCTAATCCTAAAGAAGTTGTTTGGGTTGATGATGTACAGGTGAAACCATGGTACAAGTGGTAATTGCTAAATCAGATTTTATTAATCGTGATGGTATTGTCTATTCTAAAGAGGCCTTGAAAAAGGCTGCCGAGAATTATCATCGTACAGAAAAAGGAAAACGTGTGATTACTGAAATCATTGTTAAATCAGCCGAAGACGTGGATTTTTTCGATGAAAGACCTGATCTCTAACGAATGGCGTAGTGTGAATGATTGGCCTGATGGGTGGTATATGGGTAAGTGTATGACTTGCTCTACTCAATATACTGGTCCTAAACTTTCAATGAGATGCTATGTCTGCGAAACAGCTGCTAAGGCTAAAGTACCAGATTTCGAACAAATTAGAAAGTCTAAAGAACATATGCTCAGAAAATTTGAAGCTCTTCGTAAAGAAGCAGAAGCAAATGGCTGGGTATTGACTAAACCAATTTAAGGGCTTCGGCCCTTTTTTGCTATCTAGGGCGTTAGATATAATGAACCAACTAAGAGGTGAACATGAAAATTATACATTCTGGTGATTGGCACTTAGGTGTAAAGGCAGATGACCCATGGGTCCAAGAAATTCAGCGTAAAGGTATTCAAGACCATATCGATTACGCAAAGAAACACAACATTAAAACTATTATCCAATATGGTGATATATTTGATGTCCGAAAAGCTATTACTCATAAGTGTATGGAATTCGCTCGTGAAATTGCTGAAAGATTAGATGAAGCAGATATTCATTTAATTACTATTGTCGGAAACCACGACATGCATTATAAGAACACGTTGACGCCTAATGCTGCAACAGAAGTTCTTGGTAAGTATAAAAACATCACTGTTGTTGAAAAACCAATGACAATGGAATTCGACGGTACGCTGATTGACTTGATTCCATGGATGTGCGATGAAAACACAACCGAAATCTTAGAGCATATTCGTACATCTTCTGCTGAATATTGTATTGGTCACTGGGAGCTGAATGGCTTTTACTTCTATAAAGGAATGAAATCTCATGGGCTCGAACCAGACTTCCTCAAAAAATACAAACAAGTGTGGTCCGGTCATTTCCACACTATCAGTGAAGCTTCTAACGTCAAATATATCGGTACTCCTTGGACCCTTACAGCAGGTGACGAAAACGACCCTCGAGGTTTCTGGGTTCAAGATACAACCAAGGGCTCCATGGATTTCATTCCCAATGAAACTACTTGGCACAGAAAAATCTTCTATCCAAACGACACAATAAACTTCGAAGACTTTAAAAATCTTGCAGTTCGTGTTATCGTTGAAAAAGTCGATAAAGAGCTTACTAAGTTCGAATCAGAACTTGAAAAAGTAGTTCATTCATTACGTGTTGTTTCAAAGGTTGATAACTCTGTCGAATCAGATGACGATGAAGAAATCGAAGTCAAGAGTTTGTTTGAACTAATGGAAGAATATATTGAAGCTCTGCCTGATGCATCTAAAGAAGATATTAAATCTTTGAAAGCATTATCTAAGCAACTTTATGTTGAGGTACAGAACCAATGATGAAAACTTATTATCATGAATTCAGATTAGGTGATGGCTATATTGGTAATATTGAATGGACTGAAGAAGGAACTTGGTTCAATGGAACATTATACGTAACTTCTGAATACGCTCCAGGCATTGTATGGATGGACAGTCTTAATGCGGGTTTTGGGCATACTGAAGATATGATAAAATGGTCTGAACAATATATTCGTGAGAACAATACATGAAGACTTTTAAACTCAAAAAAGTCAAGTACAAGAATATTATGTCGGTAGGTCAACAGACTATTGAGATTGAACTTGACAAAGTCCAAAAGACTCTTATCACTGGCAAGAACGGTGGTGGTAAGAGTACAATGCTTGAAGCAATCACATTTGCTTTATTTGGCAAACCTTTCCGTGATATTAAGAAAGGACAATTAGTAAACAGTTCTAATAAGAAAGATATGTTAGTCGAACTTTGGATGGAATTTGACGGACATCAGTTTTATATCAAACGTGGACAAAAACCTAATGTCTTTGAAATTGAGCGTGATGGTGCAAAACTTGACGAGTCCGCAAGTGTACGAGACTTCCAAGACCAATTCGAAAAGCTCATTGGAATGTCATATTCATCATTTAAGCAGATTGTCGTACTTGGAACGGCGGGATATACTCCGTTCATGGGCTTATCGACACCCGCTCGACGCAAACTCGTTGAAGATTTGCTCGAAGTGTCTATGCTGGCTGATATGGACAAACTGAACAAAACAATGATTCGTGAAGTGAATAGTCAAGTGAACGTTCTTGACACACGTCATGATGGAGTTGTTCAACAAGTTAAGATTTATCAAGACAACGTCGAACGTCAGAAGAAATTGTCTGGTGATAATGTTGCTCGTCTTCAGAATATGTATGATGAACTATTAAGTGAAGCCAGGACTGCCAAGGCGAACATAGAAAAGTTAACTGATGATTTACTTGAGGTAGTCATTGGTGATGACCCTAGCGACTCCCTAGATAAGCTGGATGGCAAAACATACACACTTCAAAATGAACTCAGAACCTTTACTAAGGTTATCGGTTTGTACGAAGCTGGCGGTGATTGTCCTACATGTATGCAACATCTTGAAGCTCATGGTAATGTTGTTTCTCAGATTAAAGATAAGAACAAAGAGCTTCAAAAAAATATTGATACAATACAACAACAAAGACGTGACTTGAAAGCTATTCAAGACGAATATCATCTTCAACGTGGTAAAGCAGTTGATATTAAAAACAACATCCAAGGTCAGAAGAGTATTGTTCTGACTGCTGTCGATAAAGCTAAGAAAGTTAAAGCTCTTATTGACCAAACAGCAGCCGAGTTCATTGACCATGCTGATGAGATTGCTAAGCTTCAAACAGAACTTGATAAAATAGTTAAGTCTAAAACATCTTTAGTAATGGAAAAATATCATCGTGGTATCATAACCGAGATGTTGAAAGATTCTGGAATTAAAGGTGCCATTATTAAAAAGTACATTCCACTGTTTAATAAACAGATTAATATGTATTTGAAAATTATGGAAGCCGATTACTCGTTCACATTGGACGAAGAGTTTAATGAAACTATTAAATCTCGTGGCCGTGAAGACTTTAGTTATGCTTCATTTAGTCAAGGTGAAAAGGCACGTATTGATATCGCTCTTTTGTTTACATGGCGTGATATTGCTTCTCGTGTTTCTGGTGTTAATATATCCACTCTGATTTTGGATGAAGTATTCGATTCTGCTACTGATGTTGATGGTGTTAAATCAATATCGACTATTTTGAATAGTTTGCAGAACACAAACGTGTTTATAATAAGTCATCGAGACCATGACCCACAAGCTTATGGCCAACATCTTCAAATGTTGAAGGTAGGTCGCTTTACGGTAATGCAATGATACTTCAAAACCAACACCTTTTATGTGCGCCTGAAATAAGGCGCTATAAATTAGTTAGCTTATTTTCAGATACCGAAATAATGGTAACTGATACGATGTTAAAGGAAGGATTTAAAGATAATCCTTCTGAGTTACAAAAAATATATTCCGGACGATCTGTCGCCTGGTTCCTTGAAGAAATATTTGATTGAGAGAAAATTATGACTTATATGACTGCTACTGGTATTACTGCTAAAGATATCGCTCCTAAAAACGTACGTACTGATTCGAACCCGAATAATGATAATAAAATTCGTCGTGCATGGGTCCTACAAATGCCTGTAGAACTTCAAGAACGTATCAAAGCTAAATTGAAACAACCTGAAGTTCGTTGGGCCTACTATGCAGGTATCGATGATGCAGTGAATGAAAAATGGATTGAAATCATGCGTGCTCATTATAATGATTCAATTAAAGCTGGTGCTAAAGTAATTCAGTCTGCTTCTGGTTCTGATCGTCTTGAAGATGATTATTGCGTTGATGCTGATGACCAATTGGTCCGAGCAGCAGAGATCGTTGTGGACGAAGTCATTGCTGAAATGGCTTAATGATTATTATTGTATAATTATATTTCTTCTTAATAAGGTATTGAAATGAAACTTTCTAAAGACACACTGAATATTCTGAAAAACTTTTCCTCTATTAACTCTGGTATTATGTTGAAGAAAGGTAAATTCATCATGACTCGTTCTGTAACAGGTACAATTTATGGTGACTCAACTATCTCTGATGAAATTGATATCGAAGCAGCAATTTATGATTTGCCAGGCTTTTTAAGTATTCTTGGTCTAGTTGGTGAAGATGCTAACATCAGTATCTCTAATGATCAAACCACTTTGGTTATTAAAGACCAACGTTCAACAATTCATTGGCCAATCGCTGATGCAAGTACAATCGCGTTCCCAAATAAACCTATTCCATTCCCGATGGCTAAGGTCATCTTCGAACTTAAAGGTGAAGACCTTCAACAGTTGATGCGTGTTTCACGTGGTCTACAAATTGACACACTTGCTATCACTAATAAAGATGGTAATATTGAAATCCGTGGTTATAACGGTGTTTCTGATTCATCTTTGACTAATGTGCTTTATTCTCTGCAAGTAGGTGAATATGATGGCACTACTGATTTCAACTTCGTTATCAATATGTCGAACATGAAAATGATTCCAGCCGATTATAAAGTTATGTTATGGGCTCAAGATAAGAAGTTTGCATGTAAGTTTGAAGGTGGTCAGTCTTCTTACGTTATCGCAATGGAAGCAACATCTACACACGGCTTCTAAGATATGGGGACTTGTTCCCCATGGAGTAATAATTTTAACTAACTGAGGAAAATAATAATGTTGACAGTCAATAATTCTGAATTTATGTGGGAACTTAAATATCGTCCAGGAACTCTTTCAGAATGTATTCTACCAGCGCATGACAAAGAAATGTTCCAAGGTATTGTGAACAAAGGTCTTGTCCCTAATTTGATTCTTGTATCATCTTCTCCAGGCACAGGTAAAACAACTGTAGCTAAAGCATTATGTGCTGATACTGATTCAGATATGTTTTTTGTTAAAGGTTCTGATTGTCGTATTGACTTTGTTCGTAATGAATTGACTCGTTTTGCATCATCTGTAACAATTAGTGGCAAACGTAAAGTAATTGTTATCGATGAATACGATTCAAATGGCGTAGCAGAATCCCAACGTTATATGCGTTCATTTATTGATGCGTATTCTTCAAACTGTTCGGTAGTTATTACAGCGAATAGCATTGATGGAATCATTGGACCACTTCAATCTCGTTGCCGTGTCATTACTTTTGGTGAAGCAACTCCAGAAGATAAAAACACAATGATGAAAGAAATGATTCATCGTTCAATTGCAATTTGTAAGAATGAAAATATTGAAGTGCAAGAACTTAAAGTTATTGCAGCTTTAGTTAAAGAAAACTTTCCTGATTTCAGACGTGTAGTTAACCAATTAGACCAATATTCTCAGAAAGGTGTAATTGATGCTGGTATTTTAAGCTTAGTCATGAACACTCGTTCGCCTATTGATGATGTCGTAGATTCTTTGAAAGGCAAAGACTTTAAAACTCTTCGTTCATTAGCACCACAACATGTCAATGATTATGCTAACTTCCTTGAGAAACTGGCTAATGATTTGTATACTAAATTGCCTGCCCCAAGTATTGTTCGTATGTATGAAATCATAGGCGAAAATAACCAATATCATGGATTAGCGGCTAATGCTGAAATTCATATGACCTATCTCTTTATTCAATTGGCATTGGAGCTACAATGGCTGTAAGTCTTTTTGATGATGATGTTGAACTTAACGAACATGAGGTCGCTTGGAAATCACGCGATCAAGTTAAAATTCAAGAGTTGGCAGATTCGTTCAAAGAGAAGGCTGAGAACGAATTGTTCGCAATAATGAATGATATTACATTTGGAAAGGCCCAACGTAACCTAGCAACTTCAGAGAGTTATAGTAAGTTCTTTATAGATAATTCTTTGAGTCAACATGTCGATTGTATGATTTCAGTATATCGAATGAATCTATTAGGTAGTGGGTTATCTGATCAAGCTCATTACAACTATTATTTGAATTCAATCCCAAAAGCTAAGAGATTTAGCAAATGGGCTAAAGCTCAAACCGATAATATCAATATAGTCTTTGTTATTAAATTATTGATGAAGTATCATACAATTAATGCAGATGATGCTCGGATGTATCTTGACACTTATAAAGCTAAAGAACATCTGCCTGAAATGCTTAAGAAAATGAAAGGACTAGTTACTGACGATTTCTTAAAGACCGTGACTAAAAACGTGAAAGAACAAAAACAATTTAAAAAACAAGCATTGGAATGGTAAAAATGATTGAAATTGAACTGAAACAACCAGAAGACTTCCTGAAAGTAAAAGAAACCTTGACTCGTATGGGTATTGCTAACAACAAAGATAAAGTATTATATCAGAGTTGTCATATCCTTCAGAAACAAGGTCATTATTATATTGTCCACTTCAAAGAAATGCTGAAGATGGACGGACGTCAAGTTAATATTGATCTCGAAGATGAAATTCGTCGTGATTCAATTGCTCAATTACTATCTGACTGGGGTCTATTAACTCTACGACGTGGACAGACTCTTGCTTCAATGCAAAACAATTTCCGTGTTATCTCTTTCAAACAGAAAGATGAATGGACATTGAAATCCAAATACACTATTGGTGCATAATATGATGGGAGTTCGCTCCCATCCTTTCGGGGTATAATGTCCTAATAACTCGGACAATAAACTAAAGGATATACAATGCAAGAATTCTATTTAACTATCGAACAAGTTGGTGACACATTATACGAACGTTATATTGACTCTTCAGGTAAAGAACGTTCTCGTGAAGTGAAATATGAACCTAATCTGTTCATGCATGGTCCACAAGGGCAAGCTACAAAATATCTTGATATCTATGGTAAGGGCTGTGTTAAGAAAACGTTCCCTAATATGCGTGATGCAAATAACTGGATTCGTCGTATGGAAGACATGGGTCTAGATGCGATGGGTATGGATGACTTTAAGTTAGCCTATCTGTCTGACACTTATAGCAAAGACATTCATTATGACGATCGTTTGATTCGTGTTGCTAACTGTGACATCGAAGTAACTGCTCCTGAGTTCCCTGATCCATCCCAGGCGAACTATCCAATTGATGCTATTACACACTATGACTCAATTGACGACCGTTACTATGTGTTCGACCTGTTGAATTCTCCTTATGGCAACGTAACTCGTTGGGACATTAAACGAGCTGGTCTTCCTGAAAGCGAAGGTGGCGATGCAGTTCCACAACGAATTCTTGATAAGGTTGTTTACATCCCATGTGAAGATGAACAAGAACTTCTACTTCAATATCTGAACCTCTGGACTGAAAAGACTCCAGTTGTTTTCACTGGTTGGAACACCGAATCATTTGATATCCCTTACATCTATAACCGCATTAAAAATGTGTTTGGTGAAAAGACTGCGAATCGGTTATCTCCACATCGACGTACTAAGTCTAAAATTATCCAGAACATGTATGGTGAACGTGAAGTAATTCAGATTTATGGTATCAGCCATCTAGATTACATCGAACTCTATAAGAAATTCAGTTTCACAAACCAACCTTCATATTCACTTGACTATGTAGCAGAATATGAATTAGGTGAAGGTAAGCTGGCTTATGATGGTCCAATTAATAAGTTGCGTGAAACAAACCATCAACGATATATTTCTTATAACATTATTGACGTTGAACGTGTGCAACGAATTGACCAGAAACGACAGTTCATTAACTTGAGCTTGTCAATGGGTTATTATGCTAAGATGCAGATTCAATCTGTGTTTAGTCCTATTAAAACATGGGACGCAATCATTTTCAACTCATTGAAGACCAAGAAGAAAGTTATTCCACAATGTCGTTCACATGTTAAGCAAAGCTATCCAGGTGCGTACGTAAAAGAACCTGTTCCGAATAGCTACAAGTACATTATGTCTTGTGACTTAACATCTCTGTACCCAAGTATCATTCGTCAAGTTAATATCAGCCCAGAAACATTGGCTGGACAGTTCCAATTACATCCTATTCATGATTACATCAATAAGACTGCACCACGTCCTTCGGATGAATATTCATGTTCTCCTAATGGCTGGATGTATGACAAGACTTACCAAGGTGTTATCCCAGAAGAAATCACTAAGGTGTTCTTACAACGTAAAGAGCATAAAGGTTATATGCTTGGCGCTCAGCGTAACATGGAACTTGTTAAAGAGAAGTTACAACATACTTCGTTTGGTAATGAAGATTGTATCGAAGAATTCACATACAATAAAGACTTCACTGATGAAATGAAAGAACTTCTAGGTTGTCTGACCAAAGAATCATTACAAGCCTTGCTTGATAAATGCGACCGTGCTTCTATCGCAGGTAACACAGCACAGATTAACCGTAAGTTACTTATCAACTCACTTTATGGTGCACTTGGTAACGTATGGTTCCGTTATTACGACTTGCGTAATGCATCTGCAATCACATTGTTTGGTCAAATGGCAATCCAATGGATTGAACGTAAGATTAACGAATATATGAACTCGGTTGTAGGAACTGAAGGTCATAGTTATGTTATCGCTGGTGACACTGACTCAGTTTATATTTGTGTTGATAAGTTAGTAGAAAAAGTAGGTGAAGATCGTTTCCGTGATACGAACCATTTAGTAGACTTCCTAGATAAGTTTGGTAAAGATAAACTCGAACCAGCTATTGATAAAGGTTTCCGTGAAATGTGTGAATACATGAACAACAAAGAACATTTGATGTTCATGGACCGTGAAGCTATTTCAGGACCACCACTTGGTTCTAAAGGTATTGGCGGTTTCTGGACTGCTAAGAAACGATATGCACTGAATGTGTGGGACATGGAAGGGACCCGATACGCTGAACCTAAACTCAAAATCATGGGTCTAGAAACTCAGAAATCAAGTACTCCTAAAGCATGTCAGAAAGCATTGAAAGAATGTATCAGACGTATGCTTCAAGAAGGTGAAGAATCGTTACAAACTTACTTTAAAGAATTCGAACACGAATTCCGTCAGCAAAACTATAAAACGATCGCTGCAGTGTCAAGTGCGAACAACATCATGAAGTATGACAACCAAGGTTATCCTGGTCCTAAATGTCCGTATCATATTCGTGGCATTTTGACTTATAACCGTGCAACCAAAGGTATGCCTAACGTTCCTTCTATTACTGAAGGTGAAAAGGTTATGGTTCTTCCACTTAAAGAACAGAACCCATTTGGTGATACATGCATCAGTTGGCCATCAGGTTCAGACATCACACCAGAGATTCGTTCTGAAGTTCTGAAGTGGATTGACTTCCCAGCTCTGTTCGCGAAGACATTCACTAAACCTCTGACATCATTCACTGATGCTGCTAAGATTGACTACGAGAAGAAAGCAACATTGTTTGATATGTTTGATTTCTAATTTGCTTCCACAAGGACGTGGTAGTATCTATAAAAATTAAGGAATATTATGAAACTATTAATCATTGCATTATCATTAAGTCTTGTAGGATGTGCTGGAACAAATATCAACCAGCCTTATGACGGGAATCTTAAATTCAAAGGTGGAACTGGGCTTATCTACGAACGTGTATCTAATCAATGTGGTGGTAACTGTGATAAGTACGCGAACATGAAAGTAGAACGTGTTGAGTTTCCAGGTGAACGTGAAGCATTGCTCAGAACAACAAATGCAGAGAAACGTTCAGCATTAGCTCGTAAATGTCAACAGATAATTGATGTTAAACTATCTAAGATCGAATATAATTATTCCGTTGCTCTTGAATCAGGCGATTATAAAGCTGCAGAACTCCATAAAAATACTTATGTGAATGCTGCTAGTAATTATTACTCAACAGTTAATAAATGTGTGGAAGAAAATATCTAATGAATCCTATTTTACGTGCAAGAGATGCTTTAGTACTACAAACTTCAGCTCTTATTACTTTATCTGATATTGTAGTTGACCATGAGAACTCGTATAATCAAATACTGCAATGCCTGCGTGGCCCTGGGCTCTCCGATTACAAAGGCCGTGTAATCATCACCGGCGTAGGTAAAAACGCTAATATCGCCACTAAGGCTTCAGAAACAATGGCCTCGTTGGGTATTCCAAGTCTTTACTTGAACACTGGACATTATTCTCATGGCGATGCAGGTTTCATTGGTCCTGATGATGTATTGATTCATATCTCTCGTTCTGGTAAGACTGAAGAAATGATTGGGGTGGTTAAACATCTACGAAGAATTCGTCCTGGTGTTAAACAAATCCTTTTACATTGCAATCCTGATTTGAATTCTGGTGTACTAGCTTTGTTTGACTATACTTTCTGTACAGGCAAGGCAGTTGAGATTGATGAGCATAAGTTGGCGCCTACAATGTCCACGACGTTGCTCTTGGCTCTGATTGATACCTTTGCAATTAACCTTTCAGCCGAACGTGGCTTTACTCCTGACGACTTCCTACGCTTCCATCCAGGTGGTGCATTAGGTGCTCAATTGCGCGGTGACTGATGAAATATCTAGCCATATTTTTATTATTGTTATTCTTTGGCGCAACTATTTACTGGAGTATCATGACTCCAGTAATGATTCCTACACTTATGGTTGCTTGGGTCATGCTTTGGTTACAAGCTAAGTTCCAGTGCTTTAATTAAATGATGGTACAATGGATGTACTTAAATGAGGAAAACATATGAAAAAGGCAGTTATTCTAGGAGCTGGATTAGCAACTCGTTTGTATCCAGTTACACATCATATCCCAAAGGTGTTGGTTAACTACAAACAACATACAATCTTAAAGAACTTGCATGACATCTATGCAGACCTTGGTGCAGATGAAATTTATGTAGTCGTGCATTCAAAATTCGCTGAAACTGTAGTGGCTTATGCCGAACAAGAAGGTTTGAATATCATTGTTCATACAGTAGATGAAGCATACGGTTCTGCTTATGCATTAGCTACGATGAGTAAGTTCCTTGAAGGTCATAATGTAATCGTTAACTGGTGCGACATTATTCCTGACTTTGGTTCATGGTCTTGGGACCAAAATGCGATCTATGTTAAAGGTAATGAATGTCGTTATAAGTTCGACGGTGATTCAATTAAAAACGTAGGTGACACTGGTGGTAACGTAGTTGGAATCTATCAATTCAGAGATTGGGAATTCTGGCAAGGCGAAAGCAAAGAAGAAATTCATGATGCTTGTCGTGGACGAGACTTTGTAGAATTTATCTACCCTAAAGTATTCACTTATTCTGAACTTCTAAATCTTATTGATTTAGGTGATATGATTAAGCTTCATGACGCGCACAAAGATCGTGAACTGAACCGTAGTTTTAACTCTGTTGAAATGCATGAACATACTGTAGAAAAGATTGCAGTAACTGAGCAAGGTAAAAAACTCCAAGAGAAAGAACTATCTTGGTATCGTTCAGTTAGTTCTGATGCTACACCATTTATCGAAGCCGTTACAGAAAATAGTTTTGTAATGGAACGCATTAAAGGTCTTCCAGCATTTGAATGGTTGTACGGTTTACCAGCAGACCACCAGTTTAATAAAATTGAAGACATTCTTGAAGCATTAAACTTTGGTAATGAAGTATATGCTTCTGAAAATACAATTGAACGTGACTTCACTAAAGAGTTCTACACTAAGGTTATTGACCGTTGCGAAAGTATTCAAGGTGTAGTGAATTCATTCGGCAAAATAACCCATGTTAATGGTGTTAAACTTGGACGTTTGAAACCAATGCTCAAACAAGCATTATCTCATTTGATTTATCATCATCATGAAACTCAAGGCCGTCAGTATTCAGTTATTCATGGTGACCCTAACTTTAGCAATACCATGATTCAATATGACGGCAAAGTCCGGTTCATTGACCCTCGTGGCTACTTTGGCGAGACTGAAATTTATGGCCCTCGTTTGTATGATGAAGCAAAAGTTCTTTATGCTATTTCTGGCTATGATAGTTTTAATGCTAATCATGCTTGGGGTGGCCTTACCATTGATGATGAAAATGCTTGGGTCAATATTGCTCCTTTAGTATACAAATATGAAAAGACTGATATGTTCAATGAATATCATCATCTTGCTGTAGCCATTATTTGGATTGCACTTGGTGGTTATTTCAAGAACAACCCATTGAAAGCAACTGCTGCATATTATTATGGCATGATGCTACTAACAAAACAGTTACGTAAAATGGGCCGTAGACTTCAAGATGATACAGTTTCATTTGATGAAGCTGAACCGGTTGTGGCTACGTTAATCACTAAGAACCCAGGCAAATGGGTTCTGCTTGATAAAGAAACTGGTGTAGAATATCGTCCTGTCGGTGGTGATATCAAACATCAGTGGGAACCTATCTAATGCGTATTTGCTTTGATATTGATAACACGATTACTCATTGGAATAGTAATCGTGATTATGAAAACTTTCATCCGGACACCGTCATGGTGTCTATGATTAATAAGCTTTATGATGAAGGTCATATAATTGTCCTCTACACTGCTCGTGGTATGACATCATGTGGTCCTGGTCGTATCTCTGTTGAAATAGTTCCTGGTCTAGTCAAGAATCTGGAAAAGATCGGACTCAGATATCATGAACTTATGACTCACAAACCTGCGTATGATTGGATTATCGATGACAAAGCTATGCGTCCTGATACATTCAAATCATTAATGCAAAAAGGTGTTTTCGAACATCACGCTCCATATAAACCTTAATTGTAACAAGCCTGCAAAAGACATCGCATCCTTTTCCTGCTTAAAAGAGATGAAAATGCAAAAACAAACTTTTAAAATTGGTACTAACTTTGACTTGGCTCTACTGGATAAAATTGTAGAGTTGAATGCTAAGAACCCTGATTCATTGATTAATGAAGTCTATGGGTCAACTCGTGAAATGGCCTTCGTTGCTGCTCGCCCTGATTTTCGTCTTCCTGATGTAAAAAATTCTCAATTAGAAGAATATGTTGCTCGTTGTAATGAACTTGGTATTTGCTTCAACTACACGTTCAACAGCATTAACCCTGGTTCTAAACGTGAACTCGACGATTGGAAGAAAGTAGCTATCCAAGAATATGTCCAGTACTTGTGGTCAATCGGTGTGTATCGTATTACTGTTGCTAACCCAATCGTAATGCAAATCGTTCGTGAAGTTAATACTGAAATCGAATTCGAAATCTCGACTATCCTGCACGTAGATGCGGTAACTCAGATTAAGTATCTTCATGAACAATACAACATCAAAAAAGTGTGTTGTGGTATTCACAAGAACCGTAGCGTATCATTCTTGAAACAAGCTGCGAAATATTGTAATGAAGCTGGCATTATCTTTGAAATCCTGGTTAATGAATTCTGTTCTAACGCAGGCAAAGGTTATACCACTCATTGTAGCTATCGTGATTCATGTTATATTTTCCACTCTACTGATATCACATCAGAAGATGCCCAGAAGTTAGATGGGTATCCGATGCAGCACTGTATCAAAGCACGAGACACTGACCCATTCAACTGGCTTCGTACACGTTTTGTACGTCCACAAGATTTAGCGTTGTATCGTGACATTGGTATCACTCAGTTCAAAGTGTCAGGACGTACAGGGTCAACAGAGTACATCATGAAAGTTCTGGAAGCTTATTCATCAGAACATTTCGAAGGTAACCTCCTTGAGCTCTGGAAGCCACTAGAAACGATCTATACTAATGAATCTGAAGTTGACTATCAACACACAGTGAATATTGAAACATCATTGTTAGATGGCTTCTTGAAGAAACGTTGGTTCAAACATCCTGACTTTGATTGTGCTAATGAAGTCTGTGGTTCAACTTGTACTTATTGTGAACGTTATTACAAACGACAATTATCTAAGAACGATATGCCACTGAATTCAATCCAGATTGTATCAATTACTGATAATGCAGACGACGCAATGAGGTACCCAGAATGAGACGTATCAACCATATGATGAACGAAATCTCTATTAAATCCCGCCGTATTCAGGCGGGAGAAGACCCAGCAACTTATAATCCATTTGATGTCAAGCCAAGTCCTTCTCGACTTCTCAATGTAATGCGTAATGAAATTGAAGACATTGATTATGAAATGCATAAGTTGTTAGAACGTCGATTTAAAGTTACCGATGCTATTGGGTCCTTGAAGAAGAAACATAATCTTCCTGTCGAGAACCTTGAAGTCGAAGCATTTAAACTCGCTGCAGTTCCTGATGAGTTAAAATCGATCTATCAATTTATTTTTAATGAAAGTAAAAAACGACAAGAGGTACTATGATTTCAGTTAAAGCCTGGACGTTTGAAGAAGCATTTAAAGAGATGAATGAGCTCATCTTGAAGTCACCAGATTTTGTGACTGATTCTCGTATAGGTCGATGTCATGAAATTGGCTCGGCAGTAATTGAAGTGTTCGAACCAGAATCTGCCATCTTCCAAGACGAACGTATCAATCGTATCGATTATGATTACGCTGAATCATTCTGGCAATTCATGATTTCTGGTGGTACTGATGCAGTAGAAGCATTTAAGGAATATCCTAATGTTGCTAAATTCATTTCAAAACCAAAAAGTGACACATTGCCTGCAAACTTCAACACTTTTTATGGACCTCGTATTGTTGCCCAGTTACCAACCCTTCTCAAAGAACTTAAAGAGAAGCCTAACTCGCGACGTGTTGTGTTCCAGATTCTCGAATCAAGCGACCAAACACTGCTTGATAGTGATGAGACCCTAGAATACCCTTGCACGGATTCCATAACGTATTATATCCGTGATGATCGTCTTCATACTCACTGTCATATGCGTTCTCAGAACTGTGCTGTAGTTATGCAACTTGATTTTTATCTTCAGCAGAAATTGATGAAATATATTGCTGATGAATGTGGTGTTAAAATGGGTTCATACACTCACTCTATGGTGTCAGCCCACGTCTTTGAGCGTGACTTTGATTATGTTAAAAGGTTCTTAAAATAATGGCTAAATTGATCGTTCCTATCTTTTCAATGCGTTCTTACGAAACTGGTAATTATGCTATTCTTAAAGACGGTAACTTTCAACTCCAATTACACCGGGCTAGTCCCGGTGACATCATTTGTATTCCAAAGAATAATGATGACGAAGAAGAGTTGAGAGAACTGTTCCCTGAAATCACATTCTGTCCTGTCTGGTATAAAGATAATGCATATGAATCTCGTAAGCATTTCTGGGAAGAGAACTGGTTTGTCATCGATTCATTAATGGATTACTTTGATTGTGCTCATCTTGTGACTGATATCACAGGTTATCCAGGTAAAAATGAAGTCATCTATAATTTCAATATCACTAAAGACCGTGAAGTAGAACGGTATTACATTGATGAGTTTATTGATCTTGATGTTCTATCAGTGAATCAAAGCCTTCGTACATTTGTGTTGAACAAGTGTCAGAAAGATACCCTGGTTGCATACGGCGCAGATGAAGATAAGATTATAGTCTCACAGCGAGTAATTAATCCTGACGTCATGCAGACGTTCTCTCGCAACACAGACCCTATCAAGTTTAAGGGTGTATTCCATCCATTCCGTATTAGTGATAAATGTTATAACTTCAAAAAGGTCATTAGAACTTGTAAGGGTTTAAACCTTGACTTGTATATCACTGACCCAAATGATACATATGATGCTTCTGAGTATAACTATGATAAAATACATCTTATCAAGTTGAACAAGAAAGAATATTATCGTGTGTTAAAAGCAACTCCTGTTATCTTGTATAATGAAAACCCTGAAAAGGTGTTTCATCCTGGACTAGCAGAACTTGTTTACTTTCGGTGTAACATTCATTCTCCATACAACATTCCTAAACGTGAAGACATCATTATTGAAGGTGATTTGTGGCTAAAATAATTTATATTGACGGACCTGACAATGCTGGTAAAACAACATTGATTCGTGATATCTGTCAAATTTCTGATCGTTATGAGCTCATTGACTTCCCAAAACGTACAGATGATGGTCGATTTGATATCAAAAGTCGTAATGAAGTATCTTGCTTCGAAACGATGCTAAATTATCTCGATTCTAGCAAAATCTATCTATTAGATCGTGGTTATATCAGTAATTGGGTTTATGGTAAACTACGCAATGAGAAATGTGTTGAACAGTACGAAGTGGACTTTAATCGATTAATTGATAATCACAAAGTTTATACATTGATTCTAACTCGTAATGAAATCAAAACAGATTTTGAAGATGATTTGATCTCATTGAGCCCATTTGGCTTTAACCAAATTATTAAATCATTCCATGAATTCGCAGATGATAACGATTTAAGTATCAGACAAATCTTGAAACATGACGATTCAAATAATGTAGAAGGCATTTATCCTGCATCTCGCAATTCAATTATCACAAGCATTATCAAGTGGGCCAAATAGGCCTGCTTTAATCATTTAGTGTTAATATAAACTATCCTTTAAACCTGTGAGAAAAATATAATGGAGAAATATGGAATATAATGAATGGCACTCGCTGACCTGAAATCTCGTCTGATTAAAGCATCCACCTCTAAAATGACTGCTGAACTGACTAAGTCAAAGTTCTTCAATGATAAAGATGTGGTTCGTACAAAGATTCCGATGCTGAATATCGCAATCTCTGGTGCCCTTGATGGTGGTATGCAATCAGGCTTAACAATCTTTGCTGGTCCTTCTAAACACTTTAAATCCAACATGGGTTTAACGATGGTTTCAGCATACATGAACAAATACCCAGAAGCTATCTGTCTGTTCTATGATAGTGAATTCGGTATCTCTGAAGCTTATCTGCGTGCAATGAAAGTTGACCCAGAACGTGTTATCCATACACCGATCCAGTCAGTAGAACAACTGAAGATTGATATGGTAAACCAACTTGAAGCAATTGAACGTGGTGAGAAGGTTATTATCTTCATCGACTCAATTGGTAATATGGCTTCTAAGAAAGAAACAGAAGATGCATTGAACGAGAAAACTGTAGCCGATATGACTCGTGCTAAGCAGCTGAAGTCTCTGTTCCGTATCGTTACTCCGTTCTTCAGTATTAAAGACATCCCTTGTGTTGCGGTTAACCATACCATCGAAACTATGGAAATGTTTAGTAAGACTGTCATGACTGGTGGTACCGGTGTGATGTATTCTGCTGACACCGTATTCATTATTGGTAAACGTCAGATTAAAGAAGCCGGTAAAGAACTTGAAGGCTTCCAGTTCGTATTGAATGCAGAGAAATCTCGTGCGGTTAAAGAGAAATCTAAGTTCTTTATTGACGTTAAATTTGATGGTGGTATTGACCCTTATTCTGGTCTACTTGATATGGCTCAGACCTTAGGCTTTGTTGTTAAACCTAAGAATGGTTGGTATTCACGTGAATATCTTGACATCGAAACGGGTGAAATGATTCGTGAAGAAAAATCATGGCGAGCAAAAGACACAAGCTCAACTGAGTTCTGGTCTCCATTGTTCAAACATGAACCATTCCGTGAAGCAATCAAACGTCATTATCAATTAGGTGCAATCGATTCTAACGCTACAGTTGATGCTGAAGTTGATGATTTGATTATGTCTAAAGTTGAAAAGTTCATTGTGCCTGAATCAAAAGGCGTCAGTGCTGCTGATATTGAATCCGAATTAGATGATTTCGCAGGTGAAGATGAATAATGTTACTGATGCTGATTTAGCAGACCTCAGTAATTTCGAAGTAGAAACAGAAGAGGAGTCCTCAAACGAGGACTCTCGTTTCTATGAGAGGTCTCTAAAAATAATTAAGGAGTCTATGGGTCGAGTGAAGCAAGAAATATTGCTTACCTTGCCTGATGGGACTCCTCATATCGTATATGTTACTGGGATTAATATTTCACCAAAAGGTGAATGTACTGTTGATTTCGGGACTCCATCTGAAGAAAGAAAAGCCGAACTGGCCGAACACGTTGAAAAATGTATTATGATACAGATTCAACAGGCATTAAGTGAAATAAAACCAAAATGGTATCAATTATAATGAGGTCAAAGTGGTAGAAACAATTTTAGCCCAATTACTCTTTAACCAAGGGTATTTTACAAAGGTGTGGCCTTATATGGCTGCAGACTATTTTGATTCGGGTCCTGCACAGACTCTATTCAAAGTAATGAAAGAACATGTAAATGAATACTCTGTCATCCCTACTAAAAATGCTTTAGACATCGCTTTAGACAATAGTACTGCATCTGAAGTAGAAGTTTCTGGCGCTAAGAATCTTCTTGGCTCATTGGCTATGACTAATGAGGACCAAGATTGGTTAGTTAAAGAAACTGAGAAATATGTCCAAAAAGCGGCTATGTATAATGCCACTTCTCGTATTATTGAAATCCAGACTAATGCCGATCTGCCGAAAGATAAACAGAATAAAAAACTTCCTGATGTAGGCGCAATACCAGACATCATGCGTGACGCATTGGCTATTTGTTTTGATGCTGAACTTGGTCATGACTGGATGGATGATTATGAAGAACGTTGGGAATCGTATCAAAACAAGACAGCTAAGATTCCATTCCGTCTGAATATTCTGAACCGTATCACTAAAGGTGGTGCCGAACGTAAGACATTAAACGTATTGATGGCAGGGGTTAACGTGGGTAAGTCCTTGGGACTTTGTTCATTAGCTGCTGATTATCTACAGTCTGGTCTTAATGTCCTCTATATCTCCATGGAGATGGCAGAGGAAGTATGTGCTAAGCGTATCGACTCAAACCTTATTGATGTCACATTAGATGATATTGATGACGGTAATATTTCTTATGCTGAATACAAAGCTAAGATGGAAAAATGGCGTGAAAGTAATACACTTGGCCGTCTAAAGATTAAACAATATCCAACTGGTGGTGCGAATGCTAACACATTCCGTGCTTACTTAAATGAACTGAAACTGAAAGCAAACTTTGTTCCTGATGTTGTCATTATTGACTACTTGGCTATCTGTGGTAGTTCTCGTATCAAGCAATTCAGTGAAAATAGTTACGCGATTGTTAAAGCTGTAGCAGAAGAACTTCGTGGTTTCGCAGTGGAAACTAATACAATTTTGTGGACTGGCGCTCAGGTTGGTCGTGGTGCTTGGGACGCAAGCGATATCGATATGGCTGACGTTGCAGAATCGGCGGGTCTTCCAGCGACAGCAGACTTTATGCTGGCTATTATTGAGACAGAAGAATTTGCACAAATGGGTGTACAATTATTCAAACAGATTAAGTCTCGTTATGGTGATAAGAACTACATCAACAAGTTCCAAGTAGGTGTTAAGAAAGGTAACCAACGATGGTATGAAGTTGAGAACACAGATTTGCCTACACAGACGAACACAGTAAATGAAGCTGCTGGCGCTATGCAGAAACAAGCTGAAGTTGGTCGTCAATCTCGTGTAGACCGTGGTGCTCTTGATGAATTAGCTGCTAACTTAAAATTCTAGTTTACATTACCACAAGGATGTGGTATGATGTTTGAACAAATTGAGGATAACAAAATGAAACGTATTGTAGTTGTATTATCTTTAGCTCTTGCATCATGTTCTGCAGCGCCAGCGATGGCTAACTTAGATAAAGATATGTGCGAATGGTCTATGTCTGAACCGCAAGCTGATGTTGAAACACAAATCCGGGCTGATGTTCGTAAGAATGTTGAGATTCATAACCCAGGTTCATTGAAAGCTGTTATGGCTGCTATTAGTGGTGAAGGCGCAGCAATGAATCTGAACTACAACATGTACTGCGATGCATCTTTTGATAACGCTGAACTCGCTAAATGGATTCTAGGATGAAAACTTATATTCATTACTACCCAGGCTTTGTATACGCAAAAGGCACTAAAGCCGAGTATAGTTTCAAAGCCTCCTTTGAACTCATTATTGACCAAGATGCATCTGATAAGTTACGATTCGGTTGTGTTTCAGCTAAAGTTTTTGTAACTCGCCCGTCCAAACGTCAAATTCGTCGTCAACAAAAAGAATTTCGTAAAGAAATGAAAGCTCTTGAATTATATGAAAAAGAGGACCTATGAATCAATTAGTTGAAGCAAAAATCATTAATATGAGTGGTTGGACTTTTGGACTGTATTTGAATAATAACAATCTAACCAGAGACCCAGATGGAATTATTCAATTTCATAGTACAGGTCGTGTCGCTTATGCTAAAGTAAAAGACTATCTAATAGGTGGATTCACTAATAAAAAGATGTCATTTGATTTGCTTGTTGATTTTATAGAAGCATGCAACCCAAATAAACACGATTTTAAAGTCTCATTTAGTCATCATGCATTCGCATCTTTAGTTTCTATTTGGCCTGAGTCTGAGAAATATGTAGACCTCATTGAAGGATTTGAATGCTTCGTATCTGAAGTAAAATCAGTCGATGACCAAATCTTTGAAGCATTTATGGAACGTGATAAAATGAAGCCTCCTCGTTTCGCAGCACCTGAGCCCTATTAAATAATAGGAGGGTACTATGATACCTATTAAAACTGCTGTAGATAGTGTTTACGCATATAAGTTTGTGCGATTAATGCAAAAAGATTTTTCTGAATGGGGTGCCTTTAAAAATGGAATTATAGACGAAAAAGGTTCTGTCCTGAAGCGTCCACAAACTCCAGGCGAAAAGGAATCTTACACCCCATTTCATGCTGCTGTTCGTTCAATGAAACGAATGATTACAACTGTCCCAGGGCTTGCTGGTATATCCAGTGCGATGTCCGCCTGGTCGGCAGTTGCGTCTCGTTTTAAAATAACTGAATCAGAACAAAAAGAGATATTCCAAGCTCTTCCATTGTTCGAAGAAATGGTTGCAGGCGATTCGGGTGGTAGTGTTTCTAATATTGCTACTGGAACTACAACCGGTGCTATTACAAATAAAGGTCCTGAAGTTATTAAGGCTAAAAAGCGTAAGCGTCTTAAAATTAATCCAAATAAGTTGTGATAAGATGGGTCTCTATTAAGAGGCCCATTTTTGTTTAGGAGGCTCAATGAGTAGTTGGGTTGATAGAGAATATGCAGAACGAGTGTTCAGTATATTACCAAGATTCAGACGTGTTACTGGTTCGGACTTTAAATTAAATGCAAGATGTCCTATTTGTGGTGACTCGTTAAGAGATGAACATAAGGCTCGTTTCTGGGCTTATCCTGCTAATGATGGTGTTCGCTTTCACTGTTTTAACTGTGATTATGATTCATGGGTGTCTCAATATCTTAAAGATTATGACGAACCTTTGTATCGTGAATATCTTTTAGAGAAACGTAAGGCTAAAATATCTGAACGACCTGTTCAAAAATCAGAAGAACCTTTATTTAAGGCTAAACTCCCTAAGATCGAAAAATTGGAATACTGTGTACGGCTTGATCGTTTACCAGATGACCATCCAATTGTGAAATATGTAGAAGCTCGATGCATCCCTAAGAAACGATGGGATAGATTATGGTTCACTATGCAATGGCCTGCTTTGGTCAACACAATTAATCCTGGGACCTACGCGAATGAAAAGAATGAACCACGCTTGGTTATTCCTATCTTCAACCGAAATAAAGAAATCGAATCATTCCAAGGACGAGCTCTCAGAAAAGATGCACCTCAAAAGTACATCACAATTAAAGCACATGACCAAGCGACCAAGATATATGGAACAGATACAGTTGACGAACGCAAAGACATATACGTCATGGAAGGACCAATAGACTCATTGTTCATCGATAATGCTATTGCCATCACAGGCGGGTCATTGGATTTGAATGTAGTTCCTTATAAAGATAACCGTATTTGGATTATGGATAATGAACCACGTCATCCAGATACTGTAAAGCGTATGAACAAACTTATTGAAGCAGGTGAGCGTGTTGTTTTCTGGGATAAATCCCCTTGGAAATCAAAAGACATCAACGATATGATTAAAGATGATGGCGCAACTGCTGAAGAAATTATGAGTTATATTCGTAACAACACTGAACAAGGTCTCATGGCGAAAATGCGTATGAGCCGATATAGGAAAGTATAATGAATCGCTTACAACACTCGTTGTTAAAATTATCCGAAGAGTGCAATGAAGTTGCACAAATCTGTTCTAAAATTATTCAGTTTGGTTTTGACTCGGAATATGAAGGTGAAACCAATCGTGAAAAACTTTATAATGAGCTAACCGATGTATTAGCATGTATTGAATATGTTAAGTGGCATTCTGATTTTGAATTCGCTCCTTCAACGAATCGTATCCTAGACAAAACAGATAAGCTTCAAAAGTATCGTGAAATCTCTGAAGACTTAGGTTATGTCACAACTGATGCTTACAAACTTTAATGGTATAATTGATTTCTACTTGAATTGAAAGGAAATAAAATGGCTCACTTTAATGAATGTAGTGGTTTGATTGCTGGTGCTGATAAAGCTAAAGAAGTGTATTACAGCACATTAGTACAAGAACATAAAGACCCTCTGCAGGTTATGCTTGACATGCAGAAATCTTTACAAGTCCGTTTGGCTGAAGATAAACCTTTCACTAATCGTCACCCAGATTCGCTAGAAACTGCTGGTGAAGTATTAAATTGGTTGCGTGACCAGAAAATGTGTATTGATGACGAGTTCCAAGAACTGATTACATCTCTTGGTGAAATGTCTCGTGGTGATAAAGATGCAAGTGCCGTATGGAAAAAATGGAAAGCACGTCACATAGAAGCTAACGCCAAAAAGATTTCTAATATGACTAATGCTGACCAACTCGAAATTAAATTCGAAATGATTGATATCATGCATTTCGTGTTGAATATGTTCATGGCTCTTGGTATGGATTCAAAAGAAATCTTCGAACTATATTATCTGAAAAATGCAGAGAATTTTGCTCGACAAGACAGAGGCTATTAATATAAATACTCCTGTAATTAAATAGGAGAAATTTATGAATTACGTTAATATCAAGACTAAAGACCGTGCTGTTAAAGATGGCACTATCAAAGGTCAAGAAGTTTCAATCGCTTTTAGTGTTTATTCTACAGCTCATCAGATTGCAGGTACTCAGTATCATTTGAGTCTATCTGATACGGCTCTTTATACCACTAACAAGTTTGAAGATGGACAATTGGATGCATGGATTACTTTCAATAAGAAATTATTTGAAGTGACTCCTAACCCATAATGATAAGGACTCCTTTGGGAGTCCTTTTTTGCTTTTAATAGAAGTGATATGATATTCAAAACCGAGGTGATTATGATTAAGTGGATTAAAAGTTTGTTTGAAGAACCAAAAGCGCAATTTTTAGATTTAAGCGATAATACAGTTCGTGAATACATTTATGTTGGTGATGGTATGATCGAAGAAGTTACTGTTGAACGGAAAGCTGTAAAGGCAGGTAATGTAGGTAAGAATGCTCGCCCTTTTGACACTCAGGCCATTAGGAATCGCCAAGAACAACGTCGTTATGATAATGATATGAATCTAGTTGCAATGACTCACGTTTCAACAGGCGGCTACTCAAGTCCTTCTCACTCAAGCTCAAGAAGCTGTTCAAACGATGGTGGTTCATATGACTCAGGTTCGTCCGATTCCGGAAGTGGAAGCTGTGATTAAAGCTAAAGATTTTGAAATGTATTATCGTGTTGTGAAATTGAGAACTTTCTTCATCAAGAATGCTACGGCACTCATGAAGATGACTGATGAGTTCTTCCTTGAAAATCCTAATTATGAAGAAGGTGCTATTTGTGGAAAGCGCAAAAATTTACAAAATCAAACTAAGTCGTAAACGTGCTTCAGGTGTTATTCCTTTTGAAGGTCCTGTCTTTACTCTAGCTATCTTAAAGACCACTCGAAACGATTATGAGCAAGTGCTTCGAAAATTTGAAAATATGAAGTTCCCTAAAGATGGCTTAGTTGAAATAATGCACACTCATGATGTAGAAAGTATCCCAGGATCGCCGTTCAGTATCATCCAGTCATTTAGTCGACGTGGGTATATTGGTCCAAATGGCGAAACTGGTTTATTCAAATATGATAGTCGTGAAATGTATGAAGGCGGTAATAAGTTTGCTATTACTCATGAAAATGATGTTGATGCTATAGCTCGTAAAATCTGGGACTTCCTAGGTGATATTGGACTAGAATATGAATGGTCTGAAGCTGTTCAAAAAGAACGTAAAGCGATTGGTACATGTTTTAATGAACATGAAGTGAATCGTGAAATGTCTCTGAAGTGGTACATGTAATGGATTTGTTTGACATGCTGTCTGAACCGGAAGAAAAGCCGGTTCCAAAATCATCTAAAGAAATTGCTGATGAAATTGTCGGTATAGGTCTCAAACATAGTGTCACAATTTCGCCTGCATTAGCTCAAGAATTATCTTCTCTCTTTATAGACCCTCCGCCTTGGGCTCCCTGGGCAAAATAGTTTACATTTAAATCCTCTCATGATATGATGTCTTCCTAACCTAACTGTGGAGGACATCATGCTTTATACTTATATCGAATTTGATGAATCAAAAGTCCCATTTTATGAAGAATTAATCTCAGGTTATGATGACTGGGAACAAAGTATCTTATGGCAATGTATGAATGATAAGTTATTGCCTAAGTTCCATGAGAACTTGAATGAAGTTATTTCTTCTCGTTTATCAAGAGCCCCAGATGAATTGTATCGTGGCATAAGTCACTCTACATTACGTCAAATCCAAGACCTTGATATTGGCGATACTTTTAATACTGGTCATCGTGTTACGTCGTTCACGACTGATTTTGCCATGGCTCGTCAGTTCGCAGGCACTTATGTATATGAAACACGTACAATTTTAAAGCTTATAGATGCCCCTAAAGCATTTAACTTTCAACAAGAAATGATCAATATGTTGCTGGCTGCGCCAGAATCTGAGTTTAGACCTAGAAGTTCACCTTTTGGAACTACTGACCGTGGTGATAAGTTAGATATGGTTAATAGAGAAGATGAGTGGATGATACCAGCAGGAAGTGAATTGATAATTCTAGATCAAACAGCTATTGATTCTATTTACACCCAAGTAACTGTTATGATAGAATCGAAAAGACCTTGATTCATTATACCACATTTTAACTTGAAGCATCTGAGGATAATATTATGGCTAAACCACAAGAAGTTATCATAGCTAACCGTCTAGTGAATACGTATAATAGCGCTAGTCGCCGCTCTAAAGAGTTTAATCTTTCATTGAAGTATCTAACAAATGTTGTCACTCAAAGCCGCTGTGCGTACTCAGGCGAGCTCTTTAACGATAATAAAGAAGATGACAAGCTCACGTTAGAACGTTTCAACAATGCTTTAGGTTATATCGAAGGTAATGTCATCCCAGTTAAGCAAAAGTATAACAAGGCTCGTAGTGACTTTGAACTTCTTGAACTTATCCAAAAACGAGATGAAATCGCTGGCCGTATTGTTCGTTCAGTAGATGCTAAAGAAGCTGAAGTCTCTGATGGTACATGTGAGCTTTCAAAACAAGCCAAGAAAACTATTAATCGTATCCAGGCTAATATCGATAAACGTAAGGCACATCTGAGCCAAAAAGGTCTTCCTGAAGAAATGAAGAAAGGCTTGTCGGCCCGTATCATTGGTGGTGAATCTGAAATCAAACGTCTTATGAAAGGCCATAAAGCCAATCCAATTATGAAAAAGCCTAAGGCTTCTAAAGCTGAAGAAACTGTTCATTCTTATGATATAGTAATCAAAGGTTTGACTCGTTTTGAAAATCTTTCATGGTTAGACAAAAAGAAAATTGTGAAAGGTCTTCCTCTGAGTGCTAATATGATTCAATTGATTAGAGGTAAGATGTGATGCATTATGGATACACTCTTGTCTGGAAAGATAAAGATGGGTATGAACTACCTTTTGAAAATGGCGATACAGCTACAATTTTCAAGCATAAAGATAAAGCTGAAGAGATTTTAGCTTTAGAAAAAAGTTTTATCGAACGTAATTTAAAAGTCGGTAGACCTATTACTACATTCTACCCACGATGGTGGTGGTTCGATAAACGCGTAACAGAACATGTGAGATATAATGAAGAGGAGCAGATTCGTTTCAAACGAATTTTTGATACACTTTTCGTTAAAAGGGTGACTGTAGCGTAATGAAATTTGAAGACTTAACGGTAGGTCAAAAATCTGCATTTGATGTAGTAATTGAAGCTATTAAAACAAAGAAATTCCATGTCATGATTAACGGTCCCGCAGGGACTGGTAAAACAACCATGACTAAATTCATTTTAGAACATCTAGTTCGTAATGGTGAGCTAGGGATAATGTTGGCTGCACCTACTCACCAGGCTAAAAAAGTATTATCTAAATTGTCTGGGCATGAAGCTGCTACGATTCATAGTGTCTTGAAAATTTCACCAACAACTTACGAAGCTGAAAGCATCTTCGAACAGAAAGAAATGCCTGACTTAGCTAAATGTCGCGTGTTGTTTTGTGATGAAGGGTCGATGTATGATGGCGCTCTGTTCAAGATTTTGATGAACACTATTCCATCTCATTGTACTGTCATTGGTATTGGTGATGAAGAACAACTTCGTCCTGTTTCTCCTGGTGATAGTCTACCATCCAAGTCACCTTTCTTCAGTGACTCACGTTTCAAACAAGTCACATTGACTGAAGTGAAACGTTCTAATGGACCTATCATTAAAGTCGCTACTGAAATTCGTACTGGTGGTTGGTTCCGTGAATGTATTGAAGATGGTCATGGATTCCATGGTTTTGGTGGTGATAAACCTCTCCAACAATACATGATGAAGTATTTTGATGTGGTTAAAAGCCCTGAAGACTTATTTGAAACTCGTATGCTTGCTTATACTAATAAGTCAGTCGATAAGTTAAATGGTATTATTCGTCGTAAGCTTTATGAAACAGAGAACCCATTTATCGTTGGCGAAGTGCTAGTTATGCAAGAGCCATACATGAAGCAACTCGAATTTGATGGTAAGAAGTTCAATGAGATTATCTTCAATAATGGACAAATGATTCGTATTCTTGATTGTAAACTCACTTCTACTTTCTTGAAGGCACGAGATGTTTCTGTTAAGCAAATGATTTCATATTGGCATCTTGAAGTCGAAACTGTAGACGAAGATGACGATTATCAACGTGAAACTATTAAAGTCCTTGCTGATGCAAACGAGAAACAGAAATTTGATATGTTCTTGGCTAAAGTTGCTACAACATATCGTGAGTTAAAATCAGCAGGAAGACGACCACATTGGGCTGACTTCTGGGACGCTAAGCGAACCTTCTTGAAAGTTAAAGCTCTTCCTTGTAGTACGATTCATAAGTCACAGGGTATAAGCGTAGACAATACATTCATCTATACTCCGTGCATCACATTGGCTGACATTGATTTAGCTAAGCAATTAGCATACGTTTCAGCTACCCGTGCTCGTCATGATGTTTATTTTGTATAGGTGAAATATGTACAGATTACACGAAGAACATTTTCTTGATTTGCTTAATTCAATTAAAGTCCAACATCGTTCAGCAAAAGATAACGATACTGCCCAGCGAATAGGCTGGGAATTAATTGACAAACTTGAAGCAATTAAAGCTAAAACTGACTCAATCATTTGGTTCACAGGTCTAGCTCCTGATATTTGTATCAGTGAACATGTGGCTGATTTGATTTTACAATTTAAGGTAGCAACCGATGATTGATTTTACAATTGACTATGAGACCTTCGGGTCAACACCTAATGCAGCAGTAATTGACCTTGCGTTAATTGCCTTTAATGCCGATCCGACTGTCGTAGAAACATTTGATGAACTTGTGGCTCGTGGTAAGCGTATTAAATTTAATCTTGCTGCACAGAAAGGTCATCGTACGTTCTCTAAAGGAACCATCAAATGGTGGAAAGGGCAGTCAGCAGAAGCACGAGCTAACTTGGCCCCATCTGAAAATGATATGACTATTGTAGATGGCATCACTGAAGCCTTGATGTACTTAAAAGAACAAGGCGTCGATGCATGGAATTCACAAGGTTGGTGCCGTGGTATGTCATTTGACTTCCCAATCTTTACTGACCATATCCGTGAAATCCAACGTGATGCAGGTGTAGCTGAAGAAGAAATTGATACCTTCACTGCTGAACCATGTAAGTTCTGGAATCAACGTGATATCCGTACAGCAATTGAATGTTATTCGATGGTCCGTGGTTTGTCTACTACTCCATTGCCAGCAGACACGTTAAATGGTTTCGTTATGCATGATTCGATTCACGATTGTGCTAAAGATATTTTGATGTTAAAATATGCTCAACGGTATGCACTTGGACTTGATGAAGTCCCTGATGAAAGTAATGCCGATCCTTTATCTCTTCCTAAAACTCGCTAAGGTGAATTGAATGTCTCATATTATTGTTGGTTCTCGTGTACAAGTTTCTTCTGCTTCTCGTTCATGCATCAAAGGTCTGCAAGGTGTAGTTCTTGATATCCGTCCATGGGCTACCGCTGGTGGTATTGCTGATGAACTCGTTATCAAAGCAGATAATGGTCAAGTAGGTTATGTCCGTCGTAAGTTTGCAACTCTTATTAATCCTTCTCTTGAAGGACATTATGTTAAAACAAAAGAATCCATCGTCTCAAATGATGGTCATCAAAAAGGCCAGGAATTGTATGCTTTGTGTACTCTAGTTGATGGTGATTATGCTAACATTGTATTCCAAGGTGATTTTGCTTGGGTTGAAATCAGTAACTTAGAAGACTTAGGCAAAGCAAAACCAAAGCACTTCGGAACAATTTAATCTAAAGTGTTTACAACGGTGTAGGAACATGGTATAGTGTTCCTACACTAACAAACTGGAGATATAAAATGTCTAAACAACCACTTACTCAAGACCAATTTGAAGATATCCTGTACAGCCCTATCTTATCTGTTGTGCAGAAAGAAGTAACTTCTGGTCTTGAACATCATTCTTATGCTTATGTGTATGAAGGTGATTTAGCCATTTATGTAGCAGTTCGTCATATCACTGCGAAAGGTACAACTTATTGGAAGGAAGCTATTTAATGGCTAAAGAATTTAAATTAGGTGCTCGCTATGCACTGGCTGATGTGAATGGGTTTATCAATGCCCATATTTACAATAAAAGTGCATCTCGATTAATTACAGAAAATGGCACTGAATTCACTGTCTTACATTTAGATAGTATGGACAATGCCGACCACGTTTTGTTTGTAAACGGTTCTGCTGCTGGCGATGTTATTGGGTCTATTGACCATAGTTTTATGTTGTTAGACGAAGAAGCTAAATTCTTTACTGAACTTAGCGAAGCTCAGGTTGAACAGTCTTTAGACAAATCTGAAATGATGTTCAGTGTCTCTAATCAAGAGCAAGCTGAACGTGCGATTAAAGCCATTACTGCAGCGTGGTTAAACTAATGTTTCATTTAAAACACACTTATGTTCTAACTGATGATGGGTATCATGCTTTGATGGTTTCCATTAGTCCTTTAGACCGTCGCTTGGCTAAAGACTTAAGAAATAATCCATTTGAAGTTATTAAACGTGATACCAGAAAAGATGCTGATGATGAAGACGTTTCAAATCGCGTTTTAAAAATCAAGCTTTATACTAAAGACGGAAGTTATGAGTGGAGCTATTGCGCTATTCTAGATAGTTTGCGTCGTCATTTCATGTTAATTTCTGATCGGGCTTTATATGAATGGCCTGAGAAACATTGGGTGGACCCTGATGTTGCTAAAGCACAGCCTAAGAAACCTGTTATTGAAGTCAATGGTACTATCAATATCTATGTAGAAGATGAAGCTTCTCGTCTTTGGGCTATTGAACGTCTTAATGAAATTCGTTTTAAGTAGGTACTATGCCAATTTATGAATACCACTGTACTATTTGTGCAGAAAAAATTGAAAAGATTCGTAAAATTTCAGAACGTGACGAACCTGTAGAATGTACTGCATTGATGTGTGAAGGCATTGCAGAACGTTCTGTAACGGCGCCTGGTTATGTACATGGTGGCTTCTATGATAACCATAAAGGAAATCCTAATGTTGCCTAAAGCTCGTCCTATTAAACCAGGCGTATATAAGATACGTGTCGGTATGAAACGTTACACTTTAACCATTAAGGCTAAAATTTGAAAAAGATTCTGATCGCTCTTGTCGCTATTCTGGCTGTAGGTTGTACTGACTCAGACAATGCAACACGCATTCTTCAGGCTAATGGTTTCACTAATATCGAAATCACTGGATATAGTTTCTTCTCTTGTTCTGAGAAAGACACACAGTCCACAGGCTTTAAAGCCACAGGCCCCACTGGTATTAAGGTAGAAGGTGCTGTTTGTAGTGGTATGTTATTCAAGAATAGTACAATCAGGTTCAGATAATGAAAATTGAATTTTTATATGGTATTCATCGGTATCGTGAGTGTGTATCGTTTCTAACTAAAATCCAAATAGGCACTCGAGTTTTAACCAAATATTCTCCAGTTCGCTTGACTAATAAACAAGTTCGACGTTTGAAGAAAGAAGCTAAAGCTTGGGTAGTGATACCTTTCCATGAATTAGGAAAGCACCACGACGAGAATTGTAAAATTTGTAAAAGGGCTTAGGCCCTTTTTGCTTTTTATAGAGAGTAGTAAGATACATCCACTACATGAGGAAATGAAATGATTAAGAACGAAATTAAAATTCTGTCTGACCGTGAGCATATTATTAAACGTAGCGGGATGTACATTGGCTCTTCTTCTAATGAAGTCCAAGAACGTTTTCTGTTTGGCAAATTTGAAAAAGTAACCTATGTTCCTGGCGTTGTTAAATTGATTGATGAAATCATTGATAACTCGGTTGATGAAGCGATTCGTACTCGTTTTGCTCATGCTAATAAAATTTCAGTAGAAGTTCGTGGTTCTAAAGTTATTGTTGAAGATAACGGACGTGGCATTCCTCAGACTCCAGTGATGACTCCTGAAGGAACTGAAATCCCAGGTCCAGTAGCTGCATGGACTCGTCCTAAGGCAGGTGGTAACTTTGGTGAAGATGCTGACCGTGAAACAGGTGGGATGAATGGTGTTGGTTCTTCATTAACCAATATCTTCTCTACTACCTTCGCAGGTGCAACATGTGATGGTAAAAATGAAATTGTAGTTCGCTGTTCAAATGGCGCAGAGAATATTAGTTGGGAAACAAAACCAGCTAAGAATAAAGAACATGTAACTTCTAAAACAGGAACTATTGTTTCATTTATTCCTAATTTTAGTCATTTTGAAACTAATGGGCTCTCTCAAGTTTATTTGGATATTATTCTTGACAGACTTCAAACTTTAGCTGTAATTTATCCTGATATCGAGTTTAAATTCAATGGTAAAAAAGTTCAAGGTATTTTCAAAAAGTTCGCGAAACAGTTTGATGAAGAAGCAGTTATCTTTGACGTGGACAATTGTTCTATCGCAATTGGTCGTTCTCCTGACGGTTTTCGTCATCTGACTTATGTGAATAACCTTCACACTAAGAATGGCGGACACCATATTGATTGTGTGATGGATGATATCTGTGAAGAACTTCTTCCAGCTATTAAGCGTAAACATAAAATTGAAGTCACTAAGGCTCGTGTTAAAGAATGTCTGACATTCGTTATGTTTGTTCGTGGTATGAAGAACATGCGTTTCGATTCACAGACTAAAGAACGTTTGACATCACCATTTGGCGAGATTCGTTCTCATATCCAGCTTGATACTAAAAAGATTGCTCAACAAATTCTGAAATCAGATGAAGTATTGATGCCTATTATCGAAGCTGCATTAGCACGTAAAATTGCTGCTGAAAAAGCTGCTGAAACCAAGGCTCAAAAGAAAGCTCAGAAGGCAAAAGTAGCCAAACATATCAAGCCAAACAAATATGGCAATGATAAAATTGAAACTACTCTGTTCTTGACGGAAGGTGACTCAGCAATCGGATATTTGATTGAAGTTCGTGACCGTGAACTACATGGTGGATATCCATTACGTGGTAAGTTCATGAATACCTGGGGTATGAGTTCAGGTGATATTCTTAAGAACAAAGAAGCATTTGATATCTGTGCTATCACTGGTCTAGTAATCGGTGAAAAGGCTGATTCACTGAACTATCGAAATATCGGTATCATGACTGATGCTGACGTAGATGGAACTGGTTCGATTTATCCTTCATTATTAGCATTCTTTACTCAATGGCCTGAACTGTTCGAACAAGGACGTATTCGTTTCGTTAAGACACCTGTAATCATTGCTACTAAAGGCAAGAAAGAAGAATGGTTGTATGACTTGGCTGAATATGAAACTGCCAAGGAACGTCTCCAGGGTTACAGTATCAGATATATTAAAGGTCTTGGTTCATTGAAACGTGATGAATATGAACGAGTAATCATGAAACCGGTCTATGATGTTATTCAATTACCTGATGATTGGAAAGAACAATTTGAAATGCTTCTAGGTGATGACCCTAAACTTCGTAAGGCCTGGATGTCGTAATAAATAATGGTAGGACAATACGTCCTACTATAAAAGGAGCTTTATATGTATAGATGGTGGATTACTCTCGTTGATGGGTCTTACGGCTACTTGTGGGCTGATAACCAACCTCTAACTGGTGATCTTGTTACTATCACTGTGACTAAGGCGGATGGATCTCGCGTTAAGGTTACAGGCCAGGTTAGTCGTGTAGACTAATTGCTACAAAGGACATGGTGTATTATTGCCATGTCCTTTTTTGTATCTGAACCTGAGGAAAATATTATGTGGTTACAAATGAGTGATGGGTGTACATTAGTTGATGTTGATCAGATGGCTTATACACTTGAACACAGAGCTAAATTAGTTGTTGATAAAGGTAGCAAAGACCAAGATAAACTTGAAACGTTTAATCGTATGGTAGAATCAATATGCGGTTCTTTACGTAAGAATGAACGTATTTCTCCTAATATGCAAGTGTTTGCTATTAAACTTCTTTATATGCATTACAATAATCAAACTACAATAAGAGCTATGCGTCAGGCGTTCGCTGAGTGTGGGACATTTAAATCCGATTATGTAATTGAACATAAGGCTTCAACAAATGCGCGTATATAATGTTAACCTAGAATTATTCGACAAAGCAATAGCTCTCGAATTCAGACAGATTGATAAGTTCTGGGACCGACATATGGCTCTTGAATTTAAAGATGATGCTGCTAAATTGCGTGATAAAATTATTAAACAAACCGCTACTCAAGACGAACTTCTTAAAGTGGCAGAACTTATGAAATATCATTTGAATTGATAGGAAAATTATGAAATTAGTTACAGACGATGAAGTAATCCTGGGTTCAGGTAACCAAGCATCTAAAAAGTTTAGTATCGCAACTTCAGCGAAGGCATTTAAAATCTTGTCTTCTAACCTCTACAAGAATAAGATTCGTGCTATCGTTCGCGAATTATCTTGTAACTGTATTGATGCTCATTTCTTGAATGGTCAAACTAAACCATTTACGATTAAGGCTCCTTCACAGCTAGACCCACGATTTGTTATTCGTGACTTTGGTCCTGGGCTAAGTGAAGATGACGTTCTGAATCTGTACACTACTTATTTTGCTTCAACTAAGTCTAATAGTAATGACTTCATTGGTGCGTTGGGTCTTGGTTCTAAATCACCATTCAGTTATACCGAAACCTTTACTGTTGTGTCTTATCATGATGGAATGATTCGTGGTTTCAACGCAATGCTTGATGGTGGTGAACCTGTTCTGAAACCTACATTCGTTGAAGAAATGAAAGAAGGTGATGAAACTGGTATTGAAATTACTGTCCCAGTTAAAATGAATGACCTTTCAGCTTGGTTGAAAGAAATTCGTTATGTTCTTCGTCCTTTCGCTGGTAAAGTAGAACTCACTGGAACTAAAACAGAAATTGAATTCTTCCCTGAATTCGAAGACACTTATAGTATGTCCTACAACTATACAGGTTTTGAAAATAAAGGCATCTATGCTCTGTATGGTAATATTGTTTACCCATTGAATGAATGTCCTGATTTGCCTAAGTCATGGCTTCAAATTAAAAATGATATCACGTTTATTCGTTTTAAACTTGGTGAACTTGATATCACTCCATCACGTGAAGAACTTTCATTTGATGAACAAACTGCAGCAAACGTTCGTAAACGTATTAATGAACTTGGTAAGAAAGTTTTAGAAGAAGACTTGAAAGATTTCGCGGCTGAAACTAATGCCCGTAAGATTCATCGTATGATTGATGGTTTGTCTTATGATGCACGAAACTTCTTACAGCATCGTGTTACTACATTTGGTGTCAAAGGTTATAATATTCGTCAGCTTCAGCAGATGCATGAAATTCCTAAACACTTTGCTGAAGTTGGTTGTGCTTATGAAATGTGTGCTACACCTACACGTAAGCGCATTAAATGGACTTCTAACTCTAAAACGGCTTCAGCGAATCGACTGTACGGCTATTCTACAGAGAAGTTGGTTGTTCTTCTAAACGACGTTAAGAGCAATAAGAAGCTTGATACGATTCGTGGTTTAGCTAAATTAACTCGTGAAGATAAATTGCCTAAGGGCTATCCTGAGCTTAAAACATTCGATGATATCGTTATGTTTGATGCGAACTCAGAGCTTGAGATGAAAACTCTTGCTTTAATTAAAACATTCTTTGGTGAAGATATCGTAGAAACTTACAAGATGTCTGAACTCACAGAAGCTCAAGGCATTACCGTTAAAGAAGAAGCTAGTAAAGGACCAAGTACTGTTCGTCCTAAATCACCTAACGGCTACCGTCTCGTTAAAAATGCTGAAGGACACTTTATTGCTAGTGATTTGTTCTTATCGGCTAAAGATGTTTATGACCTCAAAGATGAATGGACCATCTTCCAGAACCGTGATGATTTCCATGATTCAGATGGTAAAAGTATCTATGGTATGGCGTTCCATAATATTAAAACTTGTGCAGAAATGATCGATGATGTTAAAGAGTTCATTGTTCTTCGTCCTGCAGTGTGGAAATACGCTTACAAGAATACTGAGTTAAAATCATTATACAAACGTATGAGTGATTACTTTATCGAACTTATCGATACTGTTGACTACGATGAATATACAGTAGAGACCGGAACGTATTCTTTTTATTCTCGTCATATTAACAAACATAGTTGTCTGGCTGCAATGGACAAATTCTTTAATGAAAGCGGTGTTACTTCTAAAGCTGCAGTTAAATTAAAGACTTATGCTATGTCATTTAAGAACACTTATACTGAAGTGATTAATGAGCATAAACTAGCTAAAAATATTTTTGATAAACTTACTAACTCGGCTTCTAAAAAACAAGAAGATCGAATTAAGAAGTTTGAAAAAGAAAACTTAGTTCTATCTGAATACATGAAAGGTCGGTATGGTATGACTGCTGAACAAGCTACTGACTTTGCTAAACTATTGAATCTGGGCTCATAA